CTGGCGGGAACGCTCTGATATAATGTTTTTTTAACTGAAAATCAGCCCATAACAACATGTCAAATACCAAAATCTGTATATTTTATACACATTTTGTGATAAAGCATCGTTTTTTGATGTGCAAATGTATATACTAAATTTGAATTTTAAGCACTATTATCTATGCTAAATTTGAATTTTAAAATTCTAATGACGATAAAAAATGTTAAAGGGCGGCTAACCGGCTATCAATTCTGTCAAAACCGCCCTCACGGAAAGAAAAATGAAGTGTTGTATTTATATTAGCCAAGCGTTTTCATTCGGGTCAAAATCTCTATGAAATGTTTCACAAGCCCAATCAACTTTAGGCAAGCAAGAATCTTTCTCCTTCTTTCTTGGAAGCTGTGGATTAATTTTGAACTTGGATGCGTTATAAAGCCAAGTGATTGAATCCTCATACGCCCATCTTCTTGTTTCCGATATATTGGTCGGAGATATTACTGAATGTAAATGATAGAACGCAATACGGCTCATGTGTGCAACTATATTGGCATTTCTTGGGTCATCCCTTGTTATATTCTTCCCATCAACCAGCTTATCCGCATTAGGATTCATTACTGGATAAAAGACTGCACCTTCTGCAACAACATAATCACGTGCATCTTCTGCAAATTCATATTCAAGCTCCTCTGAATAATCCCCAATCAACCCCCATCTATCATCATCTTCAGGAGTCAATATTTCTTCTGAATCATCAATCTCCCCGGCTTCTGCAATGTACTGATAGAATTGCTCATTGAAAAAACACACCATGTTTTTCTCCCATTCCAGATTCGGCTCCCAAACAATTACCTCAGCTTCCATCCATACTTTTGCTCCCGGCATGTGAATATCGCCTGAATCATATCCATGAGGGGTCATACATTGCCAATACTCGGTACCAAAGCGAACAACCTCTCCTTTAGAATACATTCTCAACTGGGAATATTTCTTTGCTTTGTCGATAAGCAATGGGTCGATAAAATCAATGATTTGTTTCCAATATTCTATTTTCGTTGGACGTTTCAAGCCATTGATACAAGTCAATGTCTTAAATATCTCACCGTCTTTCTTAATCCATACCTGTCCCGGATAAGACACAAAAACGTTATATTCACGGATATTTTTACCTACAGCCAAAACTTTTTCTATTTCATAATACTGGTCAAGATATTCCAGTAGTTGCATCTCAGCTCTTTGTTCGGCTTGTGGTATTCGTTCAGGAACATCCCTGATAATTTGCTTCATGTGCTCTTCTGTCGCGATGGAGCAATAATCCTTATCTGTAAGAAAGCGTAAATATGCCATTGTATTCTTAGTTTATTATTAATAGTCAAAGTCACCATAAACAGTTCCCCCCATATCAATAGTGGTCACAATATCTACAGTGGCTGTGCGATAGCTTGAATACTCTTTGGCTAAGTAATATATCAAAGCATAATCGAAACAGTCTGAGAAGTGGCCATATCGCTCTACACGGTCTCCGCTATCATTCAATACTTTCTTCTTCTCCTTGGTTCCGTCCGGATTTTTCTTTTGGTACACGAAATCCTCTATCAATCTATGACAACGGGCATCTATCCTAATTTTCCACCCATTATACCCAGCGAACATTTCATTGACAAATTCCAACCTAGTAATCATTGCCGGCTGTTTGCTCAACAACTGTACCTTTGGCTTCAATACCGTATTCGTCAGGTTCTTGTTGGCTATTGTGAAATTGTTTACTCCCTCTTCGGTCTGGGTAGAACGAGCTAATCCAGCCGGATCCCCAGTAAGTAGTACACCGCCTACATGACCTTCAGCTACTAATTGTGATGAGATATACTTAGTGAATGCCGGAGTATTGTTCCTCTTGTCTTTTGGATAGCCTATATATTCTGGGAAAATGTTGACTACCTTATTATCAAAATCTATCTGTATAGGCAAACAGCTCATGTATGGGTTTACGTTGAAGTCAAAGCTGAGAATAAGCGGCCTCATCGGGTCATACACTTGTTCTTTTAGATTATGCACAAGATGTTTGTCTCCATCAAAGTTCCAGTAAGCTGCCATCTTGTTGCTGGTAGTGAATAACCAGTTCCCATACAACAAACGGTCACGGTCTGCCTTGTTACGGAGTTTGCTCAATTTGTTGTAGTAGATTGCCCGGAATTGTTCATTGGGATTATCGAACAAACTGAAAGGGATATAACGATAACCTTTAGGCAACTCCACAGGCTCTCCATCATCATTCATAACGAAAGTTGACCGGACCCAAGTTAGACACGGGTTCGTTGACATGAATAGTTTGCCAACCACAAATGTCTCTGCTATTTTATAACGAATACGTGAAGCTAATACCTCAACCGCTTTTTCTGATACTTCCGATACCTCATCAATAAATCCACCTGTAATCTCTAAAGAACCAAGGGAGTTGAAATCCGGGTCGCCAGGGCTGGGTGTCAAATCCATTGCAATAATCTCAGACCCATTCCAAAATGTAATGGAATATACCAAGTTATTGATATGATAATGTATGTCTTGCTTTAATCCCCAAGCTCTCAACACATCCTTTAAAGTGTTCCAAGTTGTTTCCAAAAGCGTTTTACGAACCTTACGGGCAACAACCATACGGATTCCTTCAAACTGCATACAGCTGAGAGTTAGCCAGCAACAACCGATGTAAGAATTGTGAGTTACGGTGAAATCATTTACCACATACAAACCATTTGGCTCTGATACAGATATGCAACGCCCCTCTTTTTTACCAATATATTCAACATCCACAATTCGTTTCCCATATTCAGAATCACCAGAATTAAATTCATATCTTGCCCTTTCTCTTTTACGTGTCAGCCCACATAAATCAGGATCCATTTTGGTTCTAAAATAAACTGTATATGCTCTATTACACTCAACTTTTTCACCATATTTATTTTTATATGTTCCAATATCGCTTGTAATAGTGGCTACACCACCTAAAGAACGCACAACAAATGCGACATCTTCGGCTAATTGCTCACTCGTAGTTGTGTAGCTCATGTGTCCTCTATCATCAACATAACCGTCAGTGTCCATAAGTCCTTGCATTAGCTTTATTCTATCCTCTACTGTACCCATTTTATAGACTTTTGGTATATAATGAGTTTGAGAACGATTGCCTGCGATACCATGTTTTTTAAAGCAACTTATTAATTCTTTATCTATAATATTATAAGAATAGGCCCTGCTTTCTTTTTTTTGTTTATGAGACATATCATATCCGCATGATACAAAGCGATCCACTATTTCTTGATCCATTGTAGTAAATTGTACATAACCTGAATCAAGTACAGAATCTGTAATACATCCATCACCAATAATCGCACCCAAAACATAAGGGTCAATGTAATAATTACCTTTGTCTCCAAAAGTGAATTTAACAGGTTCAGGTAATGGTATAATGAGATTTTGTCCGTGATACATTCCGTTTTTCTTTTTCTGATACCATTCATACATCTTGATAGTCGGCCACACTGTATCAACAGACAACCCGTATTTTGTAGCCTTTTTGCTTTTATGTTTTCTGCTTTCGTGCAATTGCCAAAGGTGCCCTTCTGAACAATCAAAATATGTCCCATCTCTAAATTTAACTCTATAAAAATCAAACAATCCTATTGGATGAAGATATACAACTTTTTGCATTCCTCCAGTTGTAGCTGAAGATATTAAATCACCGACTTTTATATCTCTTAATTTTCTAAATCCAAATGGCGTAAGCACTTCACTATCGAGCAATCCAGCCTTTCCTCCACCGGCAGAACCACCACCTAACACTTGTTCTGGGATGTCTGTATTTCCACATTTTTCACAGGCTGCTTGATAAATCTGATGTCCATTCTTGTCAAAGCCATTAGGCTTCATAATGAGTTTGCCTCCGCATTCGTCGCAATGATTAGGCTGCAACGCATTCCATAATTCATACTGTCTTTCAGAAGGTTTAAAGGTAATATTCAATCCTCTTGGCTTTTCTAATCGTGCCATATATTATTGATTTATACAACACTGCTTATCATCAATTAGGTCTTTTATAGTAATAGTTCTTACAGATAAATACATTTGCCCTCCAGCATATCCTCCTGCTGATTTATGGAATATATTATTAGTCAATTATTTGATTTACAGAAGAAAAAAAACAATATTGTCAAATAATACAAATCCCAAAAAGTGAAACTAATCCATATAAAAAAAATGCCGTCCTACTTCACAGCAGAACGGCACCATTTCAACATCTTTACGATTATGAACAAAAAGTTTTCCTACAATCCTTTTACCTTTTTCAATTTATCCGTAGAACCTTTTCCAAGCTGTTTTAGCTTTTCTGGCGTGGTCTGTTTTGTTTGCTTCTTATCCATTATTCTATAACATTCATTGTTTGTAAACCAACTATTTTTGCTTTTGGGTTATGATTAATCACACGAATGCACTTATGCTTTTTCCATTTGATTAATCCAAAAAGTATAGATCGCTGTTTTTGAACATTGACGATTGTCAGGCTGTCACGTATCTCATAATCTATAATTGTATTCATATCTGGCAATACTTCTACATTTATCTTCACAAAATTATCTTCAAGTTTGGCGTTGATGCCTCCAAAAGAATCCACAACAGCAGGAACAGTGTCAACATCATGTATGATTGTTTCAACCTCAGTGACAGAACTGACATCTTTTGGTTTTAGCCTTGAAGCATTGAGTAATTTGTCATATTTTGCTTTCAAGTTATCTCTCGTTACATTAAGGCTTTTTACCTCCGCTTGATACACCTGTATCGAATCATTCAATCGTATCTCAGTGAACTTGATTTGTTGATTCAAATCACTGATAGTGCTTTCAAGCATATTTGCCTTCTTATGGTATGTCGCAGTATTGTACATACTTTTCCACAGAGCTACACTCAACATACCAATAACGATATATACCCAGAATTTTTTAAACAGAATCTTCAACATAACGATTCATTTTTTAGATATTAGCATACTCTCGTTTGGCATCAAAACTCGGACAAGCCTTTGCAGCGAACTCCTTATGGCCATGAATTGTTGCATTAGGATAGATCTTTCTCAACTTATTCAGCAAATCTACAAGAGACTTTTTCTGTGCCTCTGTACGGGTGTCTTTCGGTGTGGTTCCTACCGCAGCACGACCACCAATATAGCAAATACCAATACTGATAGAATTGTGGTTTGTGCAATGGGCACCTGAAATGTTAACATTTCTCCCTTCATGAATAGAACCATCTCTATAAATCACATAATGATAACCAATATCACTAAAATTACGAGCCAAATGCCAGCTACGAATATCAGAAACAGTAAAATCTTTCCCCTCTGGTGTATCAGAGCAATGGATTATTATTTCCTTAATATTCCGCACACTCTTTTTAATTTTTGCATCATTCTCTTGAGTTAAGAGCTTTTCCCATGTATCGCTTCCAACAATACCATCAACTTGCAATCCATTTACTCTCTGAAAGTCTTTGACTGCTTCTTCTGTTAAATCACCGAATATTCCATCAGTAATTAAATTCAATGCTGTTTGTAACATTTTCACATCATTGCCACGGCTTCCTTTTCTTAATATATTCATCATATAATGTATTTGATGTTTAACAATTCGTTGATAAAATCTTATTCATGCTTACGTTCTCTATATTCCGGGAGAATATATTGAATGTTAATCGCCGCTTCATGTAGCGTTTTACGAATAGATTCTTCATCTGGATACTGTTCGTCCGTAAACTCACAAAATATATTGCCAACCCAATCTGTTGAGCTGTTCAAGCGCTTAATGGCTACAGCCTCGCATCCATTAACTGCAAGCAAAGACTTTGCTACCTTATCATTGACTTCATTATCAATATCGGTATAACACATAAATAAATTCTCTGCTAAATTCTTAGAGAAAGCTGCCACTTCACTCATTGGAAGTGACTGTATGCAATCCCTCATGCCTGACACGCCTTTGCGTTTTACTTCGAATTGGATTGACAGAAACGCGATATGGCTCAGTGGATGTGGTTGCACAATATACACCCGGTCAGCTTTCAATTCGTATAATATTCTCCACAATTCACCAAATACCTTAGCCGTATTCTCATTTCGTTTGTACGACTTACGTTCCTCTTCTTTTTTGAAATACTCAACTTTCAAGTCCGTGATTTTGTTTTTCGTGTACTGGTTATAAGCAAAATATGCAGCTATTATCGTGCCAATCGCACTAAAAACATTTGCTAAATCTATATTCATCTTGTATTATAATATTGTTGATTTTAAAATGCTTAATGTTCTTGTCTTATCAATCTCTCCCGGCCCTTCAATAGAGCAAACTGGCACGTAATAATTTCTCATGCGCCGCATAACCTTCACATCAGCATATACACCAATTATGTTTTTGCCAATTTTCATCAGTTTTGTAACAATACCAGTCTTATTGGTCAAGATATTATTGCCACTCTTATCAAGCTGTTTTGAATATCTGATAGTAATTTTATCACCAACCATTAATGAGTTCATTATTAAAGACATCTTATATAATTACTATTGTTATTCAATCACTTCACCAAGTTCATTCCCCTTGTTCGACTCTGGCATAACCAGATTAAACACAATACCGTCACCATTGGTGCCCTCAAGCATCACCTTGTGTGCAATATCTTCCTTGATTCCATACATATCAGTCAATTTACTGATAGCATTAACTGCTACAGAACGCAAAGCAGCAGGAGATAACGGGGTTCCAAACTTATCTGCACACATCAGAGTAGAACATTCATCAGCAATTTTCAACAATGTTTCAGTCAATCGTGGTCTGAGTGTGGCCGCATTGACCACACTCTCACTTTGAATCTGGTCAATGCGGTCTCTTATGTCATCACGCAACATCAATCTCCTTGCGGCAAGAGCTATTTCTACATCCTTTTTTGAGCTGTCCTTCAATGGGTCTTTAAGCATACCCGTAGAACCATTGAAAACCAAGTCATAAGTTTTATTAGCATTTCCGTTGTATGGCGATGGCCCACAAGAAAATACTAAACAGAACTTTTCTTCCAAGTCTGTGAGTTTATTATCTTTCATTTCAAATATAATTTTAATAAGAATATATCTTTTATAGATAATAGAATACTCACAAACAAAGTCTAAAAATCAATCCACTGAAGTCTTATTATTGATGGCTTGATTCATTATTTTATGTCTGAACAACTTTACTATTCCTTGCAAGCATTGGTCTATCCGCTCTATAGTATTCAATTCTGCCATATTGAAATTTATTTGAAGCGCATAACCGCCAATATATGCGAGTACCTTACCAGTCTTTTCATCTGTAATCTGACAAATATCATAATCCTGAAGCTCACGAAACATCATCACTCCTGTAGTTACTGAATCAAGATAGGCTTCAGGGATTCCATTTTCATTTATCAATTGAATCGGCGTTGGAGCGTCAACCCGTTGCATTTTTACAATCTGATTTTGTTGAGTATTAATAGCACCGGCCTTCACTGCAATACTTTTACCCTCTGCAAATATTGGCTTTTTAGCCTGTATATCAGATTGAAGCTGCTGCACACTATCTTGTTCATTCACCTTAATCTCTTCAACAGCTGTACTTGTCATTGGAACCATAGTTCCAGTTTTTTTGTCAAATTGAAATTTATGCTTCATATTACAATAGTTTTAAATTTTAAAATGGTCTCTCAATTTTTCTTGCTTCTCAGCAGCTAAACTACCAATAGCGTTACCTCCTGTGCCTTGTTCACGCATCCGGGATGTAACGATTCTTAAAATCTCCCTTGTCGCTGTTACATCAGCATCGGCATCATGTGCATCTTCCAAATCAATACCAAATCGCTCTGCCATTGACTCCAGCCTCCATGTTGTAATGCTTTTGTCATTATCAAAAGTTAGTTGCGATAAAATGATGGTATCAAGTTGTGCCGGCTGGAAATTTCCCCAAAAATCCTTTTCTCCACGAACCAATTTACAGAAATCATTCCAAAGTCCGGAATACAACATAATCTGTTGCATGAACTTTTTATCGAATAATGGATTTTGCCCTACCATAATTGGTTTATTACTTGTCGCCACAGGAAATGTGTTCCGTTTGATAAAATCACAAATCTCTTTACAAACATCTTCTAATGGTTTCCCCAGACTGTATAGGATATCCATTGTTATATGCGAGTATTTCAATGCTACATCTTCATAATCCATTAATTCCGAATCATCATTATCATACTTGTTTTTCAACACCTTTCGTTTCGGTTTTCCAATATCTGTTTTTTTATTGTATGGATAAATGTAGGATGAGTATTTTTCCATTATCTCAAACGTATCAAGACGAACTGCATGAAGTGAGATTTGAGTTGCCGCACATCTGGTGCAATCTGTACCTCCTGTTTCAAAATCATACACTATTGCTGTGACAATGTTTACTTTTTCTGCCGGTGCTGCCATATCATTTATTTTTAATTTTTTCGTAAATACTTTCTATTCTTGAAAACAAATCAGCTTTCTTCCCATTATTTTCAATTACATAATCATAATCCTCATCTTTTAAATCTCGCCGCTCATCACGACGTAGGCGAGTTTCATCAATACCAGACTTTCTACGTAATGACTTATCTCGCTTAATCAAAACAGTATATATATCATATACATCACCAAAATCCTTACGTAAATTTTCCAACCCCTTTTCATCTATTACATAGACTGTACATGGCCCAAACACCTGCCATTTAGTTGCATAATAATATGCACCTCCAAAATGAGCATAGGCAATTAACTCAGTTCGGTCAGGAACTATATCAATAAAATGATGATCCCTGCCTTCAACCTCCGTTTCTCTTGGGGGTCTGGTGGTAAAAGAACAAATGACATTCGCATCTTTATGATATTTCAAATGCAATGATGCAAGCGTTTTCCCACAACCCGATCCACCGATAATACACATGATTTTAAGTTTCTCCATATTTTCTATTGGGTTTAAATATTCATTGATTCTAAACTGTAAAATCTCTTTCATCAACATTTTAAGTCTTGTTGCAGTTACTCTCCCACGCTTTCGACTATAATGTGATGCTATTTTTAAATTGCGTTTAATCATATTCACTTGTACCTGCTGTGGATCTCTCCAATGATACCATGTGATTGCATCACCATTATCATCAAAAAGATTTGGCATGATATAGTTTTTTATATTATCGTGATATATTGTTAAATCACGGGCTTTTGCAATAGCCGATTGTATTCTATACCATCCTTTATATCCCGTAGCAGCACTCTCCCTTCTGAATTTCCGGATTTGTTCTTGAACCTGCTCATCAAGTTCCTCTCGTATATCAATCAGAAATGACATATTATATCAACTTAAAAAATGAATTTTTACCAACCTGAAGCGTGTTCTTTTCATCGTAATCACTCCATTTCACATTCACAACAATGGCAATAATGTGTCCTACAGCATTTTTAAATTCCTTTTTCAGTATATCCCAATCATCCCAAATTGTCAGAATATTGGTCTCCGTATTTTGTTGCAATTCTATTTTTCCGAAATGTTTTGTTTCTCCAGTACGCCTATCCTTATATGACTTGTCCGAAACAGAACAAATAGCCGCACAAATAACACCTTTCCTAAGTTCATAAAACATATTATTCAAGTCTTTGAACTCAATGTATTTATAAGATTGTAGAGACTTTGGCTTTTCCATATTATCATAAATCCTACGATAATCAATAGATCCGTGGCCTGAAATTGCTATTTGCTGTTTACTCCAAAAATAATGCTTATCACGCATATCCTCTAGAACTTCCTTTTCACTCAACTTAAATCCTAAAAGAGTGGCGGCTTTATCAAGCAATCCATACCGTTCCAGTACGGAACCAACATGTTCACATTTATCAAATGCACCGGAAAAAATAAGATTCCTTACGCTACGGGCCGTAACCGGGCATCGTTCTCTGGTTTCTTCCGTACCATCATCATTAAAGCTCTTAAATTTACTTTTAAATATACGTTTGATAAAATCCTCCAAGTTATAGAACTCACCATATAGCTTACGCTCCTGGACTATATACTTCACAGCTTTTGGCCCTAACTGTTTTATACGAGTCAAAGACCAGTAAATCTTATTGTGCTTAAAATCTGCCGTAAAATTTTCATCTGAAATATTGATATCTGGCTGTTCAATTTCTGTTCCTCCAACAGCTTTTATCTCATTCATCAAAACCGCCATTTTATCTTCGTCTTGATCTCGCAAAACCACAGTATAGAAAGCTGTGGGATAATATGTTTTCAGCCATGCCCCGACATAAGCAGTCAGTCCATAAGCTGTTGCATGAGAATTACAAGTGACAACACCTTTTCCTGTTAAAAAAGTGTGATATGGATCAGCCATTTCAACATCATATACATCCATATTACACAAATATTTAACTGACACAACTTGTGCAACGGCTGTTCCAAGTCCTTTACGACCCATTTTTGTACGCCCCATCTTATAATGTGCTTTTTTATGACAACTAACACAGATTGTTTGCACATTTGAATAGTTTTCTCCAACATCAGAATGATCGCCATTGATATGATGAATCTCTAAGCGTTTATCTTGGAAACCACATATCTCACAATAATCCTTTTTTAGATTTTTTTCATAATACTCCAATTTAGTATAGTTAGTATCACGTTTGACAAATCCACATTTACCGGCTTTAGTGTTAACCGTATATGACTCCACATTATCATTTGAATGATAACGTGGATTGTTTTGTTGTCCTCTATCCGTAAAACGATATGACGTATCTTCTTTTATCCAGCCAACTCTTATAAACATAAAATCCACGCCTGCAACCAGTTGGTCTGTGCGTTTTTCACCGTTAAGAGTCGGGTGTTTATGATTATCAGTCACATCAATAGTTGCACCATTTGCCAATGTTATCCGATACACTGGACGAATACCTTGATGACGAATATCAACAATTCTGTTTATAACCAATTTTTCTTCTTCATTCAAAGACCAGCAAGTGCCATACCCATATTTATTGTATTTACGTCTAAGGGATAATCTGCCATTGTCTTTTGCCCATTTATAATCGTGTGTCGTGCGCCACATATCACCAATATTAATCTTTGCGCCACGTCCTTTTTCTTTGTGTTTACCCCAAAGATACTCATGTCCACCTATACAAGCGTTAAATGAATATTTGGCCGCATCCTCAACATTACTCCAAATCTGGTCAGCCGCTTCTTTAGGGCATCCATTTTGTTTAGCACCTGAGAAGAACTTATCTTGAAATTTACGAACCTTCTCTAATTTTTTCTTACTTAAAGCCTTAACCAAATTGACACCATCACCAAGACTTAAACCACCAACTTTTTGAGCGACACGAGATATTTGCTCTTGATAAACCATTTGAGCGTATGTATCTTTTAGTATTTCATACGTCCCCCACAAATATGTCGGCTCATATTCACCTCGTTTAGCACGGACATAATTATCAGCAGCACCCGAATCCAGTGGTCCCGGACGGAACAAGGCCACTGATGCGATAAGGTCATTGACATTATCAGGAGCAAGTCGCTTAATGAATTTTGTAATTCCTTCTCCACCCATTTGAAAGACTCCCTGAGTATTTCCTTCACGGATGATTTTAAAGACTTTAGGATCGTTCAAGTATTTTGATGCAATTTCCAATATGGTATAGCGCACACCATACTCATCGCTAACAAGATTTAATGTATCGGAAAGCCTCGTAAGTTCCCTAATACCTAGAACATCATTTTTTAGAATACCAATGGCATCAATGTCGTTGCCTGAAATTTCGGAAACAAGAAGATCGCCCATCTTTCTAATCGGCAACAAATCAAAACACTCAACACGCTCACCTTTAACAAATTCTGGAGTAATAATAAGTGCGGACGCATGAATACCGGCAGAACGTGCTTGCCCCATGATTGGTAAAATCTCTTCAAATACATCAGGATATTTCATTATAAAATCCTTCATGCGTTTATCGGTTGATGCCATTTTCATCAAATCCGTCCACGTCATATTATCATCAAGAATAGCTGTAAGATAATTAGTAGTGGCTTGTGAAATTTTATAAGTTCGGGCCACATCTTTAATCACTGATTTAATTTTTTCAGTAGTAAATGTGCCGGCCGAGAACACCCTCTGCAACCCGTCTTTATTATATCTTCTCTCTAAATATGCCTTGACTTCATCCCTACGTTCCGCATTAAAGTCTGAGTCAATATCTGGCAATGAACCATGATTACGCTTTACATACCCGTCTCCGGCATAACAGTCATTCACTAATACAGTGTTAGTTTTTCTGATTATGGATTGAATTTTCATACTGCAAAATATTAGGCAATGTGTGAAGTAAATCACAATTATCAAACTGAATATCATCACCTTCTTGCAGTTCATCTGCATACACAATTAATTGCTCTCCATTACGATTTACAACCAATTCTGCATCTTTATCAAGCAAGAGTCTTTCCCCGTTTTCAAAAACCAATTCAAAATAATCCGAGGACTGAATTTCTTCCGCCACTATTGTTACTTTATCAGGCACAAGGCCAGCTCTCTCAGGTAACAGGAAACGCTCAAAAATCAAATCATATTTAAGTGGGTCAATAAATGTAATGCCCATCAAATATAACAATAAACATCCTCCGGCAGATCCACGACCAATTCCAGTCAAAATGCCATTTTCTTGCGCCCAATTCAACTCATCTCTCTGAATCAAGAAATAATCTATGTTATCCGTACTCTCTATGACATATTTTTCATATTCAACACGTTTACGATATCGCTCTTCCTCTCCCTCTGGAACCAGCTTCTTAAACCCCTCTTCAATTAATTGGTGAAACATATTAAGCGTATTGCCATATTTAGCCTGTTCCTGTGGAGTCATATCATATTTGGGCGCATAGTTATCACTCAAATCATAAGCAGCTGTTGCATTTTCAATAATGTCAGCAGTGGATTCGCACATATCATAAAACACATTATCATCATATCGGTCTGAAAATAAAGTTCTAAACTCATTATATAATTCGTCTATAGTTTTCAAATATTGATTATGCGATTGTTCATGTGCTGCACCAGTATCAATTTTATTGAGAATGATTTTTGTTTTCCAATCCTCCTTGTCCAAATAATATACATCTTGAATAAGAACCGGACGGATATTCATATAATATTCCAAATCACCTAAATAAAAATTATCAAAATATGCCTTTTGGCTCTGAAGAAGAGCTGAATCTATTCTGTCAGCACGGTATTCAGTCGTATCAACTTGAAAAAACACCCACCCAGAAAAAGCTGTAATAAAATCCTGAAGAATCTCCTTATTGTCAGTCAGCCAATGCCCGGACCATTTATCAAAGACCAAAGTATTACCATCTGCCAAATTCAAAAAATCAATCAGGTTAATCTCTTTTGTCTCTATATTGTCAACAGCTATGTTCTTTTGAATACGAAGCATATTCTTAAACCCTTGTTGAGTAGCTGAATATATTTTAACCCCAACTTTATCTTTCCCGATGTTTACTGTCAATGAATAACCAAAACAATATTTAATACCTTTTTCTGTTGCAGATTGCTGTAAATCCAAAGATGCCGCCATTGTATTTCTATCCGCAACAGACAAGCCATTATATCCTAAAAATTTTGTTTTTGCGCACCAATCTTTCAATAAACCACTTCCATTTAGCAATTCATATCCAGAATGTATGCCAAGTGGATAAAATTCACATTTGTGTTCAAATACCGGAGAATCGCCAACATATCTAAGTATTTGAAATTGTAAATCCAATAGGTCTTTACGGATATCCACATAAAACCATCTGCAACCAAATGGAAAAACAATGTAAGTAATATCATCAGCCAAAAGATATGATATGTTTTCAATAGAATTAAAAACAGCCTCTCCATCTTTATTCTGTTTGAAAATATGATCGTAATTTTCCTGAATTAAACATCTGCCAAACCCCGGAATAACCAATACATCTTTTCTTAGAGAATAAGTTATATGATGATTATCAAGCCATTCTTTTAATGTTACTGCTTCACTCATTTTATCCAAGATTAAATTCACGAATCGTTTTTAAATTAAAAGCAAAAACATCATAGATATCCTCAACATCCATTTCATCCCAGTCTTTACCAACGCCATTAGGAATGTCAGCAATCAATACATCAAAGTATTTTTCCAATTCCATAGCGATTTTGGATGTTGTTTCTTTTGCGTCATTATCATAACCTATCACGATTTGCTCAACACCTTTTTTCTGTAGCTTAAACATTTGCTCCTGGCTAATCTTTTTTCCGAAAGTTGCCACCGGCACAATATGTTTATTATCATAAAGTTCTAATTTTCGATTAAGCCCAACAACATCGAATGGGCCCTCGCACAGAATTACAGAGTGGGTAGTCATTGCCTCAATAGCATCATAATTATATAGCATTTTAGAAAATCCGTTGCCCATACGTTCATCTGAATTTTTGTATCGACGTATCTTGAAATGATGTCTAGAATTGTATGAATCTATTTCATCTTTACTAAGAGTGCTGCGTGCAACAAATCCAACGCATCGACCCTCATCACGAACCTCTAAAATAATATAATCATTGTACTCTCTGTCAAAACCACGATTAGTACCAACTGGGAAATATTCATAATCATCCATAACCCAACCACGTGATTTTAAATAACTATTCTTGTAGCAGCGTTTGTATCCTTTTGGCATTAATGCGTCAACCAATTCATCATCTATTTCATCATCAAACATGGACGAAATATCTGTTTCAGAATCATCAAGCAGGACTGTTTCTTTTGGAAGTAAATCCTCTCTTCCAAGCGCTTTTAGAGTTTCTTTCAATGAGCCATATCGTCTGTTGCAATGATAGCAATTAGACATGCCAAATCGTTTCTTTCCAAGATTGTTTCCAACATAAATGCCATACTTAAAACCGTCATGTCCACAGAAAGGACAATGTTGTATCAGTATATTCCGGCGAGCCCCGTCCATCTTGCCGCAAAAGTCATAAAGCAGTTCCTCGGTAATAGAACTCTGCATTTCTGGTGTGATAATCATTGTGTAGCCAATTTATGTCATTATTATTCTTGCGGTAAATTCAAAGTTCTTAGTCTGTCATAAAACACCTCATGCTCATAATCTAAAGCAATCCTGAATGGCTCTCCTTTTTTACAGAACCGGAACTTATCAGCGTAAAGTCTCATTGTGCCTTCACGATACTCCTTTTTACTTTGATTCAATGATATAAGATGTGTGCAAGGTCTCTGCAACCCCTTACATTCAGATGTATTAAATGCTGTAAGTACATTCTTCTCATCGTTCACCCAGTCTGGATTCTCAATTGTAGCTTGATACGTTACAACCAACCATCCGTCTATTTCACCAGCAAGGTCTTTTAAGTCTTGAGCTGTGGCGATACGTTTATGTCGTAATGATTTTGCGTCCCAGTTCTTTCCCGAAGAATCAGTACAAAGGTCAAGTGAATCGACAATCACAACATCAGGGTATTTTCCAAATTTTTCCCTATATTTATCACAATCGGTTCTAATATCAGTGGTCGATACTTCTTTGCCAAATTTAGGGTAAGCCTTTACCTTCAATGTTCCTTTATAAGTATCAAGCATACTTTTCAAATGCTCTAATGTATGATTATTAACCTTTCCACTCTCATATTCATAAGTTGTAGTTCCACTTAACATTGCAGAATAAGCGTCTGTTGTCTCTGATGCGGCACCTTCCAGCTGGATATGCAACACATCAAGTCCACTTATATATGCAGCATTATAGCCTATCCAACGTGCTATATGGCTTTTACCAACACCGGACATAGCAAGAAATAACGAAAGCTGTGTCCTCAAATTTCTGCCCTGGTTCAGTTCATCAAGTCCATCAATATAAAAGCTATTGACCACTTTAGAAACAGGATTATCATTACGAACCTTGTTTTCTCTCAATCGTTCTTCATAAGTTTGAGCAATATCAATAAACTCTTCCGGCTTTAATGTAAATTGCTGCAATTTAACAGCCTCTCTTGTAAAGGACATCATCGCACTAATGCGTTCACCATCCTCATATTTTTTAGAAACTTCCTTGAAAATTTTCTTGAACTGAACTAATTTCAAATACTCTTCAAACTGATCCCTGATACCGTCCATATCTACGCTTGTCGCCACTTCACGAATCTCTTCCAGTAATTCCGAAACTGCTCTTGAAGAGGACAAGCGCTGGGTAATGATACCATATTGCGGTGCTGTCTTATACTCCGCAAAATAGCTCTTTAATGCTGAATTAAGCATCTGATATTGTTGATCTGGAAGAAACGAATCTTCCATGTATCTTGACACTACTGAACAAACCTGATTGTTCGTTATGGCACAATTATATAATTCAGCCAAAAATTCAGAGGTCAACACGTTATCATTTTTCTTTCCTGCCATATACTTCTTTCCTAAACCGCATAAGTTCTGGGTACTTTTTAACGGTCATTTTTTCACACTCAACCCAGTAATCACATCGTCCACAAGTCTCAGACAGCGGACTCCATCCTGTAGTCGAACGCTGGCATAACGCCAGCCCATCTTCTGTATTCAGGAACCTCTTTTTTATCGGTTCTTCTGAAGCCAGATAAACCATTTTTCTCAATGGGTTAGGTTTTGGCTGTGCTATTATTACAGTTAATTTACTACGTGATAATTCTGCCTCATCCAACCATTGATTGATATAATAATTCATCCCGGATTTTCCGTCAGCACTTAAAAATTGCTTTTTGAATTTGTCCATAGCAGAATTAGAAAACAACCAAGTGTACTGCCAAGAACCATCTGCAATAAATGAGCGCATTCGATACAACTGATAAATGAGGTAATCTACAATTCTCTCATCATCAATATCCGATACCCCAAATAAGGAGGGAAGTTGCTGCAACCCATTTTGTAGATAGATTGCAGCAATCCCACTTTGAGTAAATTTCCATTTAGGGTCAATAGTCCTCTTCACTACGGTCTCGATCATTTGCCGGACCCTTACGGTTCTTTCTTGTAATTCCATATTGTCTGAGTATGTATTGCAATTCTCTTTTAGCCCAATATATCCGACTTTTTACAATGTCTTCACTTCGTTTTTCAAGATGCCCCATTTTCCATTCAGCGGCAGTGATCTCCCTTATACGATGTCCTTGTACATACATCATAAATGGAGATAATCTCTGTGGAGGGATTTGCATTAATGCACTATACATCTGATCTGAAATATTATCTATCAGTGTTCCAAATCCAGCATCAACAATCATATTCGTTCCATTTTGATAAATGTCTTCATTGGTACACATTTCTATATCAGTCCAATGTGAAGCATCTTCTGATCGTTTTTTATTTTGATGAAAACACGCTCGTTTGACACAAATATGAATCCATGTATCAAGTTTCTGATCCGGATTATATGACCCTATATAATTAAACAATTGGGCCAGACAATAATTGTAATTTTCATCAACATCCTGATAATTATCAGTATATCTTCTTGTAAGACTTTTTATACTACTGAAATTAGGAACAATATACTTATTGAATAGTATCTCTTTCTCATTTGGACTTAACTGCTTGCATTTAGCAGTTGGTTTGTCCGGTTTTGACGGCATTTTTGATGACATAAACTGCATTTATTGATTTGATTTTCTAAATAAATTCCAATCATACAGCCAATTATTAAAGTTTATACCGATGAATGAAATACATATAGATATGAATCGCATCAGCAAGATTATCGTCACCATTTACCTCGATGTGATAACGCTTTTCTGCAAATTCCATCATCATCTTTTTATCCGCATTGCCCTTACCAGTACCATGCTTCTTTATATCAGATGGCTTAAAAGTCACTATTGGTATATCCAGTGTTTCGCATACTTCAAACAAGATACCTCTGAACTCACAAAGTTTTCTGAAGTCCACAAAATGACCGAACACAACATCTTCTGCCGCAACAGCTTTAATTCCATGAGAAGTCATAATATCTATCAGCCATTGTCTGAAATTTTTATGCTGTGCATAATCAGGACCAAGTTTTTTTGGAGCCTTTTCCGTATTTGGGAAATGCACCGTACCATAATCTCCAAGAGTATAGTAACCACAATGTGTAGCTACATCAAATGCAATAACATCACCTCTTTTAAGCTGGCTTACATATTCTTCTGTCAGTTTCTGCATAATACTATCATTTAGAGATTGTTGAAACACCTTGTTTTTTAACTATTAATAGCTTGTGCGGATAACCTTCTGACACACCACCCTGAGTTATGAGCAATGATGTTTGCCCAAGCCTATTCAGCGCTTCACAATAAGTAGCCATTCCAACTTCATCAGACTTGTCAAGCAATTCATCTATAATGATAAAATCAAGACCCTTTCCTTCTTCACAATTGGAATTTGTCAACGTATGTAACGACAATATGCAAGCCAAATTTAATCTTGCTTTTTCACCTCCGGAGAACTTATGATAGGATCCACAATCAACGCCGTCTCTCATTACTTGTACAGAAATTTTATCCCTAAACTTACCTGTCTTAGTGACTGTGAATCCTTCCAGTTTAAGCCGAATGTCAGAGCCAATTTTTTCCAAGAAGTCGTTTACAATAAGAGAAAGGGCATCAATTTTTTTGTTGGCAATGTACGATTTGAACATTGTAAAATGAAGTTCTTGCTCTTTCAACCTATTATACTCAGATTCAATCTCTAAAGCTGTTTTCTGAGCTGATTTAAGCTCATTCTGATACTTCTCCAATGATTCTTGTAATGATGCTTCAAAATCGGTTTCAGGAGCTTCAATAAGCTCTTTTTTGGACTGCTGGTATTGGCCCATTTGTCCTTTTAAGAACACGATTGATGAATCCTGCTGTTCAATGTAATTCTTGCCGTTCATAACACGGCCTTCCAGGATTCCAGTAATTTCACCAAATAAACGGTTGCGCATCACTTCAATTTTACCATTCAACCTGTCAAGCTCATTCTCAGCATTGGCAAGCTGTTTTTGAAGAGATGTTACACTGCTTTCTGCTTGGTCCACTTTATCTGACAGAAATTTCAATTCTCTGTATTCAGCATCTAATTCATTTGTGCGAGCCTTAATCTTTGCATTAATAGAATCAATCTCTTCTGATTTTTTAGCACCATCTTCATCAACAGAATCAAATTCTTTTATCAGTTTTGCGGCTTCCTCTTTCTTTTTCTCTTCTTCTGAACGCAAGTCATTTAATATATTTTTTACATCATCAACAGTCATCTCATCGTCGACAAAAAACTTATGCTGACATTTTGGGCAGATTACCGCCCCATTAAGCAAAGTCTCATTTCTGGAAATCAATGCGCTTAATTCTGCTTGGCGTTTCTTATTAGCATTAATATCCTCTTCGATTTTATCAAGTTTTACATCTATCTTTGAGATTTCTGCATTGATTTTCACCTTCAATGCAACATCTTTCTCAGTCAATTTTGTTTCATCGTCACAATGTTTCTTGTAAGATTCTGCATATTTCAGTTGCTCATCCTTACTTTGTTTGAGCGTATCAGCAGCAGCATCAATTCGCCCTTTAATTTGCTTGATACTATTTTTCTGTTCGGATAACAAGTTTTTGTACTGTTCAGACATCTTGTCAAATTCACTAACAGCGTCAAGCTCATTATCCTCACACATCGCTTTTATCTCATTGTATGCTTCAATCAAAGGCAGACCTGACTGATCCAACTCATTTACCTCCTTTTGAAGCCCGTTAAGTAAAACTAATCTCGATTCTGCTTTTTTTCTTTTTTCCTCAACAACTTCAATGTCTGATCGGCACTTCTGTATCTGTTCATCCAATCGCTCTATACGTGCACTACGTTCTTGTCTGGCATTTACTTTTTTCTCATCAACATGTTCCAGTTCATTCTTAATGGCTGAGATAGATCCGTTTATGCTAACCACTTTGTTATTTGCCACTGCCAGTTCACTTGCAACAGGGGCCATATCTTGTTGCAATCTGTCAATGCTATCGTCTATAATTATTCCATTGCTAAAACGATTGATAATTTCTTTTTTGTTCTTATCCGAGCAATCAAAAAAGCCCTCGTATTTATTATCACAAAGAATGAAGTTATTATAAATTTCATCCTTTGTCAGCCCGATTTCACAAAGAATGAACTTGTTATAATCAGATACCGTGGGTTGGATTGTCTTGTCAGTTTCAATCTCTACACCGGCACCATCGTATTTATGACACTCTATACTTTGCGGTGCATTACGACTGATAGTACGCTCGATGGTAAATGTTGTATTGTTATAATCATTTACCAATCTAATATACACATAAGCACTTTCAGCATGATCATTGATAATCTCTTCAACGCTCTTAACCTTTCGCAACTGCTCGCCTGTCAGAGCGAAAGAAATGGCCTCTATTAAAGACGATTTACCAGAGCCGTTACAAGGCTGGGAAGCGTTGTCCTCGTTCTTTCCGAATATAAGCGTTGCCACCCCCTGTTCTATGGAGAGTGAAGCCTCGTGAAAAGATACTATATTGTTAATTCTAATTTCTGCTAATTTCCACATGATTTAACCCTCCAAGTATTTGATACCTAATTTGCTATCTATTGAATTTTCATTGCAATAATTCTGATATTCTTTCTTAATGCCTTGTTTGTCATACTTTTCTTGAATACCAGATGCAGCAGACTCTTTCGGCAATGCGTTTTCAGTTACGACCTCGACCTTATTAAAGCCTAAATCCAATAACTTTTGCTTATCAAAGAGTTTAGCCTGCTTTTCATTGCATTTCACTTTGACTCTATACTTGTACCGGTCATCTTTATTAAGTTGATAATTATCAACCTTGTCAGCACCTAACTCTATAGTTTTATAACGTGTATTCACGTCATTCTTAACAAATTCATAAGAACCGTCAGAATACAAAATTGTGTACCCTTTATCCTCGTCTTCTCCAAAATTACCCTGACGTGATGAGCCAATGTATTCAATATTTGTATTCTTGATTTTTACACGGTTATGATAGTGACCACACAATACAGCCTTAAATCCAATCAAAGATTCCTGTGGAAGTTCACTGGGTATCTCAAAATCTCCTAAAGCACCGTGTACGCCTTCATGGATGTAAAGTATAATGTCACTTTTGGAAATATTCGGGTACTGTTTTAATGTGTCTTGAACTGCGTGCCACATTCGTTCCAAGAATGAACCGTCTTCTGGGAAATAACTCATTACAAGCAATGCAAAATCGCAATCTTCCCACATCAACACCTTATATACATCTATAACTTCAATGCCTTTCAGACCAACCCATAAATGATTATACCCCTCAAAAGACTCTTGGTCCACAAGATCGTGATTTCCCTCTGCAATTGTGATATATAAACCCTGAGCCACGGCCCTGTTCAAGGCATTCTTGACAGCAAGTAATGTTGCCAATGTTTGTGATGCCCTGGAAGTAAACATATCACCACCTATTACGATGTCAGCAATACCCTCACGCTTACATATTGCAAGCATTTCATCCCAATTCTGATTAAAATCTGAGATATTATCTTTACTGACGTGTATATCGTTAATTAATAAAGAAATAGCCTCTTTCATAATTCCTGTCTATTTTGAAAATTAAAAAAATGAGAGGGTACGGGTACCATCCCAATACCCTCTCTACCACACAATAATTATCTAAAGACAGGAATTATCTTAAACGACGGGAATGAAGTCTGCGACGTGGAGCCTCTTCTTCTGTAGTAGATTCAGAAGTCTCATCTTCAGTTTTTTCTGCTGGAGCCTCTTCATTCTCTTCTCTACCGGGCCGAGCACGACGGCGACGAGGTGTTTCATCCACTTTTTCTTCTTCCGTTTTGCCATCGCAATCGTTATCGTCACCGTTTTCTGGTTTATCTTCCGGTTCTTCCACTTTAGGTTTCGGAGCACGACGAGATGGCTGCGCGACAGTTTCTTCTTTCTTTTCTTCTTTTGGCTTATCCTTAGCCTTTTCATCTAACGCTTCATCAATTTCTTCAAGCAACTGCTGATTGTTCTTTGAACGGGAAATACGGACATCAATGCCATTATCTTCAATAAATTGACGAATCTTTTCGCGAAGTTCCTGATACTCATCGGATTTCTCATTCAAATCTTGATCAACGATAACATCGTATTCGGCCCACAAAGAATCAATAGTAGTTTCTTCCTTACTACTGTCCTTAGAAGCTGCACCACTTAAATCAAAATGTGAATTGTCATCTGCCGGAAGCTCACCTTTCAGTTTCTCTACAGCCTCTATGAAATCCGGCTCCTTACATACTTCCATGTCGTGCTCTTCATCGTATTGCTGCAAGAATACCAAGGTTGCTTCAAACTGGTATCTTGTATAACGATAAAGTTGTTCGGGAATACGAGGAAGTTCAAGCAATTTTTCAGCTTCTTCCTCTTTGATGTTAAGTGTTTTACGACCAATCTCAACAGTATATTCAGTCTTACCATTATTATTGCTACGAATAATTTTAACTGGATAAGCTCCTGTGAAACTGGAAATTGGACAAGTTTCTTGTTCGCCATCTTCTCTCAATTCCTTCCATAAACGCATTTTAGCCGAATCAAGGTCTTTGTACTGGCTATGTGAGCATTGCCATAATTGTGGCCCTTTCGCACGTTCCTTGTCACTTGAAACATCAAGAACCATGATTGCGTGTTGGTAATTCCAACGAAGGCCACCACTGTATGCGTTGTTTGATATGAACTTAATTAACTTTTCATCATCAGCATACATTTCTTTAGCAATCTTGAGATAAGTATCAATCAAATCAACAGAGAAACCAACTTCCTTGTCTGTAGTACGAATAACCGGAATACTCAGTTTCTTTGTTTTTCCGCCTTTTTTGGCTGGTGCTTTGATAGTTAAAAAGAATTGATGAACTGCATACTCATATCCCTTACGCTCCATAGGCAAGATATTACCATCTTCATCAAAATTGGGAGCCAAAGGCAAAATGCGGATTGAATACTCGCCATCTTCTCCTATTCTAAAACGCTCAACTTTGGGAGAACCGGCTTCTTGTTTTGCTTTTTCTTCAGCTTCAGCATACGTTTGCTGGGTTTGTGCGAACGCTTCAAATGCGCTCAGTTTTCTTGTTTCTTCGCTCATCTTTAGATATTTTTTTGCGCGAAGAGATAAAATTGCTCCATTCTACCTCCTGATTCAGGTAGGCTTGGCTATGCAGTTCCCTAACTTCAGGATCTTTCAAATCCTCTTGTCTTGGAACCTCAATGCCCCATTCCTTTAGGGCATATTCAACAACCTTCTCTATTATGTTGTTGACATCACTTGCTTTCTCCGATTTTAATTCACAATATTCAAATTGTTTATTGTTTATTTTGACGGTATGTATCGGAGCAAACATATCCTCAAAATATTTGTAGAGAGCCGTAGTACCCGGATGGTCCGGTAAAGAATCCGAAATGTATTTTAATACTACGGAAAAAAAATAGGATAAATAAGGCAAGTTCCTATTTTTTGTATCGTCACAAATGACAAACAAATAATTGTCATTGTCCGGCAGCTTTTCACACGCTCGATAAAATTCATCAGCCACTGTGTTCCCGGCCACCTTAATCAATTTTCCTTTTCCTCTAATCATGTTTTCATTTTACGATAGATTTTTGTTGCACATCAAATATTTCATTGGCAAAGGTGAGAAAAGATTTTAGATAATCAAAATATTTTTGAAATATTTTTCTGTATGTATATTAAATATTTATTAATCAACTGGTATTCAGCGTCATATACACAAATAAGTATGTACACCAAGCAAGTCAACAAATATCGTATTCACGTGCGTACATAAATATACAAGAGGGGAGTGTTTGTGTTTATAAATGTTAAATATTTAATCATATATGTTTTTACCTCAAAAATATTTGCACGGTCTAAAATATACACTTATATTTGCATCGCAATGTTGAAGGTGACGAGTCAGCAAAGCTAACATACATATTGAGTATTATGCCCAAAGCCGTCAGGCTTCGACAAATATACTAAGAATCCGCAAGCGAACCGTCACTAAGCTTACGGATTTTGTTTTTATGCAATTCCCCGTAGCTCAACATAGGCACGGGGATTTCTTGTTTATATCTCCTTTGAAATACGTATCGGTTCTTACACATTCTTAACCGGTCCTTTGACAAAAAGAAAAGATCCGCATCCCATTGCAGGTTTAATAAAAGTGGGAGCTATGGCAAGAGCAAGAGATTCCAACAGCGACACTGAAGATGTGAGGAATGCCGAACATGAAGCATCTTATGCCAGATTTCACTACCCTCAACAGAAGGTTTACGTTTACTGAAAAAAACGGCTTATTAGAAATTAGGGTTCTATCCGTGCCAACCCAAGGAGACGAGTTCTCCTAAGATAAAATGGCTCCGACTGAAGTACACGTTGCGAATTAGTCCAGAAATGTCCGAACCAACTGACAACTGGCAACAGCAAGCGGTTTTCCGAATAAAAAAGCAACGAGGTTGAGTGCGAAGTGGTACTTGCAGTCTGTAAGAGTGAAATATCTTACAAAACTAACAAGAAAGAAGGATATTCTACATATTTATTTTTAATATTTAGGCGGTCCTTTTCTCTTGCTGAGTATAAAGGGGGTTATGCCATATAACTACAAATTGATTCAGAGCAGTGATTTTTAATGTTATAAACCATGTATAATTGTGGTATAAATAGCCATTCTATACAATTCAAACGAGAAGTAAGAAAAATCGCAGAAGAAAAAGGGAAAGAACTGGGATTGACTCGTGGATCTGTTGAATGGGAGAAGATGGTTACAAAAATAAGACGTGAATTGCTCAAAAATATTGCAAAAATAGAGCAGAATCATAATTACATAACACCATATCTCCGTTTGGCATATCGCAAAAATGATTTGCATACTAAGCTATATGACTTAAAATATATATTTGAAAAAGATGGAATAGTTAGAACGCTATCTATCCTTTCTGACAGTGAAAATCTAACACCACATATAGTTAAATGGTGTATGTTTCACCGACACAAACTTATAAATGATGCAACTGAAGCCGAGCTTACTACAAGAAACAAACTCACTGTATTAAGTAAGATAAATTATATATTTCAAAAACCATTTTTTATTTGCGAGAGTATTTATTTTGCCGATTTTTATTTACCTAAATACAATACTGTCATTGAAGTGGATGGAAATTATCATAACGAGCCGGTTCAAATACAAAAAGACAATAAACGTACAGCATATTTAGAAAGCATTGGTATAAAAGTCATTCGGATCACAAATGAAGAGGCTTTAAATACCATGCGTTTATATGAGGAAATTTTGAAGGCAATAAGAAGGTCCTAAAATCCCATTGAACTGATCAAAAGCAGTGTTCCATTAAAAACTTAAATGGAATGAAACAAGAAAAATTAAACAGTAATAAATGTATCATTGTATTGTTCTTATTACTCGTGTGTAGTATCATCCTTAATTTTATGCAAGGAAATTGTATCGACGATCTAATTCGTCAGATCAGATGCTTGGAACACTCATATCCAATTACCCATTATGAAGAAATTCCAGATACAGAGAAGTACGATAGCACAAAGTTTTCTGTATGGTGACATGAAGCTATTAATATGTACAGGCTGAGAATCTTCAGGCTTAACATTTTAAATTAACACATAATGAGTAAGAAAGAAATGACTGTAAATGAATGGCTGAACAACGAGGAGCTTCCTATCACAATTTGGAAGAACAAGTATCAGCATAACAATGAGACATTTGAGCAATGGCTTGACCGTGTTTCCGGCGCAAATGAAGATGTGAAAGAGCTTATCAGAAAGAAAAAATTTATTTTTGGAGGGCGAATCTTGTCTAACAGAGGTATAAAAGGCAGAAGCCTCACTTATAGCAACTGTTTTACAGGAGACACAAAGATAATGACAGACAATGGGTTGAAAACGCTCAAAGAATGCTATGACAAAGGTGCAAAAATAAATGTACTTTCAAAAACAGCCTGGAGAACTGCTGAAGTAAAATACTTTGGTGTTCGCCCCATAAAAGAACTCACATTAAGAAAAAGAAGTTCTGTAAGAAAGTTCTATGTAACAGGAAATCATCAGTGGTTTGTAAAGAATAAAAAATCCGGTAAGGAAATTATTAAGATCACTGATGAACTTTGTGTAGGAGATGTCATACCAACAGAAGTTATGAAATGCTACAAAACGTATAAACCAAATCCAATTGGTGTAGCCCATGGCTTTTTTACGGGTGATGGTGATCACGTAGAAAGAGACAACTGTCGTGTGAATATTTGTAAAGGAAAAGAAGACATACTTCCTTATTATATGCCAGACACATTAGGTCATTCAGGGGAAGTAATAACAGTTTATGGTATGCCAAAATTCTTTTCACATTACCCAAGTTTACAAGAAAGTAAATCATATCTTTATGGATGGTTAGCTGGTTATTTTGCAGCAGATGGGTCTATTGACGAAAGAGGGGCTTGTGTAATATGTTCTACAAAGATTAAAGATTTGGAATACGTTCAAAACGTATTGTGTGTATTAGGAATACCAAGCTCAGAAATACGTTATCAAGATAGAATAAGTAATTTAACCGGTGAAGAGGGGCGAGTATATATCTTATCTCTTAATAAAAAATATCTTAATGAAACTTTTTTTGTCAGAGAAAAGCATAGAAAAAGATTTGTGGAACATCCATTTAAGAATGATGATGACTGGAAAGTTGATAAAGTTGTCGATATGGGTATATCAAGCCCAGTGTATTGCGCTATAGTTCCAGAAACTCAAAGTTTCACATTAGATGGGGGAATAAAAACTCACAACTGTTATGTTATCACACCTCCAGAAGACAATCTCGAATCTATTTTTGAGACTGGTTCCAAACTCGCAAGAACATTCAGTTATGGTGGAGGATGTGGCGTTGATGTCAGTAAGTTGCGCCCTAAAGGAGCGCCTGTAAATAATGCTGCGAAAAGCACGACTGGCACCACCAGTTTTATGGACTTCTATAGCTATATAACCGGTCTTATCGGACAAGAGGGGCGTAGAGGCGCAACTATGATTAGCATATCATGTGAACATCCGGATTTGATTGAGTTTATCAATCTGAAGTCTAATTTGGATATTTGTACTAAAGCCAATATTTCAGTACGGGTAACAGATGCTTTTATGCAGGCTGTAGAAAAAGATTCTGATTTTACCCTTCATTTCACGATGGAAGATGGTTCTGAAATCAAAAGGGTCATTAATGCCAGAGAAACTTTCATGCTATTGGCTAAAAGGAACTGGGAAATGGCCGAACCTGGCATGTTGTATTGGGATAGAATCTCAAACTATAATTTACTTCAGAACAGTGGGTTCAAGTATGCCGGGGTAAATCCGTGTGCGGAGGAGCCTCTTCCAGCTGGCGGCTCTTGTTTGCTTGGAAGCATCAATCTTTCAGAGTTCGTTGTTGAGCCATTTACAGATAAAGCATACATAGACTATGAATCATTGACAGATGCCACTATAACAGCCATACGTGCATTAAACGATGTCTTGATTGAAGGGTTGCCCCTGCATCCACTTCAGGAACAGCGTGAGTCAGTAGGAGACTGGAGGCAAATAGGTCTTGGCACTCTCGGATTGGGTGATATGCTTATCATGCTTGGTTTAAAGTATGGTTCCAAAGAGTCTTTGGAAGTTATAGATGAAGTGTATAAACATATCGCAACCAATTCGGTGATTGCATCATTAGGACTTGCAAAAGAGCAAAAGGCGTTCCCTAAATGTTCAAGATTGATGAGACAAACAATCATTACATCAGACTTCGTGAAGAATCTTGAATTGCCGCTTACTATTATTGATGAAATTCAACGGAATGGTCTTTACAACTCACAATTACTCACATGTGCTCCAACTGGATCAATCGGAACGATGTTACAAGTAAGTACTGGTGTTGAACCGAATTATGCCTTCTCATACAATAGGAGAACAGTATCGCTTAACAATGAGGAGACAACTTATATGGTGGACGCTAAAATCGTATCTGATTTCAAGCGTGTGACGGGACGAAACGATTTACCGGAGTATTTTGTATCTTCTTCAAATATAAATTATAAGGATAGAATCGCTGTACAATCTATGCTGCAAAAATATATTGATGCTTCCATCAGTTCTACAATCAACCTTCCGAATAGCTGTACCGTAGAAGATGTGGCGGACATTTATATGGAGGCTTGGAAACAAGGGCTGAAGGGGGTTACTATTTGGAGAGATGGATGTCAACGTGAAGGTATTCTTTCTACTGGTAAGAAAGAGGAAAAGAAAGAAGAGCGCACAGAAGAGAATAAGCTAAAGGATAAAAACGTGTTTGTGCCTACTGAAGTCAAAAAGACTTCGGATGATTGTATAGGTCGCAAGCGCACCTTGGTTACTGGGTGCGGCACGCTACATCTGACAGGTTTCTTCTGTAGACATACCGGTCAGTTACTTGAAACATATTTCAGCAAAGGCTCCCAGGGTGGGTGCGCTTTATTTATGGTAGGACTTTCTCGTATGGTGTCTTTGGCAGCAAGAGCGAATGTCCCTATAGAAAAGATAATTGACCAGTTGATGAGTTCCGGAACCTGCCCTTCATACGCTGTCAGAAGGGCGACTAAAAAAGATACTTCTAAAGGTTCGTCTTGCCCTGTTGCTATTGGTTTCGCCTTAATGGATATGTACAATGAGATTCAAAAAGAGCTAAACATAAAACCTATAGATGAGGTGGAAAACAATAGCTCTTCTACCGAGGTTGAAAATCCTAAATGCCCTAAATGTGGAGAGGAACTGAGTATGGTGGAGGGGTGTATGACTTGTCCTTCTTGTGGATATTCCAAGTGCAACTAATTTATGCTTAAATATTACAATAGCTTAATTGGATTACAGGAGATACCTGATGAGGTGTCTCTTGTAATCAATATTGCAAACTGTCCATTAAGATGCAAAGGATGTCATGCGAAAATGTTATGGGAAGACAAAGGGACACCATTGACTGAAGATTCGTTGGATGATTTGGTTAGGCCTTTGTCTAAGGATGTGACTTGTGTATGTTTTATGGGCGGAGATATGGAGCCGGATGAAGTTAATAAACTTGCTGGATATATTCGTCAGTTTTACAAGCATTTAAAAATTGGCTGGTATAGTGGTCAAGAGTGGTTTTCTATTTTTGCTGAGTACAAGAACTTCGATTATTTGAAATTTGGTCCATACATAAAGAAATTGGGCAACCTCAACTCGCCCAAGACCAACCAGTGTCTTTATAAAGTGGATGGGTATATTTTAAGAAATATCACCCATCGTTTCTGGAAAGATTACGCTAAGCAATAAAAACAGTGATTAACAGATATTTTATTTGTTTTTCTCGTATAATAATATTTATTTTGCAGCACTTGTATAGCATTTATGCTTATAAGCGACATATATAGCCTGATTCACCTCGAAATCACCACCTCGAAACAGAATAAGGCAAATAACTCCATAGTGGGCGGTTCTGCATATAGCGTAGAGCCTGCCTTTATGGAGTTGGTTTGTGGTGAACCACGAGGTGAGAGGCAACGGCTCTACGCTTTCGTTTATGCCGGTGCCATTTTGAGATTGAAATTTAATGCGTAACAAAATCCAAAATGTCATGAGAAACTTAATCCTATTCATTTTTTCAACTCTTTTATTTTGTTCTTGCGGTAAATCCAAAGAAGAAAAAGCAGATTCTTTAATAAAAAAATACTTATTAGAAGAATTATATAATTATGATAGCTATTCTTTCATAGAATCAAAATTTGATGAAGCATATAATATTGCTTTAAATGATAGTGTTTGCAGAAAACATGCAGCTAATATCGTCCGAATAAGAAATAACTATCGAGATGGGATGCGGGTATTTACGCATCAAATGGAAGAGGCTGGGCTTTTTACCAAGGGGGAAGATATGCAAGGATATTCTATACCAAAGATTAAATGTTATTATCCTGAAATTTATGAAACACACGTGATGATAGAAAAACTTGACAATATTCTATCTGATGAGATTCTACAATTAAAAAATCACAAACCTTTTAATGAAAAGGAGCATATAGGTTATTCTGTCATTCATAAATTTAGATACAAAGATTCTTTTGGGAATCCGGCTACAGGAAATTATTATTTTCTTTTTGATAAAAAATTAAAAGAAATTATTTATGCTGCTAATTTTGAAGATGAAGCATGCAAATCAATGATTAGTGTTCTTAATCAATTCTGCTCAGCTAATGAATAGTACAGATAATGGAAATAGAATTAGCTTTGACGATTCTAAAGGTTATTTGATTGTCGCATATAAAAAAGAGCATAAATGTATTATATGCGATAAGATGTCAGGACTCGGGAATGCACGAACATACAAAAAGAATAAGTTTGATAATTTTATTTGTGCTGATTGTATTAAGTCTTTTGCTCTTCAATATTCCAAATCTCAAAAAACAATATCTTTCAATAAATTCATAAAAAACAAAGTTGCTTGGAAACAAAAATTGGATAAGTCACCTAATATAAAGTGTAGATTATGTGGTGCTATCATTAAACTTCCAACATGGAGATGGCATTTAAAACATTGTCATAAAGTTGGTGAATCTCCTGAATTTAAACAGTTTTTCATAAAGCCCAATGCAGATATAAATACAGTTCAAAAGAAATGGTATAATCCGGGACCATCAAATTTAAATAGTGTTACATGTGGCACTAAAATAAACGGTGGACCGGAAGCTAAAGTTATTTTCAATGCAACATTTTCAAATAGGAAGAAATTCTAAAACAACAACATAAATTACAGAAAAATCAACATATTACCGATCAAATACAAAATAAAGTCCATCAAAACAACAACGCTTGATGGACTTCATTTTAGAGTAATTTTATTTTTTATTCGTTTCTTTATTATCTGTTTTTTCAGAAGATGAATCGGAAATCGCTTTTTCCAATTGTCTTGATACACTTTCAGATACGCTTTTAGATATACGAGTTGAAATTTCTTCTACCTGCTTTTTTGTTAATAGAGTTCCTTCCAACTTTACATCTGGACATAAGCCACAAATCATTGTTCCATACATAGCAAACTCCTTTCTTACTTAAAATAATTACTAAAAAATGAGGCATTTAGCTCTGGCTTAAAATAGTGTTTTCTATTAATCCACACAAAGCCATCACCTTTTGATATAACAGCTACATCTACAGGTCCTCCTACAGTTTCTTCTCCAGGTTGCATTCTGCGAACCAATGATGTAAGAGATATAAAACTTTCAGCCATATTTGCCATATCTTCTTTATCCAAATGAGCCACAGTATCAATCAATGGTCTTGAATACAAATTAAACATTTCTCTGTTGATTAAGGAAGTAATATCATCAATCACGGATTTTTTATCTAAATTCTTTACCGCTGTTGAGATTACTATTGTACCTGGGTCTTTATCAAGAATGGTTGTGATTGCATTTGTATAAGACTCTATGGACTTTCCTATAACATTATAGATTATATCTTGAAAACTTGGATTAATACCTTTAATTATAGTTTGAACAACATCAACTTGCGCAAAAGGACTTATTACAGCCGTATTACCATGTTCTGAAATTTTAGCGACATTATTCTGATCAATAAAATACTTTAAATGTCCATCAATAACTAATGGAGATATATTCACAGGAATAAGTGATGGATATATTTCCTTTTCACCATAACCAACAAAAACCAAGCCTGTATAGGAATAAGTCAATGTTTTAACAGACAAATAATAAAAAAAAGACTCCGACAAAATATCAACATTCGAAAAACTCTTTTCATTCGCAAAATCCTGTGTAACTACTTTTGTGTATTTTTCAAAATCTACAAATGAATACGTACTAAAATCAGGACATTTATCAACTGATTTATACATTTTAACACAATCCACTAATTTTTGCTCAATCAAAGTATTTGTTAAAGCACTTTGATCTATATGGTTTTCACTACAAATTTCATTACAACAAATATCAAAAAAGGAATTTAGCATCCATCTCAGATATGTATCTTGAGTTTTTTTATCACAAAAGAATCGTTCTTTATGAAGATATTTCATAAAATCACTCACATACATTTCCAGATTTGCAAAAGACTTTTTCTTTAACTGTTCTCTGTATTCTTTTATGATAATATCCCATGGAACCCCCATAAAAGCAGCGCTACTATATGTCATCACTGCTACCGGATGGTATTTTGACAACGTGAAAATCTTATTTGCGCTGTTTACCACCTTATGAGTGTTCCCCATTGTGACCGCACTATCTGCCGCTATTGCTACAGCGTGCTTATTTAATACTCCTACAATCGCTGTCATATCCTTTTGTCCATTTTTAACAAATTTCAAATATATGCAAAAAATCCGTCATCCAATAAAGACAACGGATTTTTTGTTTTTTATTTGCGTATCACCACTTATTTGAAAGATATATTCAACTTTAATTGCATTTTTGGAAATTGTTTTCTAACAAATTAGGGAAACGACATATCATTCCATCATTTTTACCGCCTCATGGATATGATGACTGTTTCTTGCATAATAAACAGCGTCCCTTAAAGACCATCCGGTTTTTCTTAATGGGCGAGTACCGAATCTCCGATAAGCTATCAGCGCTCGTCTGAAACGTGCTGTTTTGAAAGCAGCGTTATCACTATTGATAGCTATGGCTTCAATTATATTATATTTGATACGCTGTCCTTTTTCTATTTGCTTAATTGTCTTACAGTATTCCATTAGCAGATAATACTGGATAGGGGCATAGACATAAAGAAAATGCCCTACAGCCGTTTCGTCAAACTTGACTGTCCTCTTGCTTTTTCCAACCTTTGGCCCCGGCTTCTTTTTTCTTTTTTGCGGTTTCCGGCACTTGGTTTGGTTTGTCGTTCTCTTTTGTAATGACTGGCTCATTTTCGGAGCCGGCATCTGAATTTTGATTTTCAACATTGGATTCTTCTTTTACTTTGTTGTCAGAACTTGGATTCATTTTTGACACTTCCTGTTCCAATTTTTGTTTTTGTTGAAAGGCATAATCATTGCCAAAATTATAAATTTTCATAATGCTAAATTATTTATTGATTTGTTACTCTGTATCCGCAATTATAATATGTATTTTACTGAAGTTAATCATGAATTTAGACATGATGTTTCTAATGTCACGTTCATAATCCTCATGGTTATAATTTACTGTATCAATGATAGCTGGAGCGTAGACGTTAGTTTGATTGACAATCTCCAAATAGTCATCATTGTACTTTTTACCGTTATCCTCATTGTCCCATAGAAGAGCATTATTCCACAACATTCTGTTTTCCCATGTGCCTGTGTTTATACAAGACAAGTTCATATTCATGTGTACTAATGACTCTGTCTCCATCCCCCATCGCAAGTTGTTGTCCCAGTGTAATCCATTTCGCCAGATATCACCGCTAAAACATGATAGCGATTCATTAATACCATGTGTAATGAAAAAGTTATCATTCTCATTATGAAAATGAGATTTGAGTTTATATCTCAAATACCATTCCAACGATGCTTTTTGAGCGGTTATGTGACATTCTATAAATTTTTCCAATGCCCATATTTTAAATGAGTTATGCACTGAAGCAATAGGACTAAGAATTGCTTGCAAAAACAGAGATACTTTTTTCCCTCTTGCCCAAAAAGGTAAGAGTCGCCCGATCAATTTGGCATTATTGATATTTATAAAATCAATATTTATCATTTTTCAGGATTCAATGATTCAAAATACTGGTCCATTTTTGAGGCCGGTATCAATGTTAAGTTATCACTATTAACCGTTATGGCTGAATCCGTATCGAGAAGTCGGATATAACCACTTTTCAATTTAATTCTACCGGTCAATTCAACCGGATCATTATATTTTCGGTCTTCGCTATTGTATGAACTCACATAAATCTTGATGTTGTTTCCAATATCTGTGATGTGTTCTGTCTTTCTTATCACATCTAATGCAGACTGATAGTACAACATTCCATTAAATTCCATTTCATTTGAAAAATCAATCATGGCTTGTTGCAGGTTTGTAAGTGCTTGTGCGGCCGTAACATAACTGTCATTATAAAATATTGGATTGTACTTGTCTGCAACAATAGTCACAATATCACCTGGAGAGCTTTCGCAATAAATGTCCGCTCCAACAAATTTTATCTGCTGGATAAACATTCTGAATGCAGTCAATTCATAATCATTTAATGGCATGTATGGTATTCCATTATTAACCTCATTGGAATTATTATTTGTCTTGCAGACTTTAAGTATTAATGAATTTCCATTTTCATCATTTTGCCAAGCTGCTTTTTCAATAATTCTATGAGACACATCCATATCGGCATATTCCAGTTTCATAGTGTCTTCATTAAAAATCAATTGATCGCCAGTCTCTGTAGCATTGTTGTACTGGAATTTTTTAGCCATGATAGCATACCAATCCGGAGTTCCGTTGATGCGACCGTTAAGAACCTCAACTATTTTAACTTGGAATAAATCTAATATTGCTTCATAGGTATGGATGCAGACAGCTACCACATACGTTAGTAGATTAATCATACTAAGTTTGCTGTTACTTCTTCCTGTATTTAATTCTGTCAACTGCAAGTAGTTGTTTCTTGTAGCAACAGCTTCTGAATAGATTTGACTTACGCTTCTCATTGTGTTATTATCAGTTTTTTTAAATCTTCAATATCCAATTCTGACATAAATGTATCGGCATAAATGGTTCCAAGTGGATAGTACACACCTTTTACTTCTCTTAAATCGAACAATTCAAATTCAAAATCTCCATATAATGTAATAGTATGTTGGCCATTTCCCTTATAGCAATGTTCAATTTCATGTTCTTCATTTATTTCTACAATAAGTGGCTGTGTGTAATCCCCCCAATCAACAATCAGATGTTTTTGAGGCTTTATCTTTAATTTGATTGCTGATAATTGTCCTTGTTGCTGGATTACCATTCGTGGCATGTATAAAGATTCCCAATACATATCTTGTTCATCCGGAGACATAAGCTGCAATTCATCGTATATGTCCTGATGATTAGTTTGGATATGTAATTTTATAAGTTTTTCTATGTCAAGATGGTTGTGCACGTACTCTCCATTTTTTACCAGTATATTATTATCTTTTAGCCATATAACAATGTCTTTATTAATTGCAAACTCTTCATGATAATTGAGTATCATGCCATAGGATAACTTTGTATCCATGTTTAATCCTTCATTGCTTACAAGCAAGTCAAAAATGCCCTCTACACTACCATAGAGAGTTAAAGCAACATCATATATGTTCTGTCCGCTTCTGACCTTATATTGTAACATTAGTATCTGTTTTATTAATAATAGTTCATAGCTTTGTTTTATGGATTATATCTTTGGATTTGACATTTGATTACAGAAAAAGCCGTCCGAGGATATTAACCCAAGAACGGCCCTTCATCAGGATATTGTTACTCTTCAATTCCAAGAACTTCTTTCGCAATATCCTTTGCCTTGTTTCGCCAGTCGTGGTATGCGATGTACTCGTTCAGATACTCATTTGATTTGTCCTCTGATACACATTGAGTTTGTGCAGAAGTAATGTTGGCTAGAATGGCTTCTGTCTGGTCTGGTCCATATTTGCGCCGTACAATCGCCGTTACGAGTTGAGGGTAAGTAACCGGGAGTTCAACGGCAATTACTTCATCGTCAACGGTTACTACGGCACATCCGCCAATCTTTTTGACATTATCGCCAAACAATTCTTGGTCTTTCTTTGCTTCAATTTCCGCAATTTGCTCCGGTGTCAAGATTTCAGACTCATCAATCTCATTGACATTTTTGATTTCGCTCATGTTTCAACAATTTTAAAATTAAACTTATATGTTATATATTAGATAATAGTCTTGCTCTCCTTTTTAAGTTTGCTTATTGGTAAAATATCGACTGGAGTGTATTCAGCCAATAGTTTGATGTATTTTGTTCTGTCTTCTCTTTCTTCAAAATCAGCTATAGGCTTTGGAAGTGACAATTTGTGATTAATCCCATGAGATAATCTATAGTTTATACGTGCTTTAGGATGATATTTTCTTTTTAAGGAAACTACTTCCATATTGCCCTTAATATATATCCACTTGTACAATCTTTTGTCTATCTCATTTATAGCATTATATCTGATAGCATAACTATTATATTGCCTCATCAGCCCTAAATAGCTATTGACGGAATACAATGCTTTTATTATCTGTGATTTGGTCTTACATTGGTTGAGCCTGTCAATACTGTGCCTAAAGGAAGTGACAGTTCTATTCAAAGGATAAACTCTCCCTGGCTTTACTATAGCGCCGGTAAAATCTATACCCTTGCTGTAATGTTGTATATAAAATTTATTCGTAGACAATTTAAGTCCTAATGATTCCAAGCGTTCCCTGATAATTGGAATGGCGTTTAGAATTTGCTCCTTTGTCTCTGCAACGAGGTAAATGTCATCCACATATCGTCCATGATATTGAATGCCACAATCTGTTTCAATGGCCCAATCCACAAAGTTCAGCAGATAATTGGCGAACATTTGAGATGGCAGATTACCAATAGGCATTCCCAATCCATTTCCATTAGTAAATAATGATTTACTTGCAGGAAGATAATTCCACATTTCATCTGATGAATGTTTAATACAGTGCTTCTCTGGACAATGGCTTAATACAACGTGGCACAAATAAATTAAATCATTCTTGTCTTCCATCTCGTATTTTTCGTTAACAAGTTGTATTACTAAATTTTCAACAAGTTTTTTGGGGATAGACATGAAAAAACTATTAATATCAACTGTTGCTACATAACAGTCTCTTGTATAATTATGAGAACATTCAATTATATCACGTTTTAATTGTGAAACTCCGGCTAATGTTCCTTTACCGGTTCTGCAATTGAATGTTCTGTCATTAAATTCTTTTTCAATGATAGGTTCTAATCGTAATCTGATGTAATGATGTATGATTCGGTCTGCAAAATCAGCAGCGAACACCTCACGGTATTTGGGGCGACTAACGACAAAACAGATGGAACGTTTCGGTTGATAGGTTCTATTGTTGATGGCTTGCATCATATCATATAAATTTCCCTCTACATCAAGAGTAAACTTGATGCAGTTGTTTGTCCGCGACTTATGTACACGACAATCATAATAGGCTTCTACCAAACTCTCATACGTTACCATATCAGCATTAATGTGATAATACTTATTTTATATTGTACTACATTTACTTATTCGCAAAATTACCTTTCGGAGAAATGCTGCCACGGCACGCACATAGTTGCTGTTCGACACCTTAGTGTTCCAGTTGTTGAGGTTGCCGTCGTTCAGGTTCAAGTTCCAAGCGTTCGTCGCCGAGTTCTCAGTGTATCGGGTACATTTTCTTATCCTTAACTACATAATGGCAGTAGTACCCCCATTTCTCACGGAAGCGCAAACTCTATGGTTGCCCGTAAGCTTCCATACTCTGTGCGTTGCGTCAATCACTACTTATCGGCTTCGTTAATACGTTTCCGATATTTTGCTTTTGATGCGTTCTTCCATGCTGTCACTTGTTTGCCGACAGCCGCCTCCAAATACATAAGGTGAGATTGTTGCTTACGGCTTATCCAATGATTTTCACCGGCTAAACGGACTATCAACTTACAGAACTCAAATTCACAAATGAAATCAGTAAGATATGCTTCACGTTCACTTTTGAACATATTTGCTCGGACTATAAAAGTAGGTAGCGTAATCGCTCTCCTAATCCATTCCTGCCCAACAGTGTGTTTAATATCTCTTGGGAAATTTTTGTGAGTGTCAAGTACTGCTTGAATGTAATGATATGTGTCTATATAAACCGGTAATTCGTTGGATAAAGCCATAACAACTTCTCTTTTTATTTAAACACTGCTTTTATCAATTCTCTTAACTACAAAAAACTGATTATCATCAAATTAAAACCCCTTAATTTGATATTTCATATATACTCATTTTATACAAGAGGTTGGAACCATACTGAACCTTCCAAAAGGCGACGTCCCTTGTGACAAGTTGAATATATACTACCCCTTCAACCCTTTTATGCTCGCGTTGCTCGCACGTCGCTTCGCTCCGAAGAGTTAAAGGGTTGAAGGGATAAAGGGTTAATGAAATGCTGCCACGGCACGCACATAGTTGCTGTGCGACACCTTAGTGCCCCAGTGGGCGAGGGCGCCGTCGTGCAGGATCAAGTGCCAAGCGTGCGTCGCCGAGGACTCAGTCGAACTCCAATGCCAGCTCTCAACAAGCGGGCTTGCGCCCGAAATGACTGAGAGACATTGATTGATTGCATACTTGTGTTTCCAAATGATGATTAACTCTGCAATAGATGGCAACCACCATTTCCCGGCACCAATACCGATTTTAGTATGTTCTGTATCGCCCTTATCATAAGAACGATCATAAGCATTACACCATGCAGGCGCATACTGAGTCCATTCACCTTGATTTTCACCAAATAATTCTGTTCCTTTTGCCATGATAGCGGCAGTCCTAGTTTTACCGGTATAATCAACAAAAGCCTTATTGTAGTCACCGCCAGTATCAGCATTAACTGCAACGGCGTTTTTGGACCATTTTAGCTGAGTACCAGTTGGAGAAACGATAATTGGTGCTTGTCCGTCAATTAACACAAGTACACCATCAGCCTTTTCTCCTGCTTGTTCCAAAGCCTTCCATTTCCAATATGGAACTGCTAAAGGCCAGTTATCACTCTTACGATGATAAGTTACAAAACAACCATCTGTTGCAGCTTGCAACCGAGGCTCTGAATCGTTGATTTGATTCTGAAGCGAATTGTCTTTTTCGTGCAAATCCGTCAATTGTTTTTTTATGAACGCTTGAACCTGTGCTCCAGTCAACTGGGCACCCTTCGCTCCCCAGTCGGTTTCCATTGTAATTTCTGTTGCCATGTTACTTAATTTTTTTGAATTAAATATTTAATCAATATATAATAGTCTCGCCATACAAAAACTTTAAATACCATTGCTCCAAACAGCATCATTTTGCCACGGAAATTCATTTACCCACAATCCCATACCAAGACATCCATAAAAATTTTTTGCGACATTTTCTTCTAATGAAGCAATGCGTTTTTCAATGTCTGTCGCATGATACCATAATATTTTTGTGGGAATTCCTTGATCATCGTAAAAAACGTATTTGGCTATTGAAAGCCCCCATCCGTCCTTAACGTCAACATCAGGATATACTACACACTGACCAGCATGGAATCCGGCTGGATTTCCACTAACCGGGTCAGTGTATAATGTGTCCGTGCTTGATGGCTGCATGTTCGCAATGGGAGTGTATTCATCACGACTCAACAAGGCAAGTAAGTAGTGTTTTGTCAATTCAAGTTGTTCCCAACAAGTCTTGACACTGAATCTTTTATCACCTATATTGAGCGTCTGTAAAACATTGGTATCTGCCATTGCGATTGATTATTTAGTAATGATTAGACAGCCTCAGTTATACCGGAAATGGTCAAAGTTTCTGTATCTGAATCATAGCTGTAGGTAACTTTTTTAGCGCCATCATCAATGGAATCCAGCTTGGATTTCAAGTCATCGGTAAAGTCATTCTTTGACAGTCCGTATCCTTCAACCTTATCAACCTTCTTTTCGATAGCCGCACTTACTGTGGCCGGTTCTCCTTCACCGCCGATGCCGATAAGCAGATTTCCTAAAGCCTGAATGGAAGCCGCCATTTCTGTCGCCTCGGCCCCGTGTTCTGCTACCCAGTCAATTAACTCCTTGTAAGAATTAACTACGGCATCATCGGTTACTTTAGTGGAAAAGTCATTGAACGCATCATCAATAGACTTCTTTATGGAGCCGACACCGACACCATTTAAAGTTTCGATGGCTGTGGTGTTGTTGCTAATAACAGTATGCAAGGCTGAGTCCAAATCGCTCTCGGAAACTTTTTCCTTGTAAGCCAAGGCCGCAAGACCCTTGACCGCCACGTCCACACCAGCAACGGAAATAGCACCATTAGCCGAACCACTTGCAATTAGGATGTCAATCATCTTGTTTGCAATAGCCAATGCCGCACCGTTGACTTTGACACCCTCCAATACATTTACTTGCGCTCCCTCGGCAATTCCTGCTAGTTTAGAATAGTCGCTTGCGGACATTAAACCGTTTTGATTTGCTGATGCTGAAGGAACAGCATAAGTTTTACCATCAATGATAAAACGAGTTACATTTAAATCTGCCATGTTTTTGATTAATTTAAGCAGTTAATAAACAATAGTGGAACTTCCCCTCCACATTTAGGGTTTATTTTATTTAAAATCAAGTGTCTCTGCTGTCGCTTGATAAGAGTGTTCTACATTGTCAAGCACTAAAGACTGTCCAGTTTCATTATAATAGTGAGAAATAGAATTTAATGTTACTTCTTGATTGTTTTTGTCATAGGATTTTACTGTAATCTTTTCTTTTGTTCCATCATCAGTAAAACCGCCATTAGACCATTCCGATTCATTATACCATAACAATTCATTATTCCATGCACCTACACTAATCACTGATAAACAAAGCATTATGGTTTCAAGCATACTACTTTGTTTATCAAGTTCCTTTTGGTGTTCGGTAAGTTGTTTTTGTTGAGCTGACAACATATTCATCATATTGGAAAATGATGATTCCAATTCGGAAATACGGCTCTCATAATTTCCGGAACAATTCATCCAAATATCATCATTGTGCCACAAAAACCAATCTCCCCATATTCCATCATCAAAACAACAGAAGTGCGCTCCAATCTGTGCTATTTTCTCATCTTGGATGGCTTGCTCTTCTGAGTTTTCTTCTAATTGGGTGTTGATATCCCCTATGCTATTCTTTGATTCTATTACACTCTTTCCCAGTTCTTTTACATCTTCATGAAAGTCACTTAGTTCTTTTTTATTTTGAGAAATATCATTTGTGTTTTTGATAACAATTTCGGCTAATTTATCAACGATGTTTCGATTAGTCCATTCCGATTCATTGATCCAAAGCAAGTTATTATCCCAAAAACCATTATTTATAGTCGAATGAGTTTCAAGAAGCACATCTATTTGCCTTTGTTGCTCTTTATTTGTGACTTTATTCTTGGAAATATTCTCGTCCAAATTATCAATGCTTTGATAAATGATTTCATGTTCATCAATAAGATTGGCTATGCTCGTGTCATGTTCACCAATTCTATTCAACACATTTTCAAATGTGTCGCATGTCATATTTGAATTTTCCCAGACAGCCGCATTATTCCATTTTAACCCGTTATCCCATTGTCCGTTACTAAAGCAACAAAATCGTTCGAGCAAATCTCCTAATTGCTCATCATGCTCATATATCAGCAATTCATCTTTTTCAAAACGATCTATTGTATTCTTTATGTCACTATCATGCTGTTTTACAATATCATCTATTTGCCCTTGCAAATCATCAGTAATAGAAAATTTATTGTTGTCCCATAAAGACAGATTGCCCCAATGTAACAAATTTTCCCACACACCTTCACTAAAGCAGCTTATAGAATTATTCCAATTATCATTCTGTTCCAGTAGATAATCATTAATTTGACGCTGTTCTTCCTCATGCCGGGCCATGTGCACATTAATTTCTTCAATATCTGAATTGATTTGCTCAATATCCTCTTTATGACGATTTGAAAGTCTATCAATTTGATTTTGCAGATCATCTGTAATTGCATACTTATTGTTATCCCATAACAAGTCATTATTCCAAAGCAAAGTATCAAACCAAATACCTTCACTGAAACAACTATAAGTATCTAGAACAGAATTTATCTCACGCTGCTGTTCAACATTTAATTTTTCAATTTCAAGGATGCTTTTCCATTGTTTTTTGTCATCTTCTTGAATTGCTTCAATTTCTTTCTGTTGTTTTTTCCATTCTGCATCTAATTTTTTGATGTATTCAAGTGTCTCTTTTGTGAGATTATCAGTATCAATGGCGAAATTGTAATAATACACCATATCAACAATCACATCCCAGACATCCGTATTGGCAAAAGCAAGATGTCCTGCATCATCTGCTATGCGAACTGGTGTTTTTCCTTGCGCTTGTAACACTTTGCATCGGAATACACAGCCACATATAGTGACTATGTTTTCTTGATAGTATTTCTTTGTAATATCAAATGTGTTGCGCCATTTAAGGGCGGTCCCTATTTTGACAATATTATTATTGTTCATGATAAAATGATATTATTGAATTATTTGAGTTGCATATATATGTTGGGTTATTTCATCCAGTGTTATGTCACTAATATTAGTGCTGTTAGAAACAATGCCCAGTAATCGTCCAGTATTAACATCTTGTATTAATCCAAGCATATTTTTAATATTGGCACTTGTTTGAGGTACCATATATAACCCCTTTCCAATTCTAAATTGTTCTTGTTTAATCATATACTTGATAGTGGATCTGCGTTTCAGTATAAAGCATTTATGGCACGTTTCAGTTATCCAATATGGTTGTTCGACCAATGCTGTATATAAACGTGTTCCATCATTATCATTGATAATAAATAAAGGCGCATCCTTAATCTCATCCTCTTTTTCATCATCAAACATGATAATGGTATTTGCTTCCAATGTTGCCGAAACAATAAAGTATTCGTTACTTGGAATGACTTCTCCGACTCCATTAAATTGACCGGGCTCAATCTTATTTGCAATACGGGTTGATGTGGTCGTATAGTCTTGAAAAAGTATTATATTAAGTACGTTTGAATATCTATCTAATAATTCCATGAAATTAATATCGGACAATTCTGTCAATACTATATTTCTACGCACATACTCATCAGTAAACATACTGAAGAAATCAAGATTCAAATTTGCTAAATCTTCCAGATCCGTATCTGCGACCTCCTTTTCCGGGTTAAAAAGCACATCAAGCTTGCAAGTTTCATTGTCAAAATCAGCATCTTGAATAGGTTTATTATCTGCATCAAATTGAGCTTCAAGTACCTTGTGTAAATCAGAATGGGCTACTATACAATTAAGATATTTTGTAATACCAACACCAGTAGTCGGATAACGATAGCTTTTACCGGGTGCGCACAATGTTAATAACTGAGATGCCTGGTCATCACTATAGTTTATGCTGATATCTGTACTTTTGGATGAATAAATATATGCCTTGTCCAAAATTTCAGATTTGTAATTTTGAACCATCTTGACAATGAATTCCCCATCAATATCAATATATGGCAACATGCAGGCTGATATTGGTGCTGAGATGTTTTTACTGAGGGCATAACTGTTTACTGGAACCCCGAACTCGCCCCGAATATTGTTAAAAACACCATATTGACCATTTTTCAATCCAACTAAACGGACTCTAAAATGCCTTGTATCTGGAACATATACGGATGTAAATCGACAAGTCATTTCTCCGTTTTCATATCCAACAATGCCCCAATATGCTTCGGGAATGATTATATTGCAAATCAAAACATCTATGGCCTCATCCTCATCAAATAGGTTTCCCCACAAAGAGTCAAATACCGGTTCGGCAGCATTGGATTTGTCTTCGGTCAACAAATCACGCTCTTTCATATCTAAAATCAAGTCCCTTACCATATTAATTATATCTTATATTCTATAATAGTACACCGCAACATCATTCTAAGTAATTGTGATTTTAGTGATTGATGCTGTTCCTGCCGATGGTGCGGTTGGTCGTGATGCGGCTCCCGGAACGCTGTTTAATGCTATGGTGTTAATCCAGTCCATGATACCACCACAGACTACTTCCCATACCTTTTGTTGAGGGGATTCGTCATTGATGTTATGGGCTGATTTGAGATTCCCTTGCATGGTCATTATGCCTATGTTTAGGAATGGTTTGGTTGGGAATACCAATCCAGCAGTGCCAGCAGGCACTAACTGGAACCCTGTAATGATGTTCGCTTCTATCTGCTTTATCCAATTATCAAAATGGTCTGATGGACCTGTTGGAGCGCAAGCGCCTACGATTTTGAAAGTATCAGCTACCACCGGGTCTGGAATAGGGGAGGGAACAGACGGTATGATTCCTGCATAACTGACATATACGGTCGTGTTTGCTATCAAGTATTCAGTGATTCCTTGTGCTACAGCCGCCATTGCTGATGTGACACTATTTTCCGTGTATGAGCTTCCGTCCATACCGATGGCCGCATTCAATTTGCCGATTATTGTTTGTGCAAAAGCTGTCTTACTCATATTTTTAAACTAAGTTCCACTTACCATCGAACCACAATGAGGTGCACCACTAAAAGGGCACGCCTTAATTGGGTTAAATGGACCATTTAGGTCGGTATTACTCATTCCTTTGGTTTTTAATTGCCCACCGGTAATAGTGACAGTTTTTCCATCGACTTTTACGTCATCCCCTTTAATTTCGCAACTGGTGGTTTCTATTTTTGCTGTTTCAGTTTTGATGCTTACTCTCTTACTCGTTTCAATCACTACACTTTCACCATCAATAGTAATTTTTGTATCTCCAACCGTAATGATCTTATGTTCTACTGTTTTTTCTTGTCTAAACCCCTTTTCATCATCAGGAGACACAATATGGTCTATGATTGATTTTGATTTATAGGTTGTGCTTGTTCTATGTTTTGTTGGCTCCAGCTCATAGTAGTCTTTTTCTAACCCATCATTTGTTTCCACAAAACTCTTGACCTCAGTAACACCTATTTCAATTTCCCCATCATCTAAATCTTCCAATGATGAGGCTTTCATCTTGATATGGCGAGCATGACTATACATTAGCACATACTCACATCCATCAGTCGGATTCTGAACAATAACAACTTCTGAATACAGCATTGGAACAATTTGTATTCCGTTTTTATTATCTTGAATAGCTGATAACAACACCCCCTTATGATGACCTGTACCCATCGTTTGATACTCATCCGGCTCATAATTAAATTCTTGCACATCAATAGTTCCGGCTAAATCTCCATCTTCATTAATAGCACATACATAACCAAATATTTTTTTGGTGCCGCGTACAGAACCATCAGAACTAACCATACCGTTTTTAGCAATTTTTTCTATGGATCTACGCACATCACCTGAAATCTTATTTATTTCACCTGTAATAGACATATCTATTTTATTTTATGATTTGAACTGGTTTTGCAAATGAGGCAATTTTGAATGGTATTTTAAGTTCACGTCTATATCCATTTATACCGAATGTAGTATTGACTGATTCTACATAATAATATCCATTCTTTTCAGGTTGACGGACATCAACAAGACCAACAATATCAGTTGGTTTAATAAATAAGTCACCGAAAATCACTAATGAACCTGATATACCATTAGGGTTGTAATTGGCCCAATACTGTTTTGCCTCTTCAATCAATTCCTCTTCAGTAATACCAATTTTGGTAGATAAATAGTGGATAACATTGTACTTATCCAATTTTACCGGGTCTGTTAAGTGCCCCTCTATCATCTTCGTGCTGAATGTGCCATCGACATATTTCATCTTTTTCCTGTCTTTAACCTTACGACGATTAACCACTTGAAATTGCCCGTCAGAGTCTATCATCCACCCCTCATCGTCTGGATTTGGATTCTTCCGTATCGTAAGTTTAAAAAATTTGTTATCCTTTGTTCGGCCCTGCGCTTCAACCGCAAGATATTTTTTGTCATTCCTTTTTAAACTCAATTTGTCTTGCGCCACATCCCAGTCAAACTGAATAAGCATGACAGAATTGTTTCCACCATTATATGTGATATATTTTTTGTCATTATTAGGCAATTTCCCACCACCTTTTCCTGCATAATATGTTAATCCGACTCTGAGTTGTGCAGTTCCATTTGATTTGGTTTCCATTATACACAACACGCCACTTTTACTCCATTCTGTAAGCACGTCTGCAATTGTCAGATTATTACTGATAGATCCTCCGCTTACTGAAATAGTAGAGTTTTTACTGGCTTCAGATAGTGATATTCCAGTGCCTTTCAAAAGATGATACTTCCCATCATCATCAAGGAAATCCTTTACAAACAAAGTGGATTTAACTGAAATGTTAGGAGTGCTGACTGCTGTTAAAACATGGGCCATATTAGTACATTCTAATTCCAATGGCGTATCTACTGAGATGGCTGTAATGAATCCTGTAAACGCTATATCCAAATTTGAATCATTATCAGCAGTATTCATTTTATTAAACTCAATTTCAGAGTAAGCATATCCAAGTCTAATCTCGATACGATTCCCAATAGCGACATCATTAGGACTTAGCAATGCTTTTTCTGTTTTAGAACGATTAAAATCTATCAAGCCTTTGTCATCATAATTAGCGGCCATAGATGTTGTTGAAGTCCCATCTTCACTGAATTGAGATGTCTGTGTACTGGTAATATCACCATCGTTGTTTGTTTTCTTTAGTGTATCTGTTTTCTCAGTAGAGTCATTTTTATTTCCGCTCTTAACATCTTTGTCCTTCTTACTTGATAGACTAATAACCGTACCTCTTGGAAAACGAACAGTAGCTTTGTTTATCAATTCTTTAGATGAATCTGATATTTCAATACTTTCACATTCCCGGATAGTCAAACATTGACTTGCGGAAGGAATTGAAAACCAATCTGTACCACTGGCTTTCCATATCTTGATTTGACAAACAAGTATTGCCAACTTATCCTCATACGCTTTATGCTCATAATATTGAGGCGTCAAAGTATAGTCTATTTTTTGGACTATATCAGGACGCCGCGTTCTCAATGATGTTGAATCTGCTGCCATAAGTTATAATTTATTTTCCAACATTCCGGCAGCAAGACCAGCCCCCTGACTAAATACATCAGCGGCCATAGACTTTAGTCCTTCTAATTGGTTGTTTAACATCTTCATCCATTCGCTACTATCATCCTCTTTGTCAGCCACAGCTTTTTGAGGAATGATTGATATTGTATCTTCTGAAATTTCAATATCCTTTTCAGGCTGTAATCCAATAGCGGAAAAAGAATATTGCTGAAGTGCTTTATACCCTTGTCTTGGCGGCATATTGAAATCTGTTATTACAATATGACTAATGCCAAATTGATCAAGTATCTGATTATTGATTTTGACAATACCCTTATATTGCATGACTTTGATAAATTTCTTCACTTCCTCTGACGGATAGATATCAGGTTTACCGCTGGTGATTTGCCCACTAACAGAAAATTTAATATCTCCATTGGACACGAGCTCTTTTCTGCTGTAATCACGTCCTTGAACACGTGTAGCAATCAAATTTTTATCTGAATTGATTGTTACAAGAGCTGTCGTATCATACCATACCAGAGTTTTAGTGGTTACAACATTATTAATTGTATTGGGTTCTTGTTCTTTATATATCCCTTTTTTTGCGTCGATGACCTGGGTACGATATACTGGAAAATTTTGTGTCACCGTTATACTTTGGTCTAGTTCGATACCAAGCATAAGAGCCTCCGGAGCTTTACATCCCCAATCATCAAGTGCATAAATAGTTCCACCATCAACCTGCATCATCCCATATTCCTTGGCTTCCTCTTCTTGCTTTTTAAGTTCAGATTCTATCCATGCTGATCCTATATTACTTTTAGTGCGTTTACCATTTAATAATGAATTAAATGCGTTGACCGCCTCACTTTTAAGTGCGGACACAGCTCCGCCAACGGCACCTTTAACTGCTACTTGTAAAATAGAACCACCGGCACCATCATTATAGTAGAACTTACAGTTCCTATCTCTGCCACCATTTGCTATTTTGCTTTGCAAAGTATTAAACATCGCCCCCATAGCAGAGGTCATTGCGCTGTTTGTGGCTGTAATTGCAAGATTATTCAGACTTCCCATACCTTATAATAGTTCATAAAATTGAAAAGCTCTATTCCCAAATTTCACATTGGGAATAGAGGCTTGTTCTTATGTTAAATCAATAGTACTTTGCGCTTGATTAGAGGCTTCAGCAAAAATTCTATATACAGCTTCAGAAATTTTGGATTCCATAGATTCAACCAAATCTCGTTCTTCGGCACTTGAAGCCACTGTTGTACGATCAAAGTGAGCAAGCTCATTAATATGGATATTTATTTGTGTTGGTCTGGCAGACGAACGCTCATATTTGGACGCATACTCATTTTGACTTGTAATACCAGGTGTTGTAGCCTTATTCGTTTGGGTATTTACGTTGTCATTTCCATTGTTTTGAACTCCCGGTAAAAGTGGCCCTTTCCCATTAAACTCTGGAACTCCACCCAATATTTTATCAACAGCTTGATTCGCTAAAGTTTTACGTATATACTTTGCATCATTGACCGAAGAATATGTTTTACCATTAATTGTTAATTTCCCATTTGGATTTGCTACATATTTCTGATATTCCTCAACCGTTGTTCCATATTTCTTTAACACGGAATTATCTGAAACATTGTTGTGATAGAATGATGCCGCATCTTCTGGTGTGACTGGCAGATTTAAAAGTTGGTTTTGCGTCCATTTCAAAGCATCTTCTTTTGTATTAGGAACCAATCCAGATTCAGCCATCATCTGATAAACTTTTGCATACATATTTGCAAAGTTTTGTAAGCTACCTTTGAAATTGCCAACTTTTTCTTCTATCTGCTTTATTATATTATCGCTATTTATTTTCCCGTCTGGCAACATTGATAACTGTAATTCAATCCATGCAGATTGTTTATTATCAGCAGAAACAGCATTCCACATCAAAGGAAAATCACCAATTACATTACTTATCGCACTCCACCATTGGTTTGAATAAACTTCAATACCATTCCTTAATGCTCTGTAAGCATTGAGTTTCCCAACCAAAGATTCGCTTTCTCCATTGATGAAAGAGTTTATAATATTGTACTGACCAATTGCATATTCACGATAAATGCTTGGATCCGAGATATTATTGAATTGCTCTAAACTCATTCCTGTTGATGTGCGGAGTCTTGAATCATTCAGATTTACAATACTATCACGAATCTTGTATGCTTGTTTATAGTATTCTTCCTCATTGATACTGCCATCAAAGAATTGTTGTCTCAAATTCGCAATTTGCTCATTGGCGTTTTGTATAACTGGATGGTTGGCTCCGGCGGTTCTTAAAGCGGCCTGAATTTCATTGTTTTGAACAAATTTCGCTTTGTTTTTTGCACCAAATAAAAGATTGTACAAAGCTATACCGCCATCCGCATCTGTACCGGTATATTGTAACTGTGAATTATCTTTTGTCAATCCATCACCAACGAATCTATCATAATCTTTACCTATAGCAAATTTGTAAAGTGGATTTTGATTAACACGTTCACGCCAGCTTGAAACTTGTTGGTCTATTCCTTTATAGCTTGAATTTTTGGACAAATCAGCCATTATATCAGCATATTCACTTTTAAATCGCTTTGTATTTGCCTCATATTCAAGCTCTTTTTCTGATTTTTCAGTGGATTCAAGGATTTGTGCTGGATTTTTGAATTTATCCAATTGCTCTTTGTACCACTGACTATTGCTAATCATAGCACGGGACACTTCTTCTGATTGTTTGGCCATTTGTTGTTGTGCTAATATTTGAGCTTCAGTATTGCCATTTACAAATTGGAACAGTTTGTAAACTCCGAATCCTAATGCACCCAATGCACCAATAGTTAATGTTATCGGATTTACCAAAAAACCTATTGCTTTAGCAAGTGCAGTAAGAAGTCCGGTTAACATGCTTTTAATTCCACCTACGAACGGGGCAAAAGACATCATTGTCGGTACAGCGTTTCTCGCACCATTAAACGCCCTTCTTACAGTTCGTGATGGAGTATATATTTTATTGGCTCGTTTCCTTACTTCTGCATAATGTTGACGAGTTTTGTTATCAAGTTCATTGCGATATGAAAGAATTTCTGCACTTGTAGCGCCAAGAGGTGCCACTTTTCTTGCTATTATTGCATTTTCAGCAAGTTCTTGACGTGCTCTTTCCGCTGCATTTCCATAAATATATTGAGATCTACCAACTGCAAATGGAGCACCCAATAAAGCAGAACTTGCTGTTGTACCAGCAATCATTCTTCCTGATGCAGCCTTAGCCATTGTTGCGCCCCCGGCAATAGACACGCCAGCCAATTTTGCGATAGAACCACCAAGTCTATTAAATACGCCTATCAGAGAAACTATTGGCGAAATCAATGTTCCAATTTGTGTAAAGAACATTTGGATAGTTACCCAATATTTAATCATCCCAGGAGCCATATTGTACAATTCAGCCCATATCTTTACAAACCAAGCCATCACCTTTCCGATTTCAACAATCATGTCGATAAGGTTCTGCATCATCTGCATTGTTTCCGGTTTTGCAAAGTAATCTCTGAGTTGTCGAAGCATACCTTCAAACCCACCTTGCCGTTGCTCAAACGCTTGAACAATCCCTTCGGTAAAGGTTGATGTCACTTGTGCCCATAATCCCTGAATTGTGTTTTGTTTTTCTTCTGCAATAGCTCCAGAAATGTTTCCATTCATTGATGCACGATTAGCTAACATAAGTGCGACAAGCGAACTCAATCCAGCCTTACTACTCATTTTGTTAGACATTGCGTCTATTCCTGTTCCAATTTCTTGGGCTGCATTTGTATCGCCACCGGCAGCTGCAAGCAATGTGGCGGTTGCACCTGGCTGTGCTGTAATTCGGAATAAATTACCAACAATTTCAGCCATTTTGTTTTCAGGTATGCGTTGTGCCATGTCAACCAAAATATCAGACATAGAACGATAACCTCCATCTTTTTTAATTGTGGTTATGCCATAGGTCTTTTTCATCATATCCAACACCGCCTTTTGGTTTTTATTAGGCTTGAATATGTTTTGGTACATCATACGTAATGCGGTACCGGCAGAAGATGCCTGAACACCGGCATTACCCATAACTCCAAATAAAGCCATTGTATCAGCAAAAAGGTTTGGATCATTTCTGCCATACATATTAGCTACACCACCTCCATATTTTGCAGATTCAGCCAACATCATAAGGTCAGTATTAGACCGTGTAGCTGTTGTAGCCATTATGTTGGCGGCTTCACGCATCTTTTCCGGCATGATTTGGAACGTAGTCATTATATTGGTCATTTTATCAGCAGTCTCTCCCAAATCAGAATCTCCAATCAAAGCAAGGTCTGCAATAGGGCGGATGGAAGCATTGATAGCGTCAATATCATAGCCTGCCATAGCAAGGAATTTTGCCGCATCAGCAACTTCCGGTGCTGAGAATTTAGTTTTTACACCAACATCACGAACGGTAGCTTCCATATTCTTAAACGAGCTCTTACTATACGAGTCTGTTCCATGTTGCAATATGGCTTGGGTTGTACGCATCGTATTTTGGTATTCCATTGCCTGAGTGAATGAATCACCTATAGCAGACATAGCTCCTCCAACGGCAAACATCACACCCATACCTTTAGCCATATCAACAGCCATAGGTGTACGTGTTCCGAATGAAGTCTGGCCAGTAAAAGGATAAGCCCATTTACGAGCCTGATCAAAGAATGGCTTTTGTCTGACAGCAGATGCTAATGTACCCTTACTGTTCCCAACCGTACTTGGTTGTGCAACCTGTCCTTGTAGCTTGTTTATTTGATTTTGAAGTTGCCAAGGAACTGCCACATTAGCCGATTGCATCTGACTTGATACACCTTGTAAATATTTCAACATCTGAGGCGATTCCATACCGGCAGTAGGTGTAATTCCAGTAGTAGAAACAGCTTGTTTAAAATATTTCCGATGCTTTGCCATCATGTTCGCCTGTTCTTTATTCTGAGCAAATGGCAACATTGAATTATAAGCCCTCGCTCTCAGACTTGCGGCTTGTCTTTGGTGTCTTGATATGCTATTTTGTACAGCAGCATTGTGTGCAGCAGTCTCTTGTCGCTCGAAAGGTGTCGGTCTTGCAAATGCGGCTCTTGCATCTTCACGCATTTTCAATAATTCACTATCCATTTGCATTTGTGCTCGTTGCTGCCAGCCATAATCCGGTTTAGGAACAGCCTCAAACAGGCGGTTATACATAGATTGTTGCTGGGTGTACCATGCCTGTTCTTTACCTCTGTACTCACGACCTTTTAAGATCATTTGCTTACCACCAGCCTTCGCTTTTTCCGCATTTTTTATCGCATTTTCTTTTAATTTTGCATATCGTTCTTGCGGAGTAAGTTCTTTACTTTTAGTGACAGTGCCTTTATTGCCTGTATTTTTAGCAATATTACTTGCTGTAGTAGAGGCTGATGAAGTAGAAGTTGCAGCTTTAGAAACATTACTACTTGCTGTAAGCTGAATGTTCTGTGGGGTGTTTGACTTAATAAGGGCAATAAATTCCTCAAATGTTGCAATTGCAGCCTTAGTATCCAAAGAAAGTGTAATCGGAGGAACCTTTGATGACAGCTTTTTTAATTGCTCTTGCCGACCAACAGCGCCCTTTTCCCACATCAATTTTATAGATACAGGAATGCTTTGACGAGGGATGTTCTTGATTGATGCAGACACTTGATCTGACATAATCTTAACATTAACCGGAATAGTTTCCGATATTTTACCCTGTATTTTAGTCATTTCTCCAATGACAGGAACTACAGGGGGATTCCCGATGACATTGATTTTTTTCAAGTTACCAATAATATCAACCGTCAATGGCTTTACACCCTTAGTTGCCGACTGAGTTGAAGCTGTGGCTTTTCCTTGAAGATTCTTTACAACACTTTCATGTTCTGCTTTGTTAGCTTGATATTTTTCAAGTGTTTTTGTATCACGGGTAATTTGTCCTTTTAATCCCGGTGTAGGTGCTTGCTTATACTTTGCTTTATTGTCATCCAGACGTGATTGAACACCTGATATTTTCTTATTCCACTCCTTGATCTGCTTTTTAGCATCTGACAGTTTTGCTTTTTCGTCTTTGGTCAAAGAAGTGACCGGAGTTCCTAATTTTGAACCCTGCGCTCTTTCATCTTTAGCTATGAATGGAGCTGTAACAGAAGAAGTCAGTCCGGCTAATCTTTTAAGTTGTGTTTCAGCAGCCGCAAATGCTTCCGTATTCAATATCGGCTTGATACTGAACGTACCTTGTGTCTGCAATGTTTCAAGTGCAGCCTGAACTTGTTTGATTATCGTTAATGCCCCATTAACTCCACCAGCATTAGCTTTAATGCTAATTGTCAGTGATTTATTCTTAGCATCTCCAAATGCCTTTTTCCATTCTTTGATAACCGCCGGAGTAACGTTTGTCAGCTTTGCTGGTTGAGGAACCGATTTTGCGGAACTTACAACTTGTTGTCTGGCTTTTGAATCGACTTTTGTTTGTTTTGCTAATGCTTCTTTTTCAAGTTTTTCAGCAACGGCAAGATCTGCATTACGCTGTTTGATTAGCTGCTGAAGCATTTTCTTACGCGCTTCCAGTTCGATAACACGATCATCCATTTTGGCATTTTTAGCCATTTGAATTGCGCCATCTCTATTCCTTGTTGTTTTTCCCTTCTTAGTTACTGGTGTACCTAAAAGTTTATCAAGTTCTTTATTATAAGCAGCAATGTCATTTTTTAAGTCTTTAATAGATTTTGGACTTCCAAGTGCTGTGCTAATTCCTTTTTGCATAGCTTTAGTTGCGGAAGTGTTTCCTGATAAAGCTTCAAATAATGCAGCGTGCATTTCTGCGGCAGCACTTCTTACTTGAATAACCATATTTCGCAACTGGTTATTAAATGCTCCGACATCAATTTTAGGTGCAAAAGAAATATTTGCGTTTTGCTTTAACTGAAATGCCGACTGGCTTACTTGTTTGATTGCAGCAGAAAGTTCTCTCATTGGAACCTCAAACTCTTTAGCAATATTTGCGATTGATTGAAGTCCTTCTGCGGCTTTTGTTACATCGGCTTGGATATCATATCTAACGATATAATCTTTATAATCTGCCATAGGTAATAAAATTAAATGTTTTACTACCTATTAATAGTGTATGAAAACCCCAAGTCATTTGTTGGCTTGGGGTATGCTTTTATGATGATATACTTATCCTATATCGTGCGAAACTTCTTCTGATATGAATCCGCTATAATTAATTGGTTTAATATCCATTTTTATTGCGATTGAGTCTGTTTCCAAAATATCATCATTTTCTAGAAATGTCACAACTCTGCCATCTATTTGATTAAGTCCCTGCTTATTTCTCATAACAGAATCCAAAATAGTATTAATCGAATCTGTGATGATCGCAATTGATGTTGAGCTGATATTATGTGTCCCTGGTATATAGATATGATGGCTATTGATGTATGGTATTAGGGCCGTACAAATAGCTCTTCTGCATTTATGTATAACACGATTATTGGCAATTGTACTGAAATCCCCATCACATAATGTTTGATCACTGCTAAAAAAGTATGAAGCCTCCATGCCCTCGTAATCAACTGGTATGATATATCCACGTGATGATATGATATTGGCCCATATACGATGTACACTATCTATCGGAGTGCCACTATCTCCAACTCCCCATTCAGGATAGTTGAACCCCTCATTTTTATTCAGATCACATTTGCCCAAAGAAGCAATACTTTCCTCAGCTCCACAAAGTGATAAACATGCCATAATCAACCCTAATGATCCTACAGGAGCTTGTAATGGATTGTCTTTCTGAATCCGGTGTATTTCTGCTGATCCATTTTGCGCAAGTACAACCGAAACTTTTGGACAATTTAATTCAATTGCGTTCGGGAGAATTTTATAATTGACTTTCCCATTTTTCACATAGGAACTATTTCCGCAAAGTATGATATTAAGAGGAACCATAGTGTGCGTAGATACACCGGCCCTGCCGTTAATCTCATCAGCTTGTAGTTGTAAATCCGTAATCAAAGAAGTGAAACCTAATGTCTTATCATCTTTCATTCTCCATATCGGTTGTGATGTCCATATTCCTATTTGAAACATTTTACCACTTACTTGTTGCTGCATACTTTGAATGACATCCCAATCTTCTGAACAATCGGCAATAGCTATATATAAAGCTTGATTTCCACCTACAAAATCATAAAATTGGGATAAATGATGATATAATAAACCATTAATAAAGCCATCATTAGCTATACCCAATAAGACCGCATCATCCATGTTTTTTACACATTGAATTTTACCATCTTTAAAATTATGATATAGCAATGGATAGTCGTCGAACGGTTCATCAAATCCACTTATATCAAACAACATTGCACCGACACTTTCATCAGTCGGAATATTAAAGGTTAAATTCGGTTTTTGTTTAACGCCGGTATTGATATAACTAAGTTGTGCCATTTTGTTTTCTTAATAATAGTATGGGCAAAAAAATAGGAGCCATAATAGCCCCTATTTCTCCGTTCTATTTTGCACCACCAGCCAGTGTACCCAATGAATTTGCTTGTTGTACCATAAGCATTTGTGAATGTACCCAATATGCGTTCTCAGACCAAAAGGCAAAATCCTCAATGCTCATAGTGTTAAAGTCTAAGTGAGGATAGTAATATGCGGTCAGTGCAAAGCGTTGTCGAAAATAATCCTCTTTACCTATTTGGCAACGCTCTATTGCTTTACCATGTCAGCATTGCGAGAATCAATTAAATGATTGAGTTGCTGCATTGTGCCGTAGAGGAACAATTCATCATCATCAACCAATTCACGATCTCCAGCGAGGAACACGTTGGTTGCAAGCATTTTACTTGCCTGTACCAAATCCTTTTGAACAAAATTCATGTACTGGCTGAAATGGATTAGGCTCGGGCGACGCAAATAAGCAATATAAAGAGGCTTATCATCACCATCCTCACCTTCAACAACAATGATGAAGATTTTACGCAACTTGTGCTGGGCCTTCAGCTCTTCTGCCTTCTTCACAATTTCTTCACGCACCTCAATTGGAACATTCACATCGTTAATGAACTCGATAGCCGGGGCTACTTGTTGGTTTTCGGTAACTTCTGTTTTCTTTTCTTTTGCCATTGCTGTAATTGGTTTTAATTGTTTATAAATTATACTTCAGTGAGGCGTATTTGATGCGCCATCATTATATAATAGTAAACCTCGAAAAATATATGAAAAGAGGCGATCATTTCTGACCGCCCCTTTAAAAACTGATAGTATAAAACAAGAAAACCGATTACGCACCACCATACAACTCATGAGACCAGCTCATGTTTGCATTTGATTGAACTTTCCCGGTGTAAATACGATGCGGATGTAAATCAAATTCTCTGGTAATTGAAGTGTCATCTTGACTTGCATCCATACCGCCTTCCGCAAGGATACATCCAGCAAGAGTGACGGTTTCGGATGTTACATTCGCTGCCACGTCATTTACCCAACTTACAATCAGATTGAATTCTCCAAGACCTAACAACGTGCCATCAGTGGATTTGTCACGCAAAGCAATCTGGGTACCGTATGGCAATGTGATACTTGCTTCATAAGTTACATTTCCAAAACCACGTTTACGAGGCTGACCACCAAGCCCATAGATGGATTCAATTTTTCGTTTCGTGTCCCACTTGATTGCAGTACAATCCACAAAGATGGGGGCCTGAGCACTTTCTCCATCAAAATTGGTCTGAAGTTGGATCATAGACCAACTATATGCTACATTATTAATTTCTGCTGCCATTGTTATATTGTTTTATATGGTTAAACTTTGGCGTTAAATGGTTGATGTGAACCCTTCTGTAACATTGATTACGCTGGTAACTCCAAGAGGTACGAGGCTATAATGAATGTCAATCGCATCAGTGTTAAGCACATCTTGATTTTCATCAATGATACATGTGCGACCGCTAATTTGCGGTTTTGATGTTCCAGGCTCAACCATATTCATATCGAGTGCCTGAATCACAATATTCTGGAACTCGGCAATTTCAGAAGCGGACAACTTTCCTGTTGTGACATCAATCTCAACATTACTGTTTACACGTGGCAAAAGGGCACGGCGAACAACTCTACGGCTTTTGTGCATTACACGACAACGTGCGATTGTACGATAATCACCAATGCTGAGTGTCTGGTCGCTGCTGAAGAAAATGCTGTTTTCCAATCCATCGTAATTGGTTAAGAAAACATAGCCTTTCTTATGAAGATAAGTGTTACGTTTGATATAACCAATTGTTTTGATGTTGGTAAATGAAGATTCTGAGCCATAAGCGTCATTGTCGGCTTCCTTAACAATATTGCCCAAACCAAGTTCCGCATCCTGCATTACTGCGGCAAGATTAAAACCATTAACATGAGCGATACTTTCATTTGCCGGAGCAACGGCCAAACATCCAATAGCAGCACCAACACATCCAACGGGGGCAAATGATTCAGCAGTATCATCGACATGGTTGACATCATACATAATCTGATGGACCGTATCAGTAGGCGCCTGTCCGACAAGTACTGTTACTTTTGGGAAATCCATTTCACTAAGGTCTGGGAGCTTTTTCAGGTCCACAACAGCTTCATTTATGATAGGCGCACTAAGCAAAATGTTTAATGGAGCATTACCTTCATAATTGGTTATACCAACCTTACCTCCTAAGATTTCGGCAACAGATTCAAGTTTAGCACAGATATTACCGGCTTCAACCGAATAAGTATCATCATCGTTTTTGGTTGCAATAGGCTTCCCTGTCCATACACCAATCTGATAAATAATACCGCCAGATGCGAGTTGCATTTTCTCGACAGCTTCAAATTCAGTATCTTCATCGCTGTTCATAAACGAGACAAAGATACGTTGTGTACCGCCGGCAAGACTGAAGAAACAATCAAGATGATATTTAGCGACACCTGCCAAAACTGACTCGTCAATACCGGCTTCTTTCAAATCTTTTGAAGTATTAAGCTCTACAACGTTTCCATTTGCAAAAGCTTTAGCCGCCACAGTGTCTGTTCCAAGAGCTTTGTCAAGCCCACCAACGATACTGGTATCAAAGATAAGACCAACGACATTTTCTGTGCTGAGGAACACATTACTGGTCTTTTTACCGTCAATATCAGTGGTAAAAACACCTCCTAAATTAGTATTCGTAGCCATTGTAAAGAGTTTTATTTATTATAAAATTTATTTTTATAAAGGACAGCATCTTTTAAAAGATACTTAGGAACACCGGCTGGATGAACAAATCCACGTGATGTTACCCAAATTTCCTTATAATGAGGATATAAACGCATTAACGTTTCCACATGAGAGGGAATGTCATTTTTATCTTTGAGTTCATCAGCAGTTTGTTCATTAGTCTGTTCAGAATTAGATTCCTGAGTTTGTTCAGAAGATTCAGATTGACTTTTTTCAGATTCACCTACACCTTTTGTAGCCTCTTCTTTCTGAACTTCTTCATTACTCTGTTCTTCTTGAATGACAGTGGGATCTTTTTTTTCTACAGTAACATTTTCGTTTTTTTTACTTGTTCTACCCATAATCAAAAAGTTTAAAATGGGACGTGTTTATCACGCCCCTGTGTATTTGAATGGAATATGTGCCGTGATTTCAGACGGCCGAACGATATTTACGTCCATCTTGATAAGCATCTTGAAGAAATACAATTCAGAATTGTTCTGAAGTTTGTCAACTTGTAGAACTTCTTCATCGTTAGCATAGTCAATACCCATCCAAAGGTTAGAATCAATACCGGTTGTAAAGCAGCCCATGATGATTGTGTCATCTGGCAACCCAACCATAGGAATGATACGTTTACCCTGGAAGCGGTGTTCGTTTTCAGTACGATTATCATTGTACTTCATAGTCTTGTCAGACAAATACTTGTTGTAAGCGTCCCAAGACTTGTAGTCCATCAGAATGACCAAGCCAGCCTTTTTACGAACTTTCGGTTCAGTATCCTGCCACATGGCATAAAGTTCAGCTTCAACAGCCGCACCATCGGCAAATGCACCTGTACCAGCGACATTGATTTGACCGCATTTCGCATCTTCAGATGAAGCAGCCGCCGCAGCATTCATCAACATACGAGCGATTGCGCCATTGAAATACTTCATAGGTCCTGCCGCATCTTCGCTACCAATTTCAGTACTACCAGCAGCAACTTTTCCATCTGCACTGGAAATTTTTGCAGCTTCGTCAGGTTGAGCGGAGCACCAAATAGCATGGTTAATATATTCCATTTTACGTTCCATGAGCAAGCGAATCATTGTTGACTGCACCTTTGGATCCAATTCACGGAACACCAAGTTGCCCTTCGGCTGGAACGGACGGTAATACTGTTCAAAATCACGCGGATTAAATTCCACATAAACCATGAAGTTCTCAGGCTCCAAATAACGCTCTGCAAATGTGTATTCACCTTGACTTGAAGTCGGAGTAGCTTTGTGGTCCTGAATAATCTTACCAAGTCTTACACTTGGAAGTGCGTATTTCTTCTGAATGCCAGATTTAACGTGAATTAAGCCCTCTTTATAGGTCTCATTGTCTTGGGCGGTAAGGGTAAGCAAATCACCAAGTACTTCGCCAGTGTAGTTGCTCTCGCCCGCATTAAAATTAAATGTTGCCATTGTTTTTATAAATTTAGTTATTTATAATTTAGTCAAGGGTACGGAACTTAAAGTCCTTTCCGACAATATCATCCACCTTTGCAAAAACCTTCTGCTGTTCGGTTTGGACCCCCTTTTCCGCATTGTCTTTATTTGCTTGTGAAATGATTTGTCCCAGATTGTCACGCGCCGGAATTTTTGATAACACATTCTCAGCAAGTTCAAAATTGTTTTGAGCCATAGCGGTATAGGCTTCACGTTCTTCTTTGTTGATTTTACACTCTGCAATAGCCTTGTCGATAAGTGCTGTAACCCTTTCTTCTTTGGCTTTTGTCTCTGCATCCCGATATACTTTCAGGGCCGCTTTTGTCTTATCCAAATCTTCAGTCAGATTCTTGATTGAAGTTTTTGCACCGGTAAGTTCCGCATTGACCTTTGTCAGTTCATCTTTTGTCTCGTTAAATGATTTCTGAAGAGTTTCAGCTTTATCAGCTTTTGCCTTCAGCTCATTAATCTTTGCAGAAACATTTTCGGATGTTGCCTTTTCCCCTGTCAATCCAAGGAGAGCAGCGAAAACAGTGATTTCGTTCTTTTCCATTGTTTCTAAAATTGAGTTAATATTCTGTTTGTTAATAGTAGCTGTTGGTAACGTAGGTGAGACCAATCCATAAATCGCTTTTATTTGAGATATGTCTTTACTACTTTTTAAAGCAGCATTAATTTTGTCTTTTACAGCTTTGGGGGTTTCAATAATGTGGTCGGCTTTAACAAACCCTTTTTCAATTGCTTGGGCTGCTGTTAAGAATGTGCCATCTTCGCCTTCCTTACCATTCATTATATTTTCAACATCTTCTTCACTAAGTCCAAAGCGTTTCATGTAAATGGTTTTTAATTGCAACGTAAAAGCCTCTGTTGCTTGGTCATATTGCTTTTCTCCATTTATATCACAGAATGGATTATGAATCATAAGCAACGCATAGTCTTTCATATACAACTCATTGCCGGCGGCCCAAATGATAGACCCCATTGAAGCGGCCAAAGCATCATTAATACATTCTGTTGGTATTGCACAATCTTGGATTTTTGCAAATACGCTCATTCCTTCAATTACACTTCCACCTACTGAATTGATATGTATTCTTATCTTACTGGGATTCACATAATTAATCAGATAATCAAATTCCCAGAGAAAGTTATCAACGCTCCAGTAGTCCACATCTGTATAAAAGAAAATGTCAGCAGGGCTACCCGCGCTGCAAACACCTTTAATGAATTTGAACTCTTGTTGTTTTACCATTGTATTTCAATTTATTAGTAATAGTACATACCAATAAATTAAAGTCTCTCTAATGTTTTTTATGTCGCTGATTATCAAATTGTTATTTTGTAAAATTTGTCGCTTCATCATAGGTAATCGGATGATCCAAATTTGTATGGTCATCAGGATTTACCCCTTCAATAGTTCTATCTTGGTCCGCATGGTTTGTAAATGGTGGACAAACAAATTTCTTATATATCTTATTTCTACTAATCCAAATATTTGCTTGTTTAAACCAAATTTCATAAGTCATCCAGCAAGGCTGCAAGCCGTGGTCAAAACTCTCCATCGGGTCAATATACTGTAACTGACAGCGTTCTTGCAGGCACTCATATTCACTTATTTGTTCTTGAATTGTTTGATGAATGCGTTCAGCCACATAATATACGTCCATATCATGTCCATCTTCATGGACATTTAAACTGTTAAGTATAAATCGAATCCTGAGAACTGCACGGCCTTCATTTATTCTTGCTTGTTGAACCAAATAATGCCAATTTATAAAATGAACAAAAGCGGCAGGGAATCCCATCGTTTCTTCTTTATTTCCTTTTGAAGATATGATTCGTTCATATTGACCATCATCTATTTGCACTGTTTTAAAAATCAATGGGCTACCTTCAATTCCATACTCCCATGTGACTTTACGAAGTATTTCCTTGATAGCTTTCAGCACATCTATTGGTCCATTCGGTGCAATTTGAATGGAGGCATTCACAACATCGTCCTCAGATTTTTTATCTATGGATGCCAATGCACTTTGCTTATTACCACTTAGGACATGCTTGCTTTTTTTATCTACAATCATAACATAATCTTTATTGATAATAGCTTATATCCGTTTAACAAGAAATACATTATCAAACAAATAGAGCTTCATCATTTTTCTCATGAAATTGTCTGTAAATGGATTTAGATAACTGGAATGTCCAATAAACTGTCTGCGGATATAAGGTTTAGGTTTATGTCCATTCCATCCACTTCCATAAGTACCTTTTCCCTCATTGTGATATCCGGCATAACAAATACTATATTTTTTATGATGTGAGGCATTGGCATGAACCACATCAGTATATACACGAGTCGTATATAATCCTGCATGTTCATCCATTTTTATTGAATTATATAAATCACCATATTCTTTCAATATCTTGCTACCGGTGCCACGTCTTGCTCTTTTTTTTAGAGTAAATGAGGATAATGAAGTCCACTTATGAGAACTGTTATTGTAAAATTGCTGATATTTGAATGAATTTTGAAATACCTTTATGGCACGTTGACCAGCTACAACACGAAAATTTTCTGCATTAACATATAATTGATGCAAACTGATTTGTATTTGTCGTACCCATTGTTTTGTTCCAGCAAGCACTGTTGTTGAACCTGGAGTACCCCTTTTGCCCTGATTAATGTCTGCCCCCCAACGACCACTTGAAGAACCTTTTTTTATGGTGCCATCAAAATCCCTATAACCGACTCTACTCCAATTATAATTTGGGTTTTCTCCACCTCTTAAAGTCAATGGTTTTGCCCACGATTGAAGATGTCCCTGCCTTGTTGTAAAACTGGTTCCTGAACTGAAATATTTGCTATATTGTTTAGGGACTGACGTTATGCGTCCACCAGCCCCTTTTACGTATCTATTATATTGTTTTATTCTGTATTGGCTGGCTTTTTGGCCATCATAATACAGAGTTCCAAATCGTGTTGAAAATTTGCTTGGATCAAATTTGGCTTTAGACATAATACTTCTCTTTTAGTTTTGTTACAAAGTTTTGAAGCATTTCCTTGTCACTCTCCCTTACGGTAAAGTAATTGTGTGACGGTCCAAAAATTCTCCCACATTTAGCCAAAGACTCACTATAAACATTATTTATCTTTTGAGGTTTCTCAATATCTTTAGCCGACCCTTTAAATTGATGCAATTTTCCATTCACAGAAGCAACTTCAAGAATTTCAAGAAAACACCGGCAGTTATATTCTATTGGCGGTATCATCCATGATGGAAATTCATCTCTTGGTGCCGCATATCCTTGTAATGCCATGTGCCACGGACGAACTTTAGCATCATTTTGGGTCCAGTACACGGCATAATCATTGGCAGACATTCTTATCCACATAGCAGCTATTTTCCCGGCATATTCAATATCGCTGTTTTCAATGGAAGCGTATGTATCATTATATTTTTCACATATTGCCAGTAAATCTTCATAATCTTCCGAGTTAAAATCCAATTCACCGTCCCCCAGCATTTCAACAGCCTCATCATAAAGCTGGTATTCCTCACAAACAGAAAAATCAATAAGGTTCTGAATGGCAGCTATCAAACGATCCCTCAAATCCTTGTCATGTTGTGTCAAATTATCGTCATTAGCATTTTGAATCAATATAATGGCTTCATCGTAACCCACTCCAAGTCCATCCAGCACATGTTTAAATGCCAAATCAGTCTTGAGTTCGCATAAAGCATAAAGAGATTCTTCTGTATTTCCATCACGTAAAGATCTTAGCAAAGCTATGAATAAGGCTTGTAATGACTGGTATTCACTATCATGCCGAGCTTGTTGTTCTGTTGTCATGGCAGCTTTTACCTGTTGTGAAAGTTTAGAGGTGCATCCGCCTTTTAATGCACCCCTGACAGAAAATTTACTTTATCCCTATGATGTCCATAACGCTTATAATATTCTTCATCGCTCATTCTATGACCATCTTCATCACCATCTCCCCAATCACCTACACTGTCACTACCGTTACTGGATTCAAAATTACGTTGTTGTCCGACTTCGATACCCCATTCCTTGTTTATTTCTTCCGGGTCAATTTCATATTTATTGGTAAGCATATCGAACAATTTGATTTTGTTCTCGTCTGACATTTCTACCTTAGTCATGTATTTGAAATACACGTCTTCTGAAATTATCCCCCAATATCTGAGAACTGGAACCACCTGCTCATTCATCACATTCTCTACAATTGTACGATAGGAATTGATTCTTGCACGATATATGTTCTCATGTGCTTTCGTTGAACCGACATAAGACTGCATACCGCCAGCCATTGATTCAGACCCTAATATTAAGTTGTCATTCTCCTTATTAACATAATCCGCAAGTGACTCATAAATCTTTTCAGAGTTTGACATGGTAAAAGCCTTGATGTCAATCTCATCCTCTTTACCTGTTACAAGAACTTTATTCTGAGCTGCCGAAGCAATTTTACGTGCTAACCTACTTCTTGACTCATTATCTTCGGCACCGGTCTTTCCATGAATAATCGGTTGTCCATAAGTGTGACTGAAATTAACCCAATTACTCAATGTATATTTTTGGGCAAGAATATTAGGGGTGGTTGCGGCAAACAATCCAAATCCTCCGTTATTCACGAGGATATAATTATGCTTGTATTGTTCAGAATCCAAATCCCAACCCGGTGTCCATTGCCCCCAACGCTGTACTACACGACGTTGGTCAGGCAATACGCATCGTCTTTCAATGCTGTTCACTTCTTTAAGTAAACCTGTTTCCGGATCTAATTCTGGCATAATCTCAATAAGCGAGTATCCATAAAGTTCTGACTCAACAATGGCCCTAATAATCTTTTCAAATTGTGACCCCTGACAGATTCGAGATTGTTGCGGGTCTCTAATCCATTTGCCATCCTTATCTTCTTTGGCAAACATATACCGCTTACCAATCAATTGAGAAAAGAGAGTTGCAATTGTTCCTTGAAGATGTGCATTTTGTATATAGCAAGAATCATACATATCTATCAGTCTTGAACGGTCATCCATAACTACACCATCATCCACTTGACTTACTATGCTTTTATATCGGCATCTTCTTGTCAATTCGTCAGTATATTCGACAATTGTTTTCTTAACAATGTTATAGTTCGCTATAAGAGCTTCATCAGTAAAAAAATTGCCATTTGAATTATTTGCTGTTCGTTTACGCATATCATTATTTTTATTGTTAATAGATGCGCTGTACAGCAACCCATGAAAACACTGAACACCAAGATTTTATAAGATATACGGTTCTGAAAATAAAAACTAAGGAAAATCTTCTCTGAAATTCAATAGGTTATGATAAATCATGTTTCACTTTTTATATACTTAATGTACACCATATACTATTATACAATGAAGTACACCTATTAAAATAATGAAATCATGGTAAACTGGAAAAATTTAAGGGCTGATCCACCAAAAGAGGATTGTGATATATGTGTCAAAATTGGTAGTAGTTATGACACATATAAATTTAAAATATATTCTAAGTGCAATTGGGGGTTAATCAAATATCCAAGAACTATTGATTCATATAAAGTCCCTAAAGAAGCGCTGTATATCAATCTTGATGAAATCAAATAATAGAATATTAACAACTTAAAAACAACAAAAATTATGTCATTTTGGATAGAAACAAAAATCCGTTACAATAAAGTAATGGAAGATGGAGCTTTGAAAAGCGTTACTGAAACAAATATTGTAAACGCATTATCTTTTACAGAAGCTGAGGCACGCATTATCAAGGAGATTACCCCGTACATATCCAGCGAGTTCACAGTTTCATCAGTTAAGAAAACAAACATATCTGAAATCTTTTATGATGATAAAGGAGATAGATGGTATAAAGTTAAAGTTTTGTTCATTACGCTTGATGAAAAAAGTGGTATAGAAAAACAAACCGCAAATTATATGTTGGTGCAAGCTGCTGATTTTCACAATGCACTTGAAAACTTTATGGATGGCATGAAGGGGACAATGGCTGACTTCAAAATCGCCAGCATATCAGAAACAAACATTATGGATGTGTTTGAAGAGAAACTTACGCAAGAATAAAAATGGATTATAAAACAACTACACTTATTAAAGAGCTTGAAACAACGGAAACTCTACTTCCTGAAATACAAGGATTATATTTTGGGTTTATGGGAGAAGACAAGGCGGTGTTTGACTATACAGCTTATTTTGAAGAGAATAAAATTCAGCACATAGACTATAAGGTGTTTATGCGCATCAACAAGCATTTTATAGAGCCATTAGTCAGAGCGTCACAAAAAAAGACATCCGAATTGTTCTACCAGAACACAAATGGGCACATTTTAGTGGCGGCAGAATTGGCTTTTGTATTTCTTGCTTTTGCAAACCCTGAGATGTGCGTGTATTTTAATAGTCTTATTACAGATGTCATATCATACGGCGTGGCATACAGCAATGGCTTTCTCTATAGTATGGCTGCTCAAAGACTACCATCCGAAGCTCTTAATGAAATAATAAACGAAAGGAAAAATGACGCATCAAGAACCGAATAACAATCCTACAACGATTGTTGCTTTTGACGCAACATATATTTTAGTTGCGATCTTTAAGTCAATCAGTGAAGCGGCAACACTTACCGGTACACTTAGACAATCGCTTATTAAGGCTGCTTACGGAGAAATAATATCTGTAAATAAGAGATATTGGAGAGCTGTTCCATCTGATTTTCAGATTGAGCCGGATGATATTGGCAAACTGACTTTATTTGATTTTGATGCAGAGATTGGTGAGGATAGAAAAATCTATAGCACACGAAAAATGCTCAAATCTTCTGTAATGTTAGAAAGCGAATATCTTACAACACTGAGTAAATAAATCAAGTTAGACTATTAATAATAAATAAGATGAAAGTAAAATTATTATCACCGGGCGCAAAAGTGCCCACAAGAGCTGAAAAAGGTGCGGCTGGTTATGATTTGTATGTTCCATGCAATTTTGTGGTCAATCCAGGACGTAACCTTATAAAACTTGACATCAGCATAGAACTGGAATCTGAAACAGAGGCTCAAATCCGTCCCCGTAGCGGATTCTCTTTGAAAGGAATTGAGGGGTATCTTTTGGAAGATATGGATACTCCAAAAAGATTTGACGCTGATGTCATTATTGGTACAGTAGATGAAAGTTACAGAGGTATAGTTGGAGTAATCATAAAAAGTTATGAATCTATCCCATTTGTGGTAAAGGAAGGTACAAAGATTGCCCAAATGGTGATTAGCAACTATTGCAATAAACCGTTTGAAGTTGTTACAGAATTGTCTGAAACCGAACGTGGAGAAGGTGGATTTGGGCATACAGGTACTAAGTAAACTCTTAACTACATGATAGGACGGTGGTCCCATGGGGCGTGTTGTTTTACGACACGCTCCTTTTTATATTATATAATGTATATAAATTCCACTCAGTATATGACTGATTATAAAAAGTGAAACAAAAATCAAAACTAAATAATTGTATACCAGCAATATATACTTTGTTTAACTTTTATTAGAAAGTGAAACATGAAAAACATTTTGTTTATTCCGTTTTTAAACGATAATTTTGCATTACCAAATTCCAAAATAATAAAGTTATGAGCCAAAAAGGAAGTATAACAACGGCAGATTACTTGCCGTACAGTGATTATCAGAAGCTCGTACAAGCACTGATAAATGAAAAAAGATATTGGTGGGCCTGCTATTGCATATTGTCCTTCTGTACCGGATTGCGTTTCTCTGATGTATGCAAGTTAAAATGGTGTGACATCCTCAATCAACGAAAAGTCATTACTATGGCTAAAAAAACAGGTAAAACCCATATTATACCAATTGGTCAAAATGCCTCTGACCATTTTACTACTTTATATGAACGAATGGGAAAACCGGATAAACGCGATTTCATTTTAGCAAACAAAAAGGGGAGTGAGAATAAGCCAGTATCTATACAATATATTAATCGGACACTGAAACAGTGGGCAATTCAATATGAACTTGACATAGATAATTTCAGTACACACACTTTTAGAAAGACATTCGGTAGATATGTGTATGAAAAGAGTGGAAGGACTGAAAAATCATTGGTATATCTAAATCGTATTTTTAAGCACGCAAGCTTAGATACAACTATGATATACTTAGGAATACGTGACGATGAAATTTCCAGCATCTTTAACTCTATAGAAATATAAAAGGTATGGGGGAGAAATTATTCAGTCATATTGGATATTGTAAATGCTGCGGAATAAAAATGCTTTTGCATGGATATGATTCTCAAAATCACATAAACCGCATAATGAAACAGAAAAAAATCTGTTACGAATGTGCATTTTGGAAAGATATAATTGATTATCCTCCTAAATATCTTGAAGTGATTAATAACAAGTGTTTAAGGATACATCCAGTCGCTGACAAAAAGGATAAAACCCTTATTTTAGGGGGGAAAGGTAAAATGCGCTATTTTATGCGTCCGGACAAATCCTTGCTTCAATCAAACGATATATGGACAATAGGAACCATACCAAATCGTTTTCTAGATAAATTCCAGCCAACAGTTGTTGAAATCACTTTAAAAGCATACCGACAATTAAAAAGAACAAATAAAATATGTAATGCACGTGCCTGTTTAGATAGGTATCATTGCTTCAGATACAATATAGACCAAGAAAAAGAAGAGTCCGGCCCATACAATTCAATTCCTCCAAAATGGAAAGTTGGTGATGAGCATTGTGGATTCTTCATCAACCGAAAAGACATATTAGATGATGAGAGCAGTGTTAATTAATAATCCAAAATCCTTATGGATACAAAAACAGATAATTTGCTTCGAGAAGCTAAAAAAATCATGGGAAAGGATGCTGATATATTTATCATTTCCCATAAAGAAGGGCGGTGTGGAGCCGTAACACATGGAAATTCGGACAACATAGCGCAAGCCGTCTTTTCCTGCATGCACCAGCCAAACAATCCTATTGGTGCCGCCATTTATCGTATTCTAAAATTGAATATCATGAATATGATTACAAATAACTCTCCTTATTCCGCTGATTTGCTTCAATCCATTAATTCAATACTTCCAGACAATGAATAAATACCAACCTTACAGTGCTTCAGATTTAGATATCTTGATGCACGAGCCCTGGGAAATTAGCGATCAACCTTATAGATTGCACGCTGCGTATGCGCTCAGTTGCCTTTTTGAGACATTTCAAACTGATGCGGAAGAATGTGATGATGAGTTTTCTCCTAATGACATGTGGGGATTCAAAATTACTAAAAAAATACTTGATAGACTTGTAGTCGATATAGAATCTGATTTTAATGATGCTGCATCTAATTATAAACAAGTGCGTATATGGGGGAAATCGTATTCTATCCGTAAAGTAAATGCGTATGACCATAATAGACTTCATCTTATTTTTAAATTTCCTGAAACTGATGGTGATTACACGATTACCAAAGAAGGGGTAATGAACTTGTGCGGAATTGTTCCTGATATTTTACAGAAATATGAAATTTCACGTGAAAAGGCACAGGCAAATAGAACATATCTTCGTCAAATCATTATGCTTGCAGAAGACGATGTTAACAACGGATGGGACAAACTCACAGATATGGAAGTTGCCATTTATTGTTGGGCATTGTTCTACAACAAATACCAAGTGAACAATTGGATTCTGTTCAAGCAAAAATACAAAGAACATTTATACGTTGAAGAAGCGGATATATTCGGTTGCTTTAATGAGAAAGCTATTTTAAGGCAATGTCCGATTGGCATGTACACTTTCTCTCAAAACAAAGTACAAGAATGGAATGAAGCAAACAAACAGAAATCAATAGTAGCGGAGATACCAATACAAAAAGCGGAAGATTACTGGTATGATGTGGCACTTCAGTCAACATTCAAGCCAATAGACTTACAATAAAAACAAGAATGGAGGGGTATATCAAACTCCTCCATTTCTCATATTTCTAACTTCTTTCATGAATAATAATGCCTCAGTATTGTCCAGAAAATAATTCCCAGCATCATATCGCTCTGTATGTTTCTTGGAACCATTATCTTTATCCAATACAATCTCAAACCGATCATTCATATACCAATAAACATTATTGTGTCCACGCTTAGGCATTTTGATAAACGTATTGGTTCTTCCGTTAAAAGACCATCCGGCATTAGATGTGGCCTGATGTAATCTTTGAATATCTTTCTCTGTAGCCGACCTAAATGGTGTACACTCAATATCTATCCAACAATCCATTTCAAGCTTGCCATTCTTATTTAGAAAAGCAGAAAAATGATGCGAACAACCATTTGATTCTAAGTATATTCCAACACTTAAATCTCCATATTCACTATCTCCTAAAGTGACATAGAAATTTTTCTTAGGGATGTACAGTTCAGACAATTTCGCATTTCTCGCAACAATATCAAGACCACGCTCATAAATTTTCTTTTTCAACTCCTTGCTTCTTGACTCATCAAGACGTTTTAGCCTTAAAACATCCTGAACGTTCATTTTTTTGACTATAAGATTCTCTTCATAGTCACAATACGCAATAAGAGTTGTAACTTTAGGCGTACAATCACCTATTACCCCCATCGTTTTGCCATAACTGACCAAATCACCGGAACCGAATCCTGAATCAAGCCAGCTAACAAATTGGTCATACGATGATTCAGATATCGGAGATAAGGCCTTATGTATTTTACCACCTTTAAAACGCTCACGGCAATAAGCAAGCACCTTCTGCCAGTCATCATTCGGGAACCTGCATTGAGATGTATATCTGATTATTTGGTCTAATGTTTTCATATCATTGAAAATTAGAAACTGACAAATTTACGATTAAAACTTAAATCCAACTCAAATAATACGGATTATTTTGACCGAATTTTATTTTTTAATAGCTTTGCAACTAATTATATATGAGGATATATCCTGACGTGATTAAAGCAGTGTCATGAATAATGACATAGCATGAAACGAATACCACAAAAAGCAATACTCGCAAAACCGGAACCAATCGTTATCAAAATTGATCCGAAGCAATTAAAGACAGGGATTGTCTTGCCGAAAGTAAAATATCAAGTGCTGGCATCAGTGAAAAACGAGCTGGTCTTTAATGGAATGGTGCTTCCTATTCCAAAAGTGTTAATATACTATTTGACACACAATGAACTAATGATTGTGTCCACTATTCTTGAAGAGACTAATGAATACGGAGAATGCGCATCATCGGTCAAAGAGCTTGCCATTAAAATCAAAATCTCAACACCCACAGTAAGTTCCTGTTTATATTCTTTACGAAAAGTGGGATTATTACAAGAAGCCCCAAATGGTCAACGTGGAGCCGGCAGAATACGTAAGCTTAATTATACGGCTATTCAACATCTTAATGACTTAGTGGATGGAGAAGATCCCGGTATATATACAAGAATACGCAAGGCTACCCGAAAAATAAGCATCATGAGCCTCACTAAAGATGATATAAAAAACGCATACGATAATCATGTTCTCGAACTTGGTCACGATCCGGCAGAAGAAGAGGAATATGATTAATTGATTAGAGCAGTTGTAGTTTAAATGTTTAATCTATGAGCAGACCGATTCATTTTGAGTATCAAAAATTTAAAAATCTAACAGTAGTTGCACTGGATTCCAAATTATCTGACTACGGTTTCCAACCAATCATGGAAAATGGCAAACTTGTTGTAAAATGTCCTGAAAAGACTGTCAAAGACTGCCGGAATATAGACGGATGTGTGTATTTCCACCTTGGCCATGTAAGTGACAGCGTTATGGTTGACCTGATTGAAAAATTCAACAAACTGAAAGAAGAAAAAGGCTGGAAACAGCAACAAGGTTTAATTGTTCCTGACCATAAGTTCAAGTTCGATTGACATGAGTTTCATGGAATATCTGATAGCGTTGAACTGGAACACATTCTCTTGTTATCCAGAACAGGGGTCGAGCATTTATCTGCATTGTCGCACCGAAGATGGTTCGGTACACAAATTCTTGAAAATAAACAATTTCAATGCAGTGTTTTTTGACCTTGACCAAATTACTCAATGTTTTTCATCAAACCATCAATGGCAGTTTTCATGGCTGCCTGCAAACGAAATAGATAAAAATTATGATAAGTCAAATTTTAATTAGTGCGATTATGACAGTATCGCCAATCAAGCATACAGACATCCCTCTTGATATTCCGAAGCAAGATGCGATAGTGAGAATTGAAGAAGTCAGAAAACTCAATCGCGGAGAGCGTAGAACAAATAAACGGCGCAAATGAAAACGTGATAATAGCAATGTGATTTAAAAATTGTGATAATGAAGAAAGTTTATGTTTCAATTCCAATAACCGAAGAGAATTACAACGACCAGCGCAACCACGCATTTGTGATTGCTACAAATCTGTTCCAAAAAGATTATGATGTCATAACGACATTCGACGTGGTACAGTCACTAAACATCCCATACAATGTAGCGATAGGAAAGTGCATAACGGCATTGCTTAGTTGTGATGTGATTTATCTCTGCAAGAACTGGCAGAGGTCAAAAGGGTGTCTGGCAGAACTTCAGGCCGCATTAGTTTATGGAAAAGAGGTCATGGTAGAATAAAAACTGAGGTTTATGTGATGACGAGACTATTAATACTTGGATAAAGCAAATAATTTTGGATTTTGGTAAGTGCGCTGGGCTGTGAAGTTCGGCGCACTTTTTGTATCTGCACGTGCCGCCGGCAAAAAGAAAGAGGAAACAAAGAAAAGAAAAAAAGAAAAAAGAAAAATCTCTTGGATCTCTTAAAGAAAAAAAGAAAATAAATAAAAGAAAAAAAGGAGATAGAAAAACAGCTCCTCCCTACATTTTTTCTTCTCCTAAAGTCGAAGAAAAAATTCCGGTCGAAGCTGGCGTGCGTGCGCGTGTGCGCAAAAAGGGCGTATTTATTGCGTTCCTATGTTTCAGAATCTTTATAAAAGACTTTTATGCACTTTTAGGTTAAAGGTTAGGTGATAATGTTTCAGGATTTTATTAAAAGGTTTTTAAGAGGTTGTTTTTACAGTTTTGATCCATTCCCAGTTTTTACTTAAAAGCCGTTTCTTGAAAAACATCTATTCAATTCTCAGAATTTTTATTTTTAATTTTAAATCACTGTTGGGCTTACGCCTTTTTGCTCCGCAAAAATTCCCCTGTGCTTACGCACCTATTCTCATCCCACCCCCATTTAGCCCCCTCCCTTCGCTCCTTGCCGCCATCGCCCAAAACCAAATTTGAAATTTGGGCCGGGGAAAATTTGAGGGTTGAATATTGGTGATTTTTCATGATAGAAATCTTTTTGTGGAATTAGTGCTAAAAATGAAAAATGGTTATTTATGACCTAATGGCTGGAGGGATTTTTTGCATTTCGCATTTTAAGGCTGTTTTTGGCAACTATTTTCCTTTCACCATACAAGTATACGAATTGGCAAAGAAAATGCCGCAAAATCAAAAAAAACGCTATTTCCGGGCAAATGGCAAGTGGTCATGGCTGTAGATAAAACAATGGTTAGGAAATTCATTTGCTCTCTGAAAACGGATGCAAATATATAAACAACTGAAAATCAGATAAAAATAATATTTTTAGTCTAAAATTATTTTTCGTATGAAATTTTTTCATAAAGTTTTTTGATATTATGGCATTTTGTGGAGCTAAAATGATGTCATAATGTTATTAAAGTAATCCCAAAATTGAGATTTGAAAATCGGGAAAAGTTTACATCTGCCTTGAAGAGCAAGTAAGGCACCCACCCAGTTATTTTATTTATTTTCAAATGTTTAGCGCAAATATTTACTTGTTTTTGTTTCACTTTCTACATAAGTGAAACATATTTATTTTACCGTAAAACAGCTATTAATGTATTAAAATATGTTTATTTGTAAAAATATAGCATATCTCATTGATTTTTAGCTGTTTTATAATAACCATATCATTTTGTTTCACTTTCAAAAAATAGTGAAACAACTTTTATATATATGTAAAACTCTATTTTTTAACACTATTTTAACAATAGAATAACCCCAAACCTTTTTCAAGCCTTTTCAGTCACTTAAAAACACTATTCAAACAAATTTTTTATAATAAAAATGATTTTATTGTATATAATTAATTTTCAGTATATTACAATATAAAACAAGCTCCATTATACATTATATGATATAATAAGAGTACTTTTTCAAAAAAAATTTCACTCACTGTTGTAATCGTCCAAAAACCACTTCAATATTGGGGTGTAAGATTTGAGCAACGGATAACACCGACAATCATTCTTACAAGTGCAACAAGTGTGTTGCATATATCATTTGAAATTTTTATCCGCTTGAAAGCATTCCGGTAAAATACCGCTTTTGCACTATGTGTGAAAATTCGGCTTGACTATGTTAGGCAATAGGTACGGAATGCAAGTAAAGAAAGTATGTGAGAGATACAAGGCGTAATAAGGTTGTAGCGCAAGTCATGGGCTTAATATGCCTGTGCGTGGGCAAAGTACGTCCACAGGCTCCCGCTATTGGGGCCATTATTCAACGCAAAATTATACGGAATGTTCAAAATACATTGCGCAAGTACGTGTAAGGCAGCACAAGCGAAGCGCACTGATGTAACCACTGGGTTGGCGTGTCTGTATAGGTGTAGGAGCACAAGTTACACCCGTTGTAATGAATTGAGATTCAAAACACTTTATAGGGTAAGTCCGTCAAAGCGGCGCGGGGGACTGCAATGCGTTCCCGTACCCACAAACTAATAATTCAATTTTAAAAAGGTGAGTCACACCGTAAAAACTGGAAACAATTATGTCAACTCAAGTAACAATCACAAAGGCTCAGGAAAACAAGGGTGCAAGGGGTATTTTAGACCTTACTTCACAATTATCGCAAGTGTTGAAACAATTCGACGGGTTGTATGCGCAAAAACTGCCCGACTGTAACGGGCTTACTGTGGAACAATGGATGAGCGCACACGGAGTGCAACGGTTTGAAAAGAACGGAAAAAAGAAAGGTTATACACCGGGTTTGCTTATGGACGGTTGGCATGAAGGAATGAAGAACAATGAAAAAAAGGGCGTGCGTGCCTTTGTGTTCAAGAATGTGCCTGCAAAGTATCAACCATGTGCGGAAGACGTGGAACGTATGGGTTTGCGTGATATGGAAACGTTCTTTAGAGTGTTCACGAAAGAGGAAGCCGAAAAGGTGGACGGCAAACCAATTAGCCGGTATATGCTTACTCCGGTATCCGACAATAAATGGAGCGTTGCGACTATCCTAAAGGGCCTGAAACAAAAGAACAATTTCGAGAAAGAGAATGAAAAAAGCGTGCTTAGTGACTTGGATTGGGAAGGTTTGGAGCACGTGTACATTGTTCGCTTTGACAAAGACGAAAACGGTAATGTAGTGCGCAAAGTTATCGAGATAAACAAAGAGTTGGTACAATTTTAAAAACGCAAAAGGGTAAACCATAGCGACATTGCAGGGGTGCGAGTCCCCTCTACCCACAAATCAATAAAATTTAGTGGACATGAAAAAGTTAGTATTAGGCGTATTGTGTGCTATCGCTTTGACTGGTTGCAAAGTTAGTAAGGATTCAAACAATCAAACAGACAAATTAGACGAAAGTTGGAAAGCGTATTGTATCGCTTACAACGTGGATTCAGAGAGTCCGACGACTGAACAAGAAAACTACTTTCTTGACTGTTGGTGCGGCTCAGTGGACGAAGAATTAGCTTTAGGTATTGACGAATAAAATTAGGATGCCATGAAAACAACGACAATCAAAGGGATTTCCATGCCCAAATCGGAGCTAAACGCTTATAGCGTAGGAATTATGCGTTTGAATGAGGCACATATTGCGAACGAAAATTTTAATCGTGATGACATCGAATTTATCGGGCGATGCAGTATAAGCCGTCGTGAAGTTACCATCGGAAAGATTGGTAATTTCTGGTGCATTCGAGGAAGGAGTTTGGTTATGGAACTCAAAGTGCAGGCGCAATACGGGAAAGATGCCCGGTTCAAAGCGTACTACATTGTAAAGGGAAAGCGTGTGACCATCTTACATCCCGGTAACAACGGGAATATGTCTGAATTTGAATGTCGTGATACTTCCAAGCCCGTCTATATGATGAGTGCGGAAGAGATTTTCTATGCGGCCAAAGGCAAAAGGCCTTCGCGTAAATGTGGAGCTAAAATGAGTTTTTCGACAAAGTTGGCGAATGGAGTAAGAATGGAGAAAAGATAACCATAAAACCAGAGAACAATGACAAATTCCCAAATACTGAGTGGCCTGTGCTTACAGTTCGCACAAGTTAACAAGGAAATTCACTCGCTTAAACGTGTGAATCAGACACCTGATGTCGTGGCGAAAGTTATGGAGTTAAACAAATTACGAGATAACATCAAAATGAGTATCACCGACCTAAGAGGCGCTATCGCTTGTGGTGCTGACAGTCCGAATCCACTTGCGGGTTGGTGCTAAATCAAAAACAGAGATAACAACAATTTTAATCCAACAAAAATGAAACGAATTATTTTGGCTCTCGCTTTATTTGTCGGGAGCGTGACGGCGTATGCCCAATCAGAAGTGAAAAACGACACCATTGCTGTCGTAAATTCTCAAATCAAGAAGGTGGTACAAGACGAAACCACCAATGCCAAAGGCAAGAAGGTGGTCAAACATTATATCTTGTACAATGGAGCACTGGTACCAACATCAAAAAGCGTTGTTGAAGCATACAATCTGTGCTTGAAACACAATGTCGAATGCGCTTTGGTAATGGTGATAAACAAGAAAACCAACAAAAAGAGAATTATTCTGAACTAAACTATAAAAGCAGGAAAATATGGCAAACAAGAATGGATTGGCGTTGGCTACGATTGCCATTGCTATTGCTGCAATGCAGCCAATGAATGCCGAATTGATTACGGAGATAGCTGGGCGATTCGGAATTGACGAGGACTCAGTGATAAATATCGCAAATGAAGTTATGGCTGCAAAAGATGTGGCTGAATCGGACATGAAGTTAAATATCAAAAGCCTGTAAGGGGCAGGGGAAACATTATGAACTATACAGAAATGACAACGCATGAGCTGGAGCAGGAACGGGACAGGCTCCAGAGTAAGATGATGGCTTCAAATAATGAAGCGGAGATTGAATTGATCAGTATGGAAATCGAAGGAATCACGGACATTATTGATTCACGAGACCCATTGAATGACGAATAATGCGCTGCAAGGCGTTCAAATCTGACGGCTGATTCCTTTTTGGGTGTCAGCCGTTTTTACATTATCCAATCATAATAAAATCAAAAGATATGGCAACGAATTTAGTAAAGTGCAATTTTGCGAGCGTATTTGCAAAGTATGAGACCGTAGAAGAACTGAAAGCCGTGGCAAACGATATTTGCGGTCAGGTAAAAACGGCATTTGATACCCGTGTGAAAGAAATCAAGTCCGGTAATATGAATGTAGAGGTTGAAGTTGTGGGTGCCCAAAGCGAAGTCCCTAAAACAGAGAAAAAGACAAAATCCTCCAAAACAAAGAACGATAAAACTGCCGGAGCCAAAGAAATGGCAGAAAAGTTCAAGAAACAGGAGAAAGAACTGAGAACAAAAGAGAATAAGGACAATAAGAGCGATGACACATTAATTGCCATAACAGACACAAAGGCAATCGAGAAGCTCGGATTGACATTTGAAAAATACAATGACAAGTGTTGGGTATTGCGCGGAGAGACAAAGCCCTTGCGCAAAATTCTCAAAGAACAATTCAGAGGTGTTTATAACAGCCGCCTGACTGGTGGTGAGGGGTGGGTGTTTCGTACAGCCAGCGCACAAGAATGTGCAGACGCACTTGGTTTAAACGTAAAAGTAGCATAAGATGAGAACAAAAATCAAAATCAGACGTGCGACAAGGATACTTTCGTGCTCAGGAAAAAAGATAACAAGATATTCAAAATGAAATCATTGGCAATATTTTTGACCGGGACTGTATTGCTATTCCCGTGTATATTTATATGTTCTGACAGTATTGTTGGTGTAATTTTAGGTATGTCTTGGGGAGTGCTAATGTGGCATTCCCCTAAATTTTCACCAGCAATCAGGAAATTTTGGTTGGAATTTCATAAGGCGAATTTACGAATACTTAATTTCTTGTGATATGGTGCCGAATGATTTAAGCGCTTTCACTTTTAAGCAAGTGGGACATGGACATTATAAAGTCACATATACAACGCCAATCAGAGGTGATTACTGGATTGCAACAATTAATGATATGACATTGATTGATGCAACCAAAAATGTTGAATACGCAAGAGGTTCGGATATAAAGCGGTTAATGGATGTTGTCAAGCAAAAAGGCTCTCATTATTCCAAAAGCGGAAAACCAATTAACTAAAATTATACGATAATCCTTTCCTCTAGGCGTAATTTTCTTCTATTCCTAACAAACAACAATAAAATCAATTAAACATGAGCGATTCAATCATAAAGCAAATGAGTGGTGTCGTAGAAGAGGTTATGACCAGTTTTCAATCTGACTTTGAGCAATACGATAAGCCATATATTGAAAAAGCGGAAATGTGTCAATTTCCGATGATTTGGATTGTGGGAACATCGCATACATACTTGCTAAAGTTGGGCAGCTATAAAGAATTTTTCTTCAACAATGAATCTGTTCGGCTTAATTATGTGCAAGGAGACAATGAATTTGATTCCTATTTGAAGATGTATCCCAATGACCATATTTTTATTATAGAGAAAGACAAGGTTTTCGAAGTATCACTGGATCAGGCAGAAGAAGCAGTTCGTGATTATGTGATTCCTGTCGTTAAAGAATGGGAAAAACATAATGGGCCCCTACCTAAAAGATGCAAGGTCAAAGTAAAGTTGAACAATATTTCAATCAGCAGGCTAAAACAATTGATTTGTGATTGTGAAGCACATAATGACACCTCTTTGGTTGATGCTTTAAGAGGGTTTCATCGCTATCGACAGATGTCTTCAGACCATTATATTCAAGTAAGCTATAATCCTGGTTATAATGAGTTTGGATTTTGTGAATATATCAATGGAAAATCTGGTTTGGTTGGGGGCATTATCTTTCATGGATGGAAAGAAACCGGCTATCAAGAAAATTATGCGGTTCAATTAACCCCCTGTTACGGTTGGTCTAAACACACTTAAAAACATTCATTATGGAACACGGATTGATAAAAACAAAAGAAATGGGCAATTATCGTATCAAGATATATTATGACATGGATGCTATATGTCCTTGCACAGATTGGGATATGGTAGCGAGTTTCTTATGGGAATATGGCAGGATAGCGCGTTTATCTGATGAGTGCCATTGGAAAGAAGTTTTTGGCAAGCATGGAGATAGCTGTCATTCTCTTATAGATGCGCTTCGCCAACTTATTAGCGATCATGTAGAATGGAAAGACTTACTGAATTATTTCAAAAAGGGTAAACTGGATGGTTATCGTATGCGATATGATAGAAGTGCGAATATGTGGCATCTGGAATGGCAGGACAATTCGCGATATGCAAAGCATAAGGGTTATCAAGAAATTTTTAGCGTATCACCTTCAGACATTTACACGTATGATTGTACCGATGAGTTTGTAGAAAGTTTGGAACATAATGAGTTAGTGCAGATTCTCTCTGACTTAGGTGAAGACATATTTATCAAAGAATGGTCCACCACAGGATATAGTCAGGGGGACTATGTTGAAGGTGTTGCTTTCTGTACAAAGGAACGATACGCAAAAATGGTTAGCACTGATACTACCGATTGGAAAAACAAAATTGGCGCATTGATTGATGGTGGAGCTGAATGTATCGGCATGTGGATGTGGGGAGATGTGAAAGGTTTTGTCCTGGAAAAGAAAGTGAAATACACTAAGAAATACTACGATATAGAACGTAAAGATGAAGAAGATTTTGATTGGGAAAAAGTTGATTCGTGCTGGGGGTATTTCATGGAAACTGAAGAACTCATAAATGAAATAATCTCAGAGCATGGATTAAAAGAAGTAGCGTAAACATATAAAAATTTCAATCATGGATATTGTAGCAATGTTAGAAAAATACTCCTTGACTTTAAGGAGATTGCCAGATTCCGAGACAGATACCTATTTCCTCCCGGCTAACCCAACCCAGATGGAGCTGGACAATTGTCACTTACATGTTATTAGACCTATATCTAAAGAAGAATTCGATAAGATGATACAGCGTAATTTTTTGAGCACTCATAATTCAATTTTCAAAAATGGATACCTTCTCAAAAAAGTAGTGAGAATCAAAAAAGAGCGTAAAGGTGGGTGGATGGTAAAGATTTGCAATAAACATTCTTCTATGCAACAATGGTCGAAGAAATATGACTTTTATGGAGAAACAGCGGAAGATGCTGTAAAATTAGCAATTGAGCATATTGAAAAACAACAAAGAGAGAAAGATCTCTTGATGAGAACTCTCGAAATAACTGAATAATCATTATGAACGAATACCTAATTTACACATTTGGAGGATCCTGTCAGGACCCTAATGGAGATGATATAGATAACTGCCAGGTTCTTGGTCGTGTCAAAGGAAAAGATGAGGTTGAAGCGATTGAGAATTTGATCTTGGAAAATCCGTGGATTATTGATTCCGGATATGAACGAAAGGACTTTATGATAGTACAAATTCTTAATACAAATCCTGAATGTATATTCTATAAGGTTCTTCCTCATATTGAGGATCAACTATTATCCATGTGCGATACCAAAGAAGAGAGCCTGAGTGAAATTAAACGATACATGGAGCATTTTCCTCATGAGTCTGATTTTAATATCGTGCAGTACGGAAAACTTTTGGTGTATTATGATCAATTACGTGAATTTTATCATGATTGTGGTTGTAAATCTATGGAAGACAAAAGTGACGATGAAGTATGGGAAACATACAAAAAGAATGTGGGGAATGTGGCTAATCAATTAATCAAGAAAATGCAATGACAAACGAACAAAAAATAGTAAACGCCTGCAATTTGGATGGTAGTTCATTGGCAAGTGTTTATGTTATAGAAGCATTAAGAGTGGGTCTGCAATACTATCTGACTGGCTTTTCTGATGAAGAAATCTCTAAGGGCTGGGGATTAATGGATTCTCCGGCTGGCGTGAGAGCTAAAATGAAGCGCATATTGGACGAGATAAATAGAAAGGAGTAGAATATGAAATACCATGTGGAAGACAGCCTTTCCAATTTTAAATTTTGGAGCGGGGCTGAGAGCCATGCAGCCTTACTGACTAGCGAGCAGTTTGACGTGGTTGAACAAATGTTTAAAGAAATTGAGCCGGAAGATGGTTGGTCAGACACCGACATCAATGATATGTTTTGGCATGACTTTAATACTATTTGTGATTGGCTCGGATATAAGGACGAAGAGCATTTGGAAAAGGATCTGACCAATGATGAAGTTCAAGAAGCTGAAGATTGGGCAGAAGAAATGTCCGAGAATTATGATGAGTTATTTGATATAGCCGGATTAAAAAGAGAAGAGTACATATTTGAAGATGAGGATGGTGACGATGATATGGACTGTTATTCGGCTACAAAAGATTTTATGAGCTGGTGGGACAAGATGGATGACTTTGCGAAACATGAAGAATACAGCAAGCATCAATAAATTATAGCTTCCAAGACTGGATTATATAAACTTGAAAATCACAACAATGAAGACAACAGTATTTATCAAAAAATATGAAGGCAAGACACTTGCTGATGACGGTGCCTATGTGTCAAAAGAGTTCAATAATTTCCAGAATGCCATGAAACGTGAGGTAAAGCGTATGGCTGAAGAGATTGGTGCCGTTTTAGTGTCTTTCAATAAAGGTCACTATGATATGAGTTGGTTTGTTGAACGAAATGGCAAATACGTATATGGAAATTACAGTGTAATAGGTAATCGAACTCACGTGAATTTGTTAGACAACGTGTGTTACGCAAGAATCGCAGCGCATTCCAAGGATTACATAGGTGGACATAATAATCGGTGTAGTTTTGCAGAAATGCAAGAGACAATGGATAGATTACTAAGAGCTTGATATAAAAATGATGTAGTATAAACTATTAAATGGATATAAGGATTTCATTTTGTTTCGTTTTCATAATCGTAGCTTGAAGCGCATTTTGGTATTAACTCCAATTGCGCTTCTTCTTTTTATACGATTAATGAAAGTTAAAACCAAGTTTTGTAAAACTATGCGTATCATTTCAAAACTATTCAAATTAAAAATCCAATAAGTTATGCAAAAAGAATTATTGACAATTGAGTTTCGATATCACGATGCACCCAGAGGTGACTGGGATGGTCCTTCTCGCAATAAGATCATTACCATAGGCGTATTCGACACTTTAGAAGAAGCAGTCAAGGAAGGTAACGAAACGCTAAAGGCGCTGTCAGAGCATTTTCAAGTTAGAGCAGATGATCGTTTTTATATTCGTGGTCTATCCGGTAAACCGGATAGACTTGTGACTAATTGCTTTTACACAACTAAAGGAATTTCATATTTCGTCAAAATAACACCTTTAAAATTCGATGATCTTGCTAAAACTATAAAGGAGGCATTTCTGGCATACGAAAGATTTAAACAATACAAATTAAAAAAATATGGTTGGTTTTAGTGACAGGAAAGCAGAAAAGGAGAAATTATATAGAATTGTTATTGATATTCAGTTCGGCGAAATGCTGGATGAATGCAACAAGCTATATGATGGTAAAGGGTATGGCACTGTCTTTACAGATGAAAACGGAGAGGCTGTCATTGACTATTTGAAGCAGTGGGATACTGATGAATGCACTATTGATGATATTAGATGCGAAGAGCCAAGATGGGTAAATAACGGTACTGATTCCGTATTCCATAAAGATGGATACACTCTTATTTACAACTCAACCCTTGGTGGTGTATATATGCTTTACCGTGAAGCAAATGCAGATGAAATAGATTGGTATAACAATGTTTAATTCAGTTATGATACTAACGATTAAAAACTTGAAAGAAGCAATATCCGACATCCCAGAAGATAACATTGTTTACGTTAAAACAATGGATGGATATATATTTGATATAAGATGTATTGATGATGCCACATCAGTAGGTTTTTGGGAATTGAAACTGTCAGATACCTGTACCGCTTATTCAAAGGTCTGTAGCAACAAATCAAAGACGTGTAACAAAGACTTGGAAACAACACTGTATTGTTCCAATTGTGGCAGCATAGATGTGGAAATGAGAATGTGGGTAAACCCAAATACACAAAAGACCGGAGAACGTTGCTCCGATTTCTCAGAAAAAGATGACAATTGGTGTAAGACTTGTGAAAGTCATGCGGAACTATTAACGCTTGAACAACTGTGGGACAAATTTGGAGAAATACCAGTTAATGATAGCGATGAAATAGAAGAAGATTTCTTGAATTTTTCATCTGGAACTTCCAAATTCGATGTTTGGCATTGGTTCGATGAACGATGCCCGAATAATTTACATGATGACTTAATGTATGGATAGCAATGAACAATTCACGATTTATTCCCAAAAAACGTATTGCTATTGATGGCAAAGTATGGTGGTGTGTTTTTGATATGTTAAAACTTAACTGGAGTACATACATGTGTCACGGTAAGCATTGTACAAAGAAAGCGTGTCAACTGCAAATTGACTTAGCCAATCAGACTTATTCAAAGTATTTAAAAGCATAATAGTTATGAACAAATCAATCAAACAAATAGAACAAGAATTATGTAATCTTGAACAAGAGAAAGAAAAACTGGAAGGTAAATTGACAGATGCAATATCTTCAGCTATGTTAAAAGTAGCTCAAGATAATCCGATGCAACGGATAAGCAAACATTGTTTCGTTATTCATCTTTCAGATATGATAGGCAATCCTTGGAATCCTGAATTTTATGATTGGGAAAAGGCTATTATAATTATCTTGAAATTCTTAAAACCTAAACCTGCAAGAGAATGGGTTTGTGCATTAAATGGAAAGTTGGAACAAACACCAAAGAATCAACCGGTTGTATTTGAATACCGTAGGAAAAGCTATGGCGTAATGTATTCAGAGAAGATACCGGTATCTCGATTTTTTATAGAACAGATTATTGAGTAATTAAATAAATAGCAGCCATGGAAACAAAAGTATATAACCGTTCAGTCACAATTCGTGACAATAACATGAACCGTTGGTGTATTACATTTGAAGTTCGTGAAATTGATCCTTGTATAAGACGAAATGTAGACACACTTGAAAAGTTTGAAGAGCATTTTGTAGTATCGGTATGTGGTGAAGGTTGTGGATGTAGCGGTCAGTGTTATAGCGACATTGCACCAAGAACATCTGGACAAAAAGACTTGCTTGATTTTTGGAATAAATACCATTTATGTGGAATAGAAAGTGGAACAAAGGCACAAGATGAATATCTTAATGGAGAACAATACAGAAAAGACTTTGATGAATTTGTTAATTTGTTTTCAGGATACGATGAGAATTTTCGTAAACAGTTTGATAACACGTCCTTCAACATCATGTGTAAGTTCTATCAGGTGCAACCTGAACGCATGGTGATATTAAGGAATGTGGTTGCAAAATATACTAAGAACAATCCTATTGAATATATTCTTGGACTTGATTCCAAATGCCTCAGACATAATGCCAATGATCTTTATGTAAAATACATTTTTTTGGCAATTAGGGGGCTGTATATTGACAAAGGATTTAAATATGGAGCAGATTGGCTTTATCTACCCATTCCGGAAGATATATGCAAGAGAATAGATGACTTATGCGAAGTATTACAAAATGAAGAAAAAGAGTTATCGCAAAGTCTTACTGTTCCTGGTGATTTTGATATGGGAAATGAAGATTTTAAAGCTACAGAAAATCTCATCGAACAGGTAATGCAAATGCGTGAATGTAACGAGCAAGAAGCGAAACGATTTGTAGCATTAGGCGTTCATCTTAGATTTACTTTCAGTGATTTGGATGCTACATTTGAAGAATCTGGTGATTGTCTATATGTGGCAAATGGGACCGAATATTACATAGGAACAGAAAATGAACTTACCGAAATTGCCAAGGATAGAGTCGATGATGATGAATATGAATATTTCTGGAGAGAATCTGTTGCAGCAAAATCAACAATATTAGGCTTGAAAGAATGGCGTGAATCCATCATTAAATATGACGGATGGTGTTCTGTAATAAACGGCTATGATGGGTGCTATTCTGAATACAATATTGCTGGAGAACATATATGCGTATCAAGAACTTAAAATAAGATTTCAATTATGAAAACAACAATAGAAGTAAAATGTTTTCCCGGTTTTTATGAAACGATCTTCGATGAAAGATATATTGAAGAGAATGAACGGGAAATGTTAAAAGATCAATATCCTGATTTTGAACATTTATCAGATTGGGAGATAGATTCGGATACCTATCGCAACGCTGTTGCTAAAGAATTTGCCGAAACGTACATCAATGAATTGAATGACAAACTTCAGCTAAATATAAAGCTAATATCTGAAAGTGTTGATAGTCCCCGTGAATATAATTTCACTACGGATAAAATTATTTGCAACATTGAAGTTGGTGACTATGATACATTTATTGACAAGATTACCAACTTAATGAATAAACATGAATATCGTGTAAAACTTGCTAAGATTATTAAGAAAAATCACTCTGACGCTCCTGGTTTTTGGAGTTTTATGAGTAATGATATCGAGGATTGGTTTGGTTATTTAGTAGATCCTGATAACACTCATTATTTGGAGTGTATTCTGTGGTATCTATATTGTTTGAAGGCCGATGAACCTATTGACGGAGATGGTGATTGGACTATGAAAGATTCGGTTTATGAATACATCAGATGTAATACAGATGCTACTTCTTTAGTTCCGTCAACCGATGCAGCACGTGAAGAATATGAACAATGGCAAAAAGAAGAAGAGAAAAATGCAAAAAATTATATGCAGTAATAAATATGAGGTGAAATATGCTCTAAGTTTATTCAATGTAGAGAAAATAAAAAATAATTCATCAAACCTCATTTATGAACAGATTTTGGATATGGCAAACCAACATGGTTTTCCCATAGTAATAACTGAAGGTCTTGAACATTATTTATGTGATGTTTATGATGCGGAAGGCAAAATAAATGTTCACGGGTTTATAAGAGAAAAGTATGGAACAAATACGTTTATCTTTAACACAAGAAAGGAAATGCTGCTTGCTCTTGATGGACGCATATATGGGATAATAGATATATCTGGTAAGGTTGTATGTGATGTAATGGAGGATGATTACATTTACCTTCTTGATAATGGGTATATTGACGATGACAATATAGCTAATGATGATGTAATCAAATATGTATTGGAAAGAAAGGTAAACATTATCATACTAGAAGAACATTGCTTGTTCCAGCCGATTGCCAATAGATGATCGTATCTCGTTGATGGTAACAATGTTTTAACCAACCTCTTAAACATTTATAAAAAGGTGTTCTAATTCTAATTTCAGGTGATTCCCACACTATTCCTAATAAAACAAATAAAATGACACAGTAAGCTAAAAACTGCCTCGAATTATATCGTGGAGGTGGTCCGGCCACAATTAAAAAGCTTTTTCAGTCACAAAAAAGATCACTTCTGAAAGAGCTTCAAAACTATTTTGGGACATCAGACCTCGACAAGTTGGCTGTATGTCTTAGTAACGGCAAATAACTAATTATTAAATTTATACAGTATGATTTCAAAAGAGTATGTAGAAAAAACGTATGACGCATTGTCACAAGAACAAAGATTAAAACTTGCGCTTTACAATGATTTTGGTGAAGAGGCACAGCAACTTTTTGATTGGCTTAATCATAATGTCAATAATCAGTCAGCTAATCAATCTATCATAGGTACAATCGCAACATTGTACTCTGATGGAGTTTATTATCTTTACGAAGATGGCTCTACTGAACTGTTTGATTTCACTAAACAGAACAAACCGGAAAAAGTAGTCAAGCGTATTGGAGTTGTTATGGGAGAGCGTTCAATTGCCATTAATTTGGAAGATTTACCGGAACAACCATTGACTCACGCACAAGACGATGGCAATTATGACGGCTATATCAACAATTATGATGATGCTGTTGCCGACTGGAATGGAAAGTCAAATACCGATCACATTAAAAAAATCGGAACAGGTATTGAACTGAAAGATGATGAATGGATTCCATCTGTTGCCGAATTGTATCTTATTTATCTCAATAAACGCTCCATCAATGCCGCCATCGAACTTAGCGGCGGAAGCCGCATAAAAGATGGATGGTACTGGAGTTCGACTGAGCACTCGGCGACGAACGCTTGGTACTTGACCCTGCACGACGGCTACCTCAGCAGCTGGAGCTCTAAGGTGTCGGGCAGCCGCTATGTGCGTGCCGTGGCAGCATTTCATTAACCCTTAACCCCTTTATCTCTTTATCCCTTAGAGCGAAGCGAATGCGAACGAAGTGAGCTAAGAGATAAAGGGGTTGTCAATTAATTTAGCAATGGACATAGAATGGGATAAAATAAGAAAAATTATTGAAAGCAAAGACAATTCCGCTATAGCAGAATCAAAAATGAAAGTGCTTGATTTCATGGAAAAACAGGCTGATTCATTGATGAAAAATGGAGAGTTTTTACAAGGCATTATTGCAAGTACATTCCAATGGAATGAATCTGGACTGAATAAAAATAAATCAGACTTGATTCTCCAATTTAAACAGAAACTTTTGTACTCTTTTATGCAAAAACATGGAATGTCAATATATCGAAATGCTTCTAGTATAAAAAGTGGTGATGCTATTGTAATCAAGCAAAAAGGCAAAATGTTTGCTTATAATGTAATCGCTGCTGCATATCCAAATATATCAATTCGTTTAGTGAAATTCACCAAAGGTGACACGCCGACAAATGTTGATACTATAAAAATATATGAACATAATTTTATTCTTGGAATCGGATTGAATAAAGATATTCCCAACATTAATCACAAATCATTTTTCTTTTTCTATAACAAAATATAAAACTACAATATTATGGATTTAAATCTTACAGCGTTTGAAGCAGCTGTCAAGACTTTTCTTGACAATCTTGCCAAAGAAGATGAAATGTTCTCAAAGAACTATGCAAAACCCAACAAATCAATATCCGAGTGCTGCAAATATATCTTTCAGCAAGTAGAGAAAAATAGAAAGAATAATGAGCGATGCGTGGCTTGCACTGACGAGGAGGTCTATGGTCTTGCAATCCATTACTATGACGAGGATGACATTAAGGTAGATGGACCGAAAAATACAGTTGAAAAAGTGCAATGTGCGCAAGAACCTAAGTCGTCCTCTGAAAAGCCTAAAGCAAAATCTAAGGCAAAGGCAAAATCTGTTCAGACAGACCCGGATTTACCAGAGTCACTTGAAATTCCTCTCTTTTAGTAACAAACATTAAAGTCAATCCCAAGATGAAACCGAGAAATAAATTCCAAAAAGAAGTTATCGAATGCTCACATAAACTTCCAGGATTGAGTGAATATCAAATAAAACAAGCAATAAAGCAAGTTGCTCCACATATAGCTAAACTGAATGCTAAAGGGGAATATACTTGTTTGGATTGTGGAAAATCTTGGAAAGGAAGTGAGGCAAAGAAAGTGGTTTGTCCTCATTGTTCTTCAAAACTGGAAGTGGACAGGGGGCTTAAACGTAAGCACATTTATAAAGACTATTTTGCGACGATTACGAGAAGCGGAAGATTTCAAGTCGTTAGAATGTATTTGATGTCAACTACTTTATATAAAGGGAAGAAGGCTTCATATTGGATGGATGAAGCGTTTCAGCGATGGATTGATCCTGATGGCAATGAGCAAATTGTGAGTCGTACAAGGAATTGGTTCAGTCGCTATTGTGATTCATGGAATTTTTTCAGTGATTTGGAAATTCGTCCAATACATCATGCTCATTCTATGGAACCATATAAAATCATTGGTCGGTCGTATGTCATACCCAAATTGATTAGGAATGGCTTTAAAGGGCAGTTTTATGATTGTAGTCCCGCTCCACTTTTCAAGAGTCTGTTGACAAATAGCAAAATAGAAACACTGTGGAAATCCGGACAATTTCAACTTGCACAACACTTCATAAAATCGTTTTGGAGATTTGATGAATATTGGTCATCTATAAAGATAGCTATCCGGAATAATTACATTGTAAACGATGCGACTTTATGGTGTGACCTTTTATACTCTCTCAATAGCTTAGATAAAGACATCAGAAATCCTAAGTTCATTTGTCCTGATAATCTGAAAGAGGCGCATGATTATTGGCAACACAAAAGAGAAGTGAAAGAAGAACGAATACGAATCCAAAGAGAGTGGCAACGTGAGCTGAATGATGAGTCCAAGTATCTGTCAGACAAGAAAAAGGTTGCAAAAGATGAACGCAAGTATAAAAAGGATAAATCAAAATTCTTTGATTTAGAATTTAAGGACAAAGAGCTTACAATCAAACCCCTCAAAAGTATTAAGGAGTTTATAGACGAATGGCATACTATGCATCATTGTGTATTTACTAATGAATATTACAAGAAAGAGCAATCTCTGATAATGCACGCATTGGTTGAAGGGGTATCTGTTGCGACAATTGAACTTAATATAGAGAATCTTGAAATACTTCAATGTAGAGGGGTGCATAACTCAATACCATCATTGAAAGACCGGATTATTGCATTGATAGAATCAAATAAAAACAAAATTGCTCAAAGGATAACAGCTTAAAACATAATATTATGACAGAAAATATGATAATGGCTATGGAAGCCATTAATAAATTTATGTACTATAGTTGGAATTACAATGTTGTATATCACACATGGATCAATTATCGAGGTGAGAAGGTAACAAAGGTGATTCCTGAGTTCATTGCCAAAGTGAAATGGAGTTGCGGCATAGACCATATCCTTGAAAAATGGTATGTGTTTACAAGCAAGACCAATGATGCCAACGCATATATGCCAAGGTTTTATGCAGAGCTTGATGATAAGAACCGGCAATTGTTGCTGGAATGGGTAATGACTAACTGTAACAATGAAAAGAAAATATTCTGATATGGAAGATAAGATACTGTAGATGTTTTTTTGATTCTGACAGATGGATATAACCAAGAAACAAGCGGAATGACGTAAATAATATTTAATTCATCTTGAAATCCGAATTGGTAATTGAGAATTAAATTTAATTCAATTGACCGATTCGGATTTCTTATAACAATTTGATAAAAACGGTATGAAAATAATTGACGATATTTTAACTGACTATTGTGGCTGTTTTGGACCAGTTGTAAACGATAGTACAGGCAAATTCTCATATTCAGGTGTTGAAGCCTATAAATATTTGAAGGGCTTCATAACCTCTTTGGGAGACTTGGGTATTTTGGATTCTAAAGAAGCAATCAAAAAACTGAATCTTGCAGCGAAGCAATATCTACCGAGAAAAATCTCAGACCCAACCAAACTGAAAGAACATGATATTTTAGAATTGGTAAAGGGCAAAAAGTTATACACTTATGATTCTTGGGACGGCTCATCAATGTCTATTTCTGTAGAACATGTAGAATTGTTTAGTGACCACGCTTTATTCTCAGGAATTAATAACTGGGGTAACAAATCCGGAATCAGTATAGGCTTACAATATTTAAGTGAACTGCTTAATACAGGAAACGTCATTAAGCACAATACGATTGATCATTGCGATGTAAAAACAACTTGGACTCTTAAATAAAATAAAAAATATGGCAAGACCAAAAAAAATGAAAGAAGAAATAGAAGAACTGGACAAAACTCGTCCCGTAAACTATATACCTCAGCAAGGCAACAAAGCAATTCTTACACTTGCCGATTTTACTGATGAGAACATTTTTGCAGAACTCAGAAGAAGAGGGTATAATGGTGAGTTAAGGTACTCTAAAGTAGTTAATGTATGAACAACCAGAATATCAACAAGAAATTACAATCCCAGCTAAACAAACTATGTAAAGATTGTGAACTTAAAAATAGAGCTGGAAAATGTCCGTACTCCAATAAATCAGGATGCGATGATTACAATTTGCTTATTGCAAAAACTGTATTAACGCAATACCCCAGTTTGGACCTTATGAAAATTCCTGCAAGTGCCTATACTAATGGTCTGTTGGCTCACCAATATGTTGGGGAACCCGTTCATTACTCTTGTGTCGATTATATCAGACTGCCGATTGATTTCTTTGTCAATGGGCTGAAAGCGCATGGATATTCAGGTGAATTAAGAAAAACAAGAATTGTAACGATATGAAAAGCAAGTCAAAAACAAAAAAAGAGAATCCTCATGAATTCGTATTTGAGCAAATTGAAGATGAGGCTATTGGATGCCGATATTGCAATATGTTTGATTGGCAACGTAAAGACCTCTCAAAAGAAGAACTATTTGAATATGCAGAAGAAATGAGAAAATCGCTTGATAAAATTTGCAATTTAGCATTGCATGCGAGGCTAAATGTTTAATATATAAAAATATAAATTATGAGAATAGATTTAACGAAAGAACAGCAAGAATTGTTTAACAACAATTTCAATAAAAAAGCATACGAACAAGCAAAGCAAGTCATTCAAGAAGCCATATCAAAAGCAAAAACATTTGAAGACCTGTGGAACTCATTAAATTCGTATGAATGTGACAACGGTTTTGACGATGATTACTCTATTATATACTGTGAAGTCGAACTTGACCGTAGCCACATGGCTACAAGCTCTGATTATGTCGGAGTCGATTTTAATATATACTGGAACGATGACACAAATAAAGGTCATATTGAGGCTGTTTCATTGCACACATCAGATACGCCAGATGGGGAGGTTGAGCTTATTTGTTTTATCCACCCCGATACTTGTGAAATCACTGAATGGTGTTATGACTAAGATACGAGTATATTGATGAAGGCAGTTGTTACCATCAATAATAACAATGAAAAGAAAAGAAATTAATGACAAAGTTAAGGTCAATGGCTATTATGTAAACGAGTTTACTCGTGGATTTTTTGGTGAACAAGATGAAGGAAATTGGATGCTGGAACAAATGGGGTTGCAGCCCGGTGTTGCCCCGTTCAGTGTTATTACTTTTTTCCAAAACAAAAAAGCGTGTTGGAAAGACAAGGACAATAATACCGCATCAATATCATTCAAACTGAAACCAAACCAAATAGAGTGTTTTGGTGGTTATTTGAATAAGAAAAAGACTATTCGCATTTTTCGTGAATGGGGTTGGCACGAGAACCCGGAAGTAATTGCCAGACTGGAATCAGAGGCCATTGGAGATTTATGTATGAAATGTATTTATGAAAACTTAATCACATAAAATATGGGGTGGATAATATTTGCGATATGGATGATACTTGGTATTGCAATCAATCTCTGTATCGCAATTGAAAAATCATCTGAAGGTAAATGGAAAGAGCGTGCAAAAAAGATTGGGATGTTACTTATGTGGGTTGGAATTTCTGGATTAAGCATTATCCTTTTGTATGGATTTGTCTGGGTATGGTTTTATTTCTGTTGTGGTTTTCTTGTATTTGAAGACCCTTCACTTGGTTGGAAAATAATCTGGACATTCACGTCATTGATTCCGCTTGGATTGATATTGGGGCTTATCGCAATCTTTTTAGGTTGGGATCCATTTAAAAAATGATTTCCGACTTTAGAATTATTGGAGGGATTAACCTTTGTTATTATAAAACGAAAGGTTGACCCCTCTATTATTTTACGGCTCTATACTTAATTTAAAATAGATATTAAAAATGAAAGTAACAAATGTAAGGGTCTATGACCTGAAAGAATCAGTCATTGCCTGTAGAAATGCGATGCGTTTAGTTCCACCGGAATATACCGATGAGGAATTTGAAAAAAGCCTTGAACGGGCAAAGAAACTTTGTAAAGCATCTATTGGGAAAGTAAGATGCCATGCTAATTTTAGAACTGGCATCCGTGTCAGTTTTGATATTGAGTATCCGAATTACATCTCTTCAGAAATGCAGCGTTATCATTGGTTTGACATTGTAACCTCATCATCCAGAATGCACAGGTTAGTACAAATGGATTTTGATAAATGCTGTAACAAGTGGGTTACTGAACGAAGTAAACAGCAGATGAAAGAACTTATCGCTGATTACAATGCCAATCAGTGTGAAGATAATTTTATGAAAGTTCTTTCCAATTGTCCGCAAGGGATTATGATGTTCATGCGCATATCTACAAACTATGAACAACTTAGGACAATCTACTTGCAAAGAAAGAATCACAAATTACCATGTTGGCGTTCATTTTGTAAATGGATAGAAACTTTACCATATAGTCACGAATTAATAATATGCGATCAATAATGGAAATTTGGGAACAACTTAAATGAGATAAAAACACCAAAGAAATCAGCAACTTAAAAAATCCTCAAATTGCTGATTAAAACAATGATATAAAATATTTCTATGTAGAAAGATGATAGCAAACTTTTTATAACTTTGCATTGTCTTTCGGTAAAACCTTTAAAAACAGAAAGTATGAATAAAAGACGAAGAAACGTGCTTCATCTTATACTGGATGATTTGGAAAGACTGAGAGACCCGGTAATGGACAAGGACGCTGCATTAAAAATCATTCAAAACGCACAAATTAAAGTCGAGCAATGTATGAATGAGGAAGAAGAGGCACTTGATAACAGACCGGAATCATTTCAGTGGTCTGCCGGCAATGATGCGCTGTCAGAAAACATATCCGACCTGTCTGAAGCCGATGATGAACTTGAAATCATTATTGGTCAATGTCAGGAAATGGATTCCTTTAATTATGAATTGATAAGAAATGATGTTATTGAGATAGTAAATACAATTAAAAGAACGATCCATAGATGAATCAAAAGCAAATCGCAGAGAAACTTATATCGGTATCACAAGATAAGGTGTACAAAGGTGGTCTTTCGGCATACGCTGTCCAATCCATCAAATCTGGCAGAAGCAATTACCCGGTTTCAAATTTAATCACATATTGTCAAGACTTGGAATTGAAATTTGTGATGACCGACTTGGCTACCGAGGATTGTTTTTACCCGAACTCAGTGCTTGATGTGCATAAGGTGTTGGATTTATTAATGAATCGTTACGAAGTAGATAATAAGCTCATTTATCGAAAAACAGCGGTTCACTATACGGCTCCAAAATCATTGGTGGAAGAAGAACTTGAAAAAATCAAGTCTTCATCTGGAGCAAACAAATACGTGGCTCCGCTTTCTATCAAGACCCTTCTTGCTGTTTGCGAAGTTATCCATTGCGATTTGTCTTTTGTTAATTGATGAAAGCAGTGTCATAATAACAATCCATTATGGCAACAAAAAAAGAACTATTGGAAAAATCCCAAAAAGCAATTGGTGATTATTTCAGCCTTTCCAAATACTTATTTGGAGATGATGCCCCTGTCGATATTAATGAAATCCCTAAAGAAAGCCCATTTTATGAAACGGCCCGTTCATTATCGGATGAGATGGAGCTTGATTGGGATAATATGTCTCACGAGGACAGTAACCGTGTAATGCTAAACCTTTTGTCAGAATACTTCTATAATATTGATGTTGACGAAAAATATAAGCCGGTTCTGACTATTTCATTTCAAAAGATAGAATAGCATGGGAGTTTCCGATTCTGTTCAATTCAACCTACGTCCAAAGGATTTGGAAAAAGCGAGTGAACTATTGGGCATTGAGTTGGCTATATTAGAACGCTTCAATTCCCAACGTCTGCTTAATACAACATATATTCGTAGCCTACTTATCCGTGCGGACTATGAAAGGTTGACAAGCGGACTACATTGGCTGGAGCATCAAGATAAGAATTATAATTTCCCCGAAGTGATGAGGGCCTTGCAGCGAGAGTACAATATCAGTAAAGCAAACCTCAATAAAATACTTCATGGAAGGAATGAGTCAATATTGTTTTGTAACCGTTGCGGAATACGCATTACAAAAAAATGCTATGAACGTACCAATGGTTTGTGCTCCAATTGTTTTGCAGACGATTTAGAATTATAATTGATTAAAAGCAGTATATCATGGACGCAACATTTAAAATCCAACAATTATGGCAATATTTGAAAATTCAGGATGATGAAGTCCTGATAGTTCAATTTTACAATCAAACAAATGGCTATGATGAATTTCTTGTAACTGAAAATGTCAAGGGAAAATTAAAGACCCATATCATAGACAGTTTGCAAATATCCAATATCAATAAGTCATTTAGATTGATTCAACAACTTGATTCATCTGGGAAACACACAATCCCGGATGTGGACCAAATAAAGCGTGATGAGCGTTCCGATTATTAATTATTATCCGACCTTATTTTAAGGTTTATTAATAAAACTTCTTTAAGGCTCTGTACTATTACATGGTGCAGGGCCTTTTTTATTTATCCTGTCTTAATTGATAAAATGAATAAAAAATGATACAGAAAATCAAAACAAATATCAAGTTCTACAAAGGGCTTAACAATATGCAAGACAGATTGTATGGCTTCGTAACCAAATCCAATGGCAGCTGGAGAGGGTGTAGGGAAGATACTGTCAAAAAGAAAATTGTATTCATTGACCCAACCATTTCCGAGGACATTGTTCCAAATGTACTTTATAGCTGCACTTTGATTCCGATGCGTAATGAAGAAGGCTTTATTGTAAAATCTGCATCTATTATAAAATTCACAGGCACTATTTCAACAACCTGTAGGAAAAATGTGTTCTTGGTCACTGTGAAGTTCGGTAACAAGGTCATTATTTATGACCCTTCCAGCAAGGAACGTAGGAAACGTGAGATAAAGACCATCGCAGACAATCTCCGGGGCCGTGTTGACCTTGAAAACGCACATGGTGTGGCTGAGGATTTTATCAATTCTGCCTGTATTGTTAAACGTCTGTATGAACAATCTCACAACAATGTTTGAAGAAAGAATGTCAAGTGGTCAATTGTTTGAAGAATATTATGCGGACCTTCAAGATATTCAAATTCAAACCATCAACTTTGACCAGACGGATTATGTTTTAAAGTATTTGTGGAAGCATCGTAAGAAATTACAAGTATCAATTACTAATGTTTTTACATCACAACGTGGAAATCGTTATCTTGGTATATTAGTTTATGTTCAGACAGGCAAGGGCCCACAAAAGAAATGGGACTGGACTTCTTTTCATATCGGACTGATGGACACATCAAAAGGAATGTGTGCCATTGCCTTTTATATTCAAAGCCAACAAGCCATCAAGTTCACGCAACATTTCTTTCACAGGTATCAAAACCGTTTCTGTAAGATTTGTGATTGGCAAACACGTTCACAATTAGAACTTTCCAAATCATTGGTCGATATTATTGCAATTTACATGAAGCGCAATCTTTCAATGACTTGGATAGAAACTCGTTCAGTATTCCGTAATAAGGTACACATATTTGGTCCGGTCAATGATGGCGTTGCCTTACTTCAGTGGGATAAACACAGAAAATTATTGCAAGCCAATACATTTGTCACTATGGATATGCTGGACGAGAAACAGACTGAAATGGTAAACTATGCTAGGATTTATTCTTCTCTTTCAATGGAGAAAAGAATGAAATTCAAATATCCTGATTTTATTTTAGGTGATGAAAATAGTATCAACTAACAGTCTTACAATATGATCAATCTCAATGAGGGCATAGCCGTTGATGCCGCCCACTCGATAAAAAACCGTAAAACGGAGTTCAAGGGGGTTGACTTAAAAACTGGGAAAACATTGTTTTACTGTGATTTGGGCAATCAAACAATCAACATTGGTGAGTTCCTTGCAATCGTAGAGGCCGTAAAATACATCATAGAACATGATTTCCATCCAAAAGTTATTTTTTCCGATAGCACGACAGCAATCAGTTGGTTCAAAAACAAACGTACTGCTTCAGGAAAACGCAATGATAAGCTGATGAAGGCTGAAATATACCTCAGAGCTATGGCATATTGGATTGATGAGATAGAAGTCGTAAAATGGGATAACAAGAGTTTTGGTGAAATACCGGCAGACTTTAACAGGAAATAAATCAATACTTTATGATAGCAAATGAGATATATGAAATCCATCCTAACAATATTACTGAAACAATAGAAGGGTTCATAGAATATAAGAACGATCTGAAACAAAGTAATAGGTTACAATGTCGTGAGGGCTGGAACACCAAGGTCAAACCTCTGTGTCCGCAAAACTTCAAAAAGAAAATTTATTGGCACCGTATAAGAAGCCGGTGTTTTTAAAATATAAAAATAAGATGAAAGCAATTATAGTATATTCAGGAAAAGGCGGAGTAGGAAAAACTACAACCACAGCAAATATAGCAAGGCTTCTTGCCGAGCAAGGAAACAAGGTATTTGTCATTGATGCGGACATCAATACCCCATCAATGAATACCGAATTTGATGGAGAGCACCCACACGCAAACATCTGGGTACATTCTTCCGGCAATATGTTTGACAAGTTTATATATTTGGAGAAGTCGATGGTACGGCAATATCTTGAGTCAGCAAAGAGAAAGTTGCGGCAGATTAATCCTGATTTCGTGCTAATAGATACGCCTCCCAGTGTCACAAATGTCCATATTGAGCTTCTAAGCCGAATAAAAGTCAGCTATGTGCTGTTTGTTACACAACCTACAAAATTGAGCAGTCAGGATGTTTTGCGTACAATGGATTTCTTCAATGAAAGGTGTGGAAAAGTAAACTGTGGTATTGCAGAGAATATGTGTTATGATACGGATAAAAGAGAGTATCCGATAAAACTTGTAGCACAAATTCCGATGCAAGATAGAATGGACACCAAGAATTTGCTTGCTAATGCTGAAGTGGAATTTCAAAAGATTGTGGATGAAATCTCAATAAGTGAGAGCGTTATTCTCGAAGAGTATTCCACGGTAAACGGATATGATGAAAGTTTCGATATTGAAGATATGTATCTCTCAGGTTCAAGAAGGCATTATGTGACACATGAACTCAAATATGATGACGGGACCGAAAAGAAACTCAATCTTCCTGTTCCTAAGTTTTTATCTGTAAGGACATGGAGTAAGGTAAGAAATTATATTAATAATCACGATGAAACAGGTTTTCATTACGATGCAAGAATACAAAAATGTGATACAGAAAGAATCCGTAGAATCGTAGAGCATTTTAATGGAGATGCAAACGCATATTTTATGGTAACAAATGCGCCTGCTACAGAAATACATCTTATTACTGGTGAAATCGGTATATGCTCCTTACTTACTGGTCAAAAAGGACATTATGAGATACCAAGAGTCAGCTATCAAACGAGTAAAGGCAATGTAGTTCTGTTCCCTGATGAGATCATGCCTGTTGATATGGAATTGCTTCAGCAGCAAATCAACGAGGGGTATATCATGCTGAGTGATGGCAGATACCTTCCTCCCAAAGAAACGGTAGAAATGTGCTATAACGCATACGGTCATAGGGTCGGATTGTTGGATGATTGGGAGAAAATTTATGATGGTTGGACAAAATAAACTATAGATCATGATTATCAACATAACACAACATTGTACATTGCGCTGTCCGCACTGTATGCAGAACGCGGGTCCATATAGGACGGAAATGATGGGTATGGATACTTTCTGTAAGGCCGTGGAGTTTGCTGGATCAATAAACTCCAACGTGGTATCACTGTCAGGAGGTGAGCCTACTTCTCATCCTTTATTCTTCGAGTTCCTTGAAAGGCTATTGGACAGCAGGTTTAGAATAATAAACGTTCTCTCTAATGGAACATTTGTCAGGGACCACGAATTTACCGAGAGGTTTGCTAAGATGGTCTCAGGGCATCATGGGTTCTTCCTTCAGATTACATCCATTAAAGGGTTGTATGATAATTATGACGAACTCCACAAGCCTAATTTAAAAGCCATGAGGATGTTCGGGGACAAGCTGGCTATATGCGATAGCATGGATGAAATAAAAATGCTTCCTTTGGGTAGAGCCTGTCTAGGTAAATGGTATGATGAAGCCAAGCGTGCAAACGCTTTTCCTTCATGTACAAACCCTTCTTTGGTATTGGCTCAGTGTAAAGAATTGAAGAGAATAGGCATAGATGCATTAATGGAGCGTTATCAACGTTTTTACCTCCCTATTGTCAGTTGGGATGGAAGTATTCGTCTTGGCGAATCTGAACAATGTAAAATTGTTGCAAATATATCGGAGCCATTAGAAGACATCAATAAGAAATTATTTGATTTTCGTCCATGTGGTGATTGTGACTCATATAAATGGCATTTCCAGAATCCATCAACAGAGCAAGAAAAGAAAGTATGTGAGATGTTGTTTAAAGATAATTAAATGAAGCAAGTGAATAGCGACAACGCTCATTGTAGTGAATGTAAGCACTATGAAGCATGTGTAAATTTCTTGATGTATTGTAAGGCTCTGAAGAGACGCATAACAGCAAGAAAAACACCTAAATATTGCAAGTATTATGAATCATATATAAAAAAGAAATGACAACAAAAGAATTACAAGACACAGTTATAGTTACAGGCTGGAAGTCGGCGTATATCGCTAAAAAGAACAAAAGCAAAGATTTGATAAGTCAGGTTAGGCGTGAAATCACAGAAGATGAAATTCTTGGTCTGATCGTATGGTATTCGCAAAACAAGTTTCAAGATGATAACTGCGATGAGTACACGATTACCAATAGTAAGGGGAAAGTCGAACTTATCATAAAGAAAGGAGGAAGCAATGTTGACTAAACAAATGGTTTTAGACGGGTTGCAGTATTACAGATAGGAAACGGATTATCCGCTCCATACAAATGCAGAATCAATGAGTGATTTCATCGCTGATCATTTACCAGATGATTGCGAAATAGTAGAAATAGACATGAATCAAATAGTAGTCAATATGGACGGCGATAAATACGAAATAACGGCTTATGGTATAGGTGATTTTTGCAATCACGAAGTCTCAATATATTTATTAAAAACAAATTAAACGTATGGCTCAAAAAGTAGAAAATAAGAAAGGCTTCAAGGTCCTTAAAATGAGTCTTGAAGAGATAAACTATATAGGCGGATTTGGGATCTGCGACTATTGTAACACCCCGGCAAAAGAAGGCTATTATGTAGCTGTACTGAATCAGTGGCTTTGTCCCAAATGCTATAATGAGTGGTATATAAGAGCAACCTATTACAAAGAGGATTCAGAAGTAGAGAATAGGAATTTTACACGTATGCAAGTAATGTTGGAGCCATGATCAATATATGTACGACAAAAGAACAGTCTCTTAGACTTCTTTTTTTAGGATTGAATCCGGGAACTGCGGATATGTATTTAGAAAAATCTTCACTTCCTGAAGCTGGTGAATACTACATCCATGTTCTAACAAGGGATATAGATGCTGACAATTGGTTCTTGGCACGAATGAATAGGGACATAATACCAGCATGGAGTTTGTCTCGTTTATTGGAAATGCTACCGGAATATATACAAGATAAAAGACCAGGCTTTCTACCATATCATTCAGAGTTAATCAAGTATGATGATGGATATGTAATATCAATTCGCAGACATACAGCCGACTGTTTGGTTGGTACACATATAGAAAACGATCCTATCGAATGCTGTGTATCAATGATAGATTGGCTTATTCAGAATGGGTATTTTAATAAAAAATATTTAAAAGGATAAGTTATGGAAGAAGTTAGCAGAACATATTGTGCTTGGGTTGCCAGAAATAAACAAGGTACACTTATGTTATTTGATAAAAAGCCTGTAAGATTTAAATGGTTTGGAGGATGGAGTCAATGTTTGGTGAACCTAAATCCGCGGGACTTTCCTGATGTAACATGGGAGAGCGGTCCTCATAAAGTTGAATTAAAAATGAGATTAACTAATGAGTAAAGAAGAAAAAATTGAAAAATTACTTGTCTCTATACTTAGGACATTGGCAGAAGCTACGGTTGACATGGATCATGAATACACGGATTGCGGCATATTGCATTATCCGGTATTAAGATACACCCCAACATTTGAATTTAGTAACGACGACATCCAGCTTATCAAAACATTGGAAGAAGAGGAACTGGAGGATTTTTCAATATTAACAAATATTTAGCTTATGAGCAGGTTAAAACAAATAATGCTTGAAACAGCTATGATGATGAGCTTGGCTTCTTCAAGAAATAACGTGTATATGGATAAAAATCCCAGTCGTGGTATGAGATTTAATCCTAACTATAGACCTAAAACTCAACATCGTGAATTACGAGAGTTTACCGTTAAAGGAAAGAAAGTGATGGCGTATTCCAAAAAGGATGCTATCAAAAGATTAAAACATAGTAAATAACATTTTTAATTAATCGTAGTATGAAAAAGTACATTGGAACAAAACAGGTTGAAGCAGAACCTATGACTGTCAGCGAGTTTTATCATCTTACAAAGCAATCCCAGTATGGCGAGATGGTAGAAAACGGAGAAGGAAATATTAACGGTTATCGTGTCGTATATGAAGATGGATTTGAAGGATGGGTGCAAGAAGAAAAATTTAAGAAATCATATAAAGTGGCAGATACATTCCTTGACCGCCTGCATATTGAAATGGGTGATTTATATGAGAAGATGGACAAACTTTCTCCATTCATTGAATCCGGTAAAATAGATGAGGTTGTAACTGACAAGTATCAGAACTATTTGCTTCGTTTGCAACATAGAATAATGAGCAGATATATCTACGTATTGGAAACTCGTATTGGCAGACTTGATGGTTCCCCAGAAGCACCTTTGAATTTTATGACATTTGGCGATGCTATCGAGATTCTCAAACTTGGAGGGGCTGTTCGTAGAAATGGCTGGAACGGCAATGGTTTGTTTGTCATCAAACAAGTACCTACTCGCATTACAGAGGAGATTATTCCAAAGATGCAATCACTCCCACAATCGGCCAAAGACCTTATTCTGAAAGATAAAGGATTCATTGATTACACGAGCCAATGTCTTATCTACAACGAGAATACCGGACGTGCTGATTCATGGGTGCCGAGTGCGAGTGATGTGTTTGCTAAAGATTGGGAAATTGTTCTTTAAAACAGAAAACATTTGTCAAAGACGTATGGAAGCGAAAAACTATACGTCTTTGTTCACGAATTTGAATCTACAAATTAATTATGAGGAAGAGTAAACACTACTGTTCAAACTGCAAACATTGGATGCTTGGTAATTCTTGGGAATCAACATTTCATCCACATTTTGCCGTAATATCTAATGGAGTATGTAAAGGAACAGGAAAAGAAAAATTGAATAGTCAAAAGGCTTGTCGTTTCTTTGAACGAAACACTAATATACAAGGTTGTTTTTCCTTGATAAAATTGCAAAATGAAGTATAATTCATAATTTGAATAAATAAACAATGACAGATAAGAAAATCATATTGGATGCTTGTTGTGGAAGCCGGATGTTTTGGTTTGACAAACATAATCCACTAACTTTATTTGCCGATATACGAGAAGAGGAATGTGTTTTGTGTGATGGGCGCAAACTTCAAATACATCCAGATGTCATATCAGATTTTACCAATATGCCATTCTCAGACAAATCATTTAAGATGGTGGTATTTGATCCTCCTCATCTTTTAAATGTCGGCAAAGAAAGCTGGTTAGCCCAAAAATACGGAAAATTGCCCAAAGATTGGCCAAGGATATTAAAGAAAGGTGTTGATGAATGTTTTCGCGTTTTAGAAGATTATGGAGTTCTGATTTTTAAATGGAACGAAGAGCAGATAACAGTCAAAGAAGTATTGAATGCTATCGAACAGCAACCGCTATTCGGTCATACTACAGGAAGACATGGAAAAACCATGTGGATGTGTTTCATAAAACTACCTATTAATTCAAATCAAATAAAATAGAAAAAACAATGCACCAGTGCGATTATTGTTGTTGGTATAATGAAAGATCTGGAAATTGTGATTGTCCACGAATTATGAAAGAAAAAGCTTGTAAAAAAGCACTGAAAGAAAAAGAGTCTAATGATAAATTATATAATCATGAAAAACGTAACGAAAATAGCCAAGAAATCAGCCGGACTTAGCCAAAGATGCTCTATTTGTCCGTTTTTGAGAAGATGCACTCCAGAAATAAACAGAATTTGCTTTGATAGTTTTGTAGATGGTTTCAAGAAAGGTGCTAAAGCAGCGGAAAAAGAAATAAAGAATTCAAAATAGATAAAATATGAAAGTCGCAACAATTATGTGCCTGCTGGTCATACTCGCCGGATGCACACCGCACCGAAAGGTTGTTTCAGAGAGAAAAAACAGGTTCACAGAACAGTTTCAACAGGCGGATTCCGCTTTTAACAAACAATACAAATTAAAATGATCAAAGCAAGATTTTTTGTAAATAAGAAAGAGTGCAAAAATGATTATCGTCCATTGAGATGGCCCATTCAATATCCATACTGGTGCACTGGTGAGAACGACAGTTATTTTGTCTTAGTAGCCTATATAGATAGCATTGAAGAGTTGAATGGTCTATGGCCGGAAGCATCCAACATAGAGTGTGAAGAAGTAGATAAAATTTTATTTTCGGATAGGTTCCCGAGGCCCGATTGGTATAAAACAAGATAGAAATGAAGATAATTAAAAATTTAACTGTCAAGATGACTTATAGAGTTGGACTTGGCAATGTAGAAGTTCCAGATGATGTTTATGATTCTTTGGCGAAATGCTACGATGAGGGTGGGGATGTCCCAATGCCTAACGAGAGTGACGAAGATTCTGTGGAAGCATCTGAATGGCTTTCTGATAATATCCGAGAAGCGGATGCTATGGATTGGGAATATGAGATAGAAGACTTTGAAGAATAACCATAAATAGCGTAGAACAAGATAGTAATGAACAAGTCGGAATTATATAAAGAACTTGATTTTGTAAGAAATCAGATTCAAATTTTCAAAGAGAGAACCGCGCAAATAGACGGTGGAAACTGGCGAAAGAACGTCAGTGACGATTTTGATAAAGGCGCTATTTGGTCGCATTACAAGAACGTCATTTCTGAACTTGAATTTTTATTGAAATATAGATATGATGCAGAATGAATATACCGCAGGTCAGTTACTATTAGTAAATAACTTGATAGTAGAGGTATGCCCAGTTGTAGCTGGGCAATGCTCGAATTGTGTAGGATTTAAAAAGAAAACTTTATGTAATAAACTCCCTGATTGTGGAAATAAGTTCTATTTCAAAAAACTGAATAAATTTGAAATACGCAGAGCTGAAAAAAATAATCGAATTATTAAAGATATTAACGTATAACAAATCAGATATGAGCAAATATCAAACAGAAGCAGGAGTTGAATGTACTCCCGAAGAATGTAAATTGATTGATTCTTTGAAACGACTTGCTAAGAAGTGGAAAAAGGACGGCAAGCGTCTTTGGTTGTATTCCGCCAGCGGTACGCTTCACGTAATGATGCGCGGAGATACAGAAGACAATCCTATACCGGAATTTACAGAATATGGCGGTAGCAACATAGACAATAGTATAACTATCATTGACGGAATATCAAACGATGGAGGTGACTGGTGATTATGAAAGTAGTGAATGGAATAATAATAGACGGAGTTCTTCACGAGCTTGTAGAAGCGAAATCCGTAACATGCGATAGGTGTTCGTTGCATGATTTGTGCTACAACGAAATGGTGGATGCTTGTGCGTGTTGGATCCACTTGATGTCAGAGCATAATTACGAATGTGTTGAGTTCAAGAATCGTGGAAAAGTAAAAATAGAGAAATGGGAAGAAAAGAAAAAATAGATGACCGTAAACAACTGCTGATACGGTATCGAATAGACGAAAATGGACGTGTGTCTTTCATAGATCCTTGCTGTGATGAAATTCCTATTAGCCTTTTTGGACAAATAATGAAAGCTATATCTGATGTGGAGGAAGAATGGAATCACAAAATGAATAATAAAATTTTTCCTCCCATTATACCAGATGAACCAACACTCAAATAAAATCAAATTATACAATGAATTTACTGGAAAATTATGTTACAGAAGTCATCGGAAAGCCTTATTACGATGATTATGGAAGTGGCAATTACAAATGGTGGATAAAAGTTAAATCTATCTGCTATGGTCATGAGCATGAATCAACATTAATGTTTGATACAGAAGAGGAGGCACTAAAAGTTACTAAAGGATATATGTATTTATCTTAACACAATAACAATGGATGGAGTATATAAAGAATGGGAAAAAGCAATAAGCCATTTTGGGAATAACGATGAACTATCAATGAGCGATGTAACCATAAAATTATTTGAAGTTACAATTACTGATGCAAAGTGGTTTAATTTACGGAATAGTTCAAATCCTATTAGTTTCATATCATCCGGTAAATACGTTAAGCTATTCATAGACAGCAAGTTAGTTATATCTGATACGCCATACGAAATGAATACCAACCAAAAGTTTATAGATAAGGCTCACGGGAATGTTCTGATAGGAGGATTGGGAATCGGGTTACTAACGAAAAACTTAATACCTAAAATAGAGAGTGGTAAAATAAATCACATTTCAATATGGGAAAAGAATATCAATCTTATTAATCTATGGAAGACGGCTGGGCAATATCTTCCAGTTCATGATAAAATATCAATCTTCAATTATGATGTGTTCGATTACCAAAAAGTGAGAAGCCAGTTAAAAGATGTTTTTGATTCTGTGTACATGGATATATGGACAAATTTAGATGAAAACGCTTATGCGCAAATGAAACACTTTAGACGTGCCTTCAGACCATTCTTGAACCCCAATAATCCGAATGCGTTTATTGAATGCTGGGGACGTGAGGAATGTGTGAGAAAAGTAAGAAAATGTTTGTTTTAAAATAAATAATTAACCATGAGCAAGACAAAAGTAGTAAACATTCGCAAAGAAAATTATGATATTTATATAGGTAGGGCCGGATATGGAAAGGATGGTTATTTCGGAAACCCGTTCAGACTTGATCCATCAATGCCAAAAGGCAGTACGCTGGATAATTACAAAAAGTATTTTTATCATCGCCTGAGTATAGATGAAGAGTTCCGCAAACGAATTGGAGAATTGCAGGGCAAGACATTGGGGTGTTTTTGCAAACCGAATCATTGCCACGGGGACATCATCAAAGAATATCTTGACCGAATGGCTGAAAATACAGATGAAATCAATATAGGAAAACTTTATTGGAAAAGACATGTTTACCCTATCAGAGAAATTTATATTGGAGATGACGCATTTAGAGTTTCTGTCAAGGGACTTGAAAATGAACTTTTAAATGACATACGCAATGGCATTTATGAAGCAATGGAAATCATCGAAGATATAGATTACTATTGTACGGACGAAGAGTTGTGCACGTTATCTGATACGGAGATATATGAAATGTATAACTGACATCGCTTTGCTCAGTTGATAAAGATTGATATAAAAATATACAATAACTAATGCTGATAAGTGAGGCCGCTCGTTTTGGCGGCCCCATTGTTGCTCAAAACTTCATCGCCGCCATTGCCTTGTTCCGGCTGGAAATGTCACCTTGATTATTATAGTAGATTTTTTCGCAATTTTCTATGCTCGTTCCCATCATGTTTGAAACATAGATGACCGGGACTCCTTTGCTAATGTAATGCGTAATCGCCGTGTGCCTGAAAGTATAAGAGTGTAATGGGAATGAGCATCCTAGTGATTTTCCTACCTTTTTCAGCCAATAGTTCAGATTCCCTATAAAGTGTTTTATATCGCCATTATTGGTGCCCTGCGTTCTTAGCTTCTCCTTATTACGGATAGGGAAGATATAGCCATCCTTCGACAAAGGCCTCCAGCGTTGCATGATACGTTCCAATTCAGCATTGATTGGTACGGAGCATGGCACGGATTGTCTTTCCGCTATCTTTCTACGATTAAAGACAAAATGGCTAATTCCACCAATCTGTTTGATGTCTGAGTATTTGAGTGCTATCGCATCGCAAGCCGATTGCCCTGTGTATAGGATAAACAAGCAAAAGTCACGATACAATTCGTTCTTAGCTGAATTGGATATTTCCCGAAGGTCGAGGGATGCAAACATCTGGCATTGCTCTTCAGTAAGCGTATTGAATTTCTGTGAGCTACTTTGAGGTATTCGAGTCCAATTACAGTTCTTGAAATCCTCCGCATTCAAATGCCCATCCTTATCAGCCTTCATTATGATAGAATGTAGCATTTTTGATATATAGGTTCTGCCTTTCCCTTTCCTGACATTTTCCACCCAATCCAGCACTCCATTCACAAACTGAGGCGTCAATTCAGAGATAAGAAGTTTTTGGTATTTGATACCCTTTCTCTTGCAGAACTCGTTCATGCGCTTATCACACTTCAGGTAATTCTCAAAACTACCTTTCGATGTGCCGTCAGGATGCTTATTCTTATTTAACCGATCAATGATAAGCTGTATGAACTCTGATACGTTCATTGATTTTGAGGTATCCGGAGTGGATGTCTCCATCGCTGCTATCATACCGAATACGCTTCCGTTCCAGTTGTCAATAGCTTTTTCATACTTTTTCCTGAATTGTGCAAGGAAAGCATTGTTCTCGTCATAAAATGGGCAGCTTGGAGTAAAAATCTGTTTCTTTTGATTCCAATGCCTCTTTTGAATAGGGCCTTTTAACCTTTTGGTTACATTGATGAACTTGGTCTCTCCGTCCTGATAGAGCCTTAATCTGAGTTGGAAACCTTTGTTTCCGAACATCTGGTAATTAATGGTAATCATTACATTGCTTTTTATCAGTTAATAATAGACACTTTACTCATCACAAATAAATGCCAATCATTAACAGATTTTAGCCTTAACATTGCGTAACCGCCCCTTAGTGTACAGGGTTTTGCTCGGACTAGGAGTGGGCTAACTCCATGTTTTTCAATTGCATAAAACAAAAGTCAGTCCGCCTGTAGTGTACAGGTAAACTGACTTTCATCACTTTTGGAGGTTCCTGGC